CTAGCGTTAGCAACCATAAAGTTGTTTGTCGTCGGAGTCAAGCCCGCAATAGTGCTCAAATCAGCGTCAAATGCCTGCACATTGACGCCTATTTCAAGTCCCAGGTTGATCTTGGCGTTGGTAGCGTCCGAAGCGCCGGTTCCACCGTCAGCCACTGCAACGTCGGTACCGCCCGTGACCAGGATAGTTCCCGTCACATCCTGCAACGTAGCTATCTTATCGGATGCTACGGCGGCGGGAGCAGTAATCGTGACCTTGTTGGTGCCGTTGTCGGTGTCCTCATGCAGCGCCAATGACGCTGGGCCAGCGGCAGAGGCCGTAACAAACGACGTGCTCAAAGTTGTCAGATCAACATCAAATGCTTGCACGTTTGTGCCGATCACCAGACCCAACGTAGACCGGGCCGTTGTGTTGTCCGCATCATCGATGAGGGTTGCACCAAAGGCACTAATTGTCGTGGAAGCTGGCAGCACAAACGTAGCTAGGTCTGCGTCCAATCCAAGATGAACCAACGCCTGAGCAGGTGTACGCGACGACCAGGCTGACGCATTCGCAACCATGAAGTTGTTCGTGGTAGGAGTTAATCCTGCAATCGTCGTCAGATCAGAGTCCAACGGCTGAGCTTCGGCTGCAACCTCTACAATAGCGGCCTGTACATCAGTCGCCGCAATTGTTCCGGCCGGTGCAAACGAAATAGCACTGGCGTCGTGAGCGTCCGATGTGTCAGCGAGGTGAGCGTCAAACTCCTCCTGAATTACCGGATCCTTTACGTCGCTTAACCTGCCGAGGTACTTCATTGGTTACCTCCTAAGTTAGCCGTAGATCGCAACCTTGTACGTCTGGCCAGAGGCAGGTGCAGTACTGAATACGATGTCGGTGATGTTATCGGTGTTGCGTCGGACATCAACTAGGACAACCTCCTTCGGTGTCGAGTCATCGTCCCAAACCGCTACATGCGGGTACGGGTTAGCGAGGCTGTGTGTGATCGAGAAGGTGGTCGTGGAGGCGTCACCTTCCACAGTGCCGAGGAACTTCCTGGCGACAACGGCCGTATCAATGTTGACGTTGGCAGCATCGACCGTAATACCAGTACCGGCCCCAACATCGAAGTCGTTGCCCGTTAGGGTCAGACCGTCACCAGCCGTGTACGTGGTGGATCCACCAAACTGCACCCAGACCACAGCACCGGAGTTGATCGTGAAGTTATCGCTCGTCTGGACCCACTGGGTGTTAGCGTTGGCCGTACCTTCTTCGACCATAACGGCAGCGCCTTCAAGCTCCAAGGATGTGTCTGCGTCAGTCGAGCGAGAGGCGGCACCGGAAGCTACTACAACGTAGATTCCGTTCTCAGCGGCTGAGGATTGGTCCTTTAGGAGGACGCGATCCCCAGTGGCTAGAGTTACACCGTCAACAATGTCGCCGCTCTCCAGGGCTGAGGCAATTGTTACGTTGGCCGTAGAGGCAGCACGGACCGAATCCTTCCAGCCTAGGCCCGTAATAGCGCCCTGTAACTGACTAAGGTTTACGGCATCGGTAGCAGCAGTACCGTCAGCGAGGCTTGTGATCTTCTGAGAGTTGAGTGAGACCGAGGCAGTCGGTGCCGCCATTTGGTCCAGTCGGTTCGTCCTTACCTGAGTGTCGAAGTCGGAGATGGTGGACGCAGTTTGCGTCCCCGTGTGGTTGGCACGAGCGAGCGGATCAGTCGTCAGCTTGGCGTTCGTGATAGTCCCGTCCGGGATATCAGCGTTGCCGGTCCACGGGAACAGGTTGGCGGCATCTGTACGATAGCCCCACCTCTTCGTGACGCTGTTGTACCAGTGCTGACCTTCTACTGGGGATCCGGGGTTACCGGCGATGATATGAGCTAGAACGTCCCTGATTTCACGCAGGTTCATTAAGAGGGGACTGAAGACCTTCATATCTGCCTATCTTAGCTCGCTAATGCCTTGCCAGAGATCAATAGCTCCCAGGTCAATGTCGTGGTGTTCATATCCAGTGAATCGGTTCTCGTGTAGCCGATCATTTCCTCTCCAGAAGTGTCAAGCACCTGGATATTTGGCTTCCAACCGAAGTTGTGAGGGATCACCCAGGGGTTAGCAGCAGCAACCTGATTTAGCTCAAAGTTGGCGGAACCGCCTCCAGGACCGGCTGGGCCTGCCGGACCCTGCGGGCCGACAGGCCCCATCGCTCCCGTAGAGACGATCACCGTGTTAGAACCTAACAGCACACCTCCCGTGCTGTTAGCTACGATCGTGGTCGAGTTCGGCCGGACAACTACGGTGGTTGTGTCGTTCACGAGTGCGTCACGTCCTGAACTATGCTCACCTTCCCGCCAATCAGGGTGGTCGTCTGACCAGTAATAGTCAATTCAAGGTCCCACGAGTAGGTGCACTTTACAGCAGGCAACGCAGTTGTCTGAGCGTCCGTTAGCGTGAGTAGGACCTCTCCGTCTATTGGATTCGGGAACGTGACCGTGAAAGTGGCCTCTGGAGTGCCGACCGCAGCCGGATCCCGTCGTATCTGGGCAGCGCCCGTGTACCCAGTCAGGTCAAGCGGGACGTGATTCTCGTCAACGAAAGTGAGCAGGTGAGCGTAGTCGTCCCCGCGAATGATCTCAATGTCCCTCTTTGCGGCCACAGACTAAGTGTAACTCACGATAACGTCGGAGGTACGCCTTTAGGCGGGGTACCATTCTCCCCATACTTGCGGTACAAACGATTGATTTCACGGGTAAGCTCCGTAACCGACATATTCAACTCTTTGATCTCACGCCGCATTTCCATTATAACGTCACGTAGCGCCTTGTTGTCAGTCTGAAGGTTCTCGTTCAGGTCGTTCTGTGCATCACGTCTCTCAGCTTGACCGGCTCGTGTCTCAGTTGCTATACCGGTCTGTTCAGAGACAGCATCGACGTGTCGAGAACGGCGATAAGCGCCAGCAGCTATAAGAGACGCTGGAGCGCCAATAAACAACGCTTTAGCTACTTCAGCCCACTCCATTACTTCTTCTCCGTCGTCAAATTGACCGGTGACTCAATGAGTAAAGGAATCTGTAACACAGCAAGCGCTATGTATAGAATCGGAAGCTGGTAACTGGCCTTCCCGGCGAACGATTGTTCGAGATTGCTAGCCCCCCAGAACAGCATCCAGAACACAGAAGCCGTAAGTGTGAGCCTAACCGCCCGTAAATCCCGCAACACACTAGTGAATACAAACTGACCTACACCTAGTACAGCAAACACAGTTCCGACGAAGTTCTTGGGGATATTGTACGGATTGAACGTCGGATTGCTAGTCCAGAAGTTGATCGCCAAAGCAATAGACATGACTCCTAGCGTCATAATCGAGTGGTATAGCGTCGGATGCTTCTTACGTATATTTAGCCTTCTGTGAGGCGTTGCATCCTGTTGCTGCTCTACTTTCCCACTCATAGCGCCAGTTTACTCTGGTTTGAAAGAGGTCGTACATTGGTTCCATCGGAGCGCACATAGCCGGTCTGATAATGCCCAGTTCAGCCTCAATTGGTGCTGCTTCAACCTCTGTACTAAGGTTTAGGTCCAAATGCCTTAGTAAGGGGAAACTTGCTAAGCCTTTGAACAGGGTACGTCTGTTCATTCTTCGAAATCCTCCACTAAAAGGGCACCTGTCATAACCAAATAGGTGTCAATTACCGTTGTCTGAACCGCTGTCCTTATGACATCGTCAATCGTGTCGAAGTCATGGGGAATCATTATGTGCTTGTGTACTAAGGCCCTGGCTAATCTTTCAAGCTCAGCGTTGGTCATCGCTTGAATTCTCCAATCCAGACCGTGTTTGCCCACGGTGTGACGGTCCCGTAGTACGGGTTAGTTGTATAGTCTCGCTCGACCCATTCGGACGCCCAACGTGGGTCCTTTATTCGGCACAGGTATGTGTATCGATCAGTAAGACCAGCTAGATGCACGTCCAAAGCGCTGTTAAAGCCAACTGGTATCGTAACTAAGAGAACTCCTGACGAAGCTAAGAGTCCTCTTAGGTGCGCTATCGCCAACAATGTTCCTGATGCCCCCGGCATCTTCGGTTCATAGTCGAAACCGACGTGTTCGAGTGTAGATATGGAGACTATCGTGTCGTACTCGCCCTCGATATCGAAGACGTCGATGTTCTCAACGCCCTCGCCCGGTTCGTACAAGTCAACAATTCGTCTCGGAAAGCGCTCTATCTCAGGCTCGTAGTGCTGGAGCACGTTGCCTACCTCCAACCTACTGCCCTCGCGATTGGCGAAAGTATCTACCGCCGTGGCCACCTCTACCCCTCGCTCGCTGATAGCGGTCGAGTTGTAGAGGTGGTCGAAGCGGTTCAGTTCCTTGCCGTGGTACGTAAACGTGCTCACTTATCTCCCCTGTGCTAGGTACTGGAAGCGGATAGATCCGTCCCAGACGGTATGTAATTCTATCGAGTACTTACCGTCGATTGCACCGGCCCACAGCCCACACTCAGTGAGCAACTGCTGTACCTGAGCTACACCGGCTCGGACTCTCGGGCCATAGTATCGATCGGTCGTGCCAATGAACAACCCCATCTCGACAAGTAGCTGCTGCAACGTAGCAACGTTAGAGCCTGAGTCTCCAAACTTCAACGGCGGGAGCGGCAACCGACTGAGGTAGATTCCCCGTGGTGGCGGCTGTAGGTCGTGCACGTCCATCCCAGCGTCCTTCATTCGCCAGTAGGGGTTAACGATAAGTGCAGCGGCACTTATCGCTACCTCCAATTGAATACCGGCATCGGTGCGGGCTGCACGGGGCGGATCCAATCGCGGGCCATAGGCGTCTAGGCCGTAGTTCCACGGCCACCAACCGTCCTTGCCGATCGCTCGCTGACTCTCAATGATGTTGCGAGTCTGCTGAAGGTTCACGATCGGATCGAACAAGGTCAACGGATCGATATGACCCCACGCCTCCGAGTTGATCTGCATCAGGCCCGTGTCCTGGCCTCCGAGAGGGTTCTCGCTTTCCGGACGATAGATGTTCGTGAACCCTCCACCGGACTCAATCGGAGCAATGGCGGTTACGAGATGAACGTCCTTGCCCTCGAACCCAACGTGGCGCGCCAAGAAGGCAATCTCGGACTGCGTCAGCTTGACGGCGGGGACGGGAGCTAGGTTCACTGCTCTCTAGTGTACTCGTCTCTGTCACTCGGAACACGGAGCGGCATGACTTCGTAGCCTCGTCGGATGAACTCATTGTTCTGCTCGGTCGTGAAAGCGAACGGGTTGAAGTAGATCGTGACACCCTCCGGTTCTGGCTGCATGGTGGGAAGTTTACTCTGCCGGGGCAGCTTTGTCAAGTAGTGGGATCGCCCTAAGTAACTGAGATGTTGTCCCAGTGGAAGGTGTAGGCCGGGCGCTGGAATGGGAACTCGCTCTTGTCCGGCGTGTAGCTGTGCTGCTGGAAGACCACGGTTGCGGGGCCGTTGGGGAACGAACCATTGACCGTGGTCGTGATACGGCCGGTGCCTCGATCCTGCCAGGCCGTGATAGTTCCATTACCATTGTCGGTCATGCAGTGTGCGTAGCGGGTCGCCTTGTCGGTGCCAGCGGTGTATGTACCGCCAAAGACGTGACCGTCAACTTGGGTCTGTGACGTGGCTCCGGGGGTGTTCCATTCCATCGTCACCGTGTTGGGGCCGTGATCTGGCAGGTTAGAAGCGGGCTGTACGTCGGAGAATACTTCAGGCTCACCGGCCGGAACAATACCGACCTTGAACCAGGTACGATTACCCATATTCGTCAAGTTGACATCGAAGCAGACTCGACTAACGTCGGTGAACGTTTGATCCGGAAGGAAATAAGTGACCGAGTAAAAGTCGACATCACCCATGCTAGTCATCATGTGATCGGTGCAACCGAAGAATGAGGTAGCTACACGTTGGGCCATAGAGTCATCAGGATCCCACTGCAAAGTACGTAGACCTTCGGACGTATATGACGGTGGCGAGCAGTTCATTCCGTGGTCGCCCTGCCAGGTGCCTCCGGACGCTCCGGTGAAACCGTCGTGGTCAGGACCGCGCTGGTAGACGCCCTTACGGAATCTCTCCATCCCAGTATTGCCCGTGAAAGTCTCCAGGAAAGCTGCTCCGCTCGGAATAGTTGTCGTGGTCGTAGCGGGCTGGGTCGTGGTTGTGGTTGGCGCCTGAGTGGTCGTGGTAGTAGCAGGCTGCGTTGTCGTAGTCGTCGGACCGGGGCCGGTCGGCTGGGCGGGCGGGAATCCAGCGTCCTTCCAGGGCTGATTGTTGAAATGCCCCTGAACAGCGGTCATGTACTGAATAGCGGGCGGTGTTCGGTAGCGCCCGGCAAACCAGACTCCGAAGCACCCTAGCTGGTCACCGGCCTGATACTCGGCTCCGTGCTCGACTGTGTTGAGCCAGGTCATTTCACCGTTGAAACAGGACCGCCAAACAGCGTAAGTGTAGTCCAGGTTGTAAGCGCTCGACTGAACAGCGTTCTCGAAGGCGTTGTCGTGATAGCACCTTCGAACCTGGCCGAGACCATGGCTCGTGCAGACAGCACCCCCGGCTACTGGATCAGTGTCCCCTACGACTCGCTGATCCCAGAAGCTCTCGGCAACGATCTGTGCTCGTACCCAGTCTTCATCAATTCCCCACTTGCAGGCAGCCCACTGGATTATTTCATCGGTCTCACCTACGAAATTACCCGTCACTCGTGGGTACGTAGCGTTCGGTGCCGTGCCCCGTGTGTTGTTGTACGGGGTGTTGTTCGGGCGATTCTCCGTCATCTGGCGGACGGCAGCAGCGCAGAACGCTTCCGTTGGTAGTGTCGCACCAACCGGGAGTGTTGCAAAGTGGCCGGTCGGCGGCACAGTCGTTGTCGTCGTTGGCGGCTGAGTCGTGGTCGTGGTCGCTGGCGGGGCGGTGGTTGTAGTGGTCGGGGGTGGCGTGTTGGTGTTCGTACACGAAATAACAAGCTCTACATCTCGACAAACGTCGTTACCAGCTTCACCGTAACCTCGGTCGGATCCGGTTGCGGCGTCGAGGAAGTCACCTCCAGCGCCCAAAGCAACGGTGTCGTTCCCGGCTCCGGAACAAACGGTGTCGTTACCGTCGAGAGCAATGATCACGTCATCGCCGTCACCGGAAGCAACTACGTTGGCTCCGGTGGTGCCGATCAACAGATCAGGCCCGTCCGTTCCCGGCAGCGTTACTGTCAGACCGTTGCAAGTCGTAGGGACAGCAGCGTTAACATTCGGAATAGACGGATCGCTTAGGGCTACAGATCCTGCAACGGAGGCTCCAAATACGAAGGTGGCGGCGATCAAGAACGAAGTGCGACGGCGCATACTTCGAGCTTACCAGCTTGACACAACCTTGAAACTCAACCGCTGTCAGCGGTCAGGACAGGATTTGTTCTACGAGCGCTGCCACAACGCTGATTGTGACCGTTACAGCGTGAGTCGCTCCATAGGTTTCATGGGACAGTTCGACGGCGCTCTGAAGCGCTTCCTCGACCCCAACGCCCTTGAGGACACGAGACACATAGCAGTCGGCCAATCTGGACAACGCATAGCGAAGCTCGTCCTCGGACAATTCCTCAATGAAGATGGCGGCAAAATCCTGCTCGCCTACCATCTTCTCATTCAAGATTGAAGTCAGCACATTGAATACCTGCTCTTCTGTCACGTTATGCCTCCTAGTTGTTGTTTCCGTCGATCACACCCGGAACGCTAGCAGAACGCCTCCTACTTGTCAAGCGTTATCGCAAATTCTTCACGATGTAAACGACGCATACGACGATAGCTGCGACAATCAGAATTGTCCAGAGCATCAGCCGTGCTCCCGATTGCCGTGGGAATGCTCGGTGCTTTCCAGGGCCGTGACCCTGGCCTCAAGATCCTCCAGCCCGATACGCAGGGCGAAGATCTCAAGCGGGTGCTCTACGAGGTTGGTGAGAAGCTCTGCGAGCTTCTCTCTAGCGTCATCGATGTCAAGGTTCTCGCGGTCAGCAAACTCCTGCGCCGCCTGCTCGAACTTGTCTACCTCGGCCGGATCTACTGGTCCTGGAACTCCCCCTTCGCTCATGATCCAATCGTATACCCGGTTAATGGTACTTCGTAACTCGCCTTTAGGCGCATGAAGGAATCTTACTCGACACCGACATCCGGGCTGCCGCCGCCGCAATCGAGGCCCAGGCACCCGCTGAGGCACGAACGATTTCCTCCAACTGGGCAATTCGTAGCTCGGCAAAGTAGAGCCGCGTTCCAACGGGGTCATCAATAAGGGCCTGAAGCAGGGTGCCTAGGTCCTGCTTTGCGTCTTCGAGCGAGACCCCATAACAAGCTGCCATCTCTGCTGCTAGCTTGTTAAACTCCGCAATCTGTTCCTCAGTCGGACCCGTTGGCGCTGGCGCTGGCGGCTCAGGTTGGTCTGCTGCCGGGGTTAGCGTGATCGTTCCGTCCTCCAACTTGCCTACCACGTACCACAGACTATCTGTCCAATCCCTTAGAGTGAAACAGTCTCCGACGTCGAAGCGAATGAGCCTGTCGTACAGAATTGACATGCCCTAAGTTTACACAGAGTGGTCGAACAGTCCTTGATAGGAGTATGGAAGCAACAATCACCACCAACTCACGGGGCGAGATCATCGTCCCCCTCTTCCGGACTGGCGTTGCCGGTCCCTCGTGGGAGGTAATCGCCTCCCTCGTTCTGCGCTAGAGCGGATCGTCAACCCAGGCAAAGACAAGTTGGCTCACTGAGCGCATAGGACTAGTTTACGTCGTGTTTCGTCTCATCTCGGCCAGGATGGCCTCGGGAGAGACGTCGTGGTGCACCCGTAGAGCTTCCTTGATCTTTGCCCTTAAAGCGGATCTCGGCAGCTTAGGCGCAATTCGATCCCCAGCAGCAACCGCCTTTGCCAACTTTTTAGCGTACCGCTTGCCGTACAATGCTCGGTTGTCGTCCTTGCTCGTGTTGACGGTGCCGGGGTGCTTGCCGGTGCTGCCGCGATTCGTGACAGTCAAACGCTGGCCCTTGCCGATCGGGCGACCGGAACTGTACGATCCGCCAGTACCTCCGGAGGTCGGTGGGCGACACGCACTGGTGTGACAGGCGAATACGATAGACGAACGGGTAGTCAGGGTCACACCATTTAGACTACATGATGGCACGGTGGCGTTGGGAACCATGCAACCGCACCTCCTGTTGTCAAGGGTTCCAGGTGTCACAATCCCCGTTCGTGAGGTGGAACGATGGATTTCCGGGAGAATAGTAGAAGCACCAGGGACGAGTATGCAACTCATCAAGCACAACCACGTAAGCGACCATTGAATTCCACGGCGACGCTATGGTGTCTTCCGGTCTGCATTGGCCTAAGTCACGGCACAACGTGGACGTTGGTGTACGTAAGACGTTCGTGATCTGACCGAAGCCGACGTCCTCATGGGTGCCCTGGTGGGCGCTCTCGGTGCACGGCATTTCCAGGTACGTATCGTGAGACCAGGCCCGACTGTTCCAACAGAACGCTGACTCTCCCGCCATGATTCGTTGGACGAAATTGGCCGCTAGGTTAATCTCCTCAGGAGTCCAACACCGTACGAGGGGATGAACAGTGCAAACACTCGCAGCTACAACCCTGAAAGCCTCCATCGCTGGCTCCGGACACTGCCAACAGTACGGAAGCGAGTTGACGTAATCCACCGGACTCGGCGCCGGGGGCGGCTCCGTGAGTTGGATCTGGGGGCCGCGACTGGTCGAAAGAACGGTTGTCGTTGTCGTTGTAGTGGTCGAGGTTGCCTCAATGACGGGGGCTGAAATGGGGGTGGGGGTGTCCGGGGAGCTTATGAGCGACGGAGGCTGAGGTCCGCAAGCTACGGACGTGACTGCCGCTATCAGGGCAACTAAGAACGTTCCGAGAACGTGGCGGCGTCTCATAATGAAAAGAGCCGAGACAAGCTCGGCAAGGGCTAGTCTAGCAGGTCTCGTCGCCCTTATCGTTCGTCATTGAGTCTCTCCCTCAGATGAACGGCGAAATCTTTCATGACCAGCCTCAGAGACAGATCGTAAGAATCAAGGTACGGCCAGGAAGTCCTCCAGACTTCAACTCCAGCGAGAGTCACGGCCCCGCTCGGTGTGCCGTTGTCGTATGTCTGAATGGCCTCGAACGTCCAGATGTTCATGGCTTGAATTCCGGATACTGCTCAGCGAAACGGGCACTAACGTAGCCCGTTTCAAACCTCTCGACACTAACGGAGCCGCTACGACCTCTAACGGTGTGGCCGTTCCTGGTACTCTCTCGCACCTGCTCGACAAGTAGAGGATCCATCGTCACCATCACGACAGTCTTCAGACCGATCGGGTAGTCGTCGTAGTCGATCTGGTGCTCGGAAAGAACGTAGATGGTCTGTTTCGCCATGACTGGGATCCTACTCGCCTCCGGGCTGGATGTCAAGAGGATGTGATGGGTTTCGTGGCCTGAACGAACAGGGCGGGCGTAATTTGGTTGAGATCGTCTGCGGTCAGGGTGGCGTCGAGCTTCTCTAGGTCCGACAGAATCCGTTTCGTCGTGCTGGTGCCTAGCTTTCGTTGAGCATTGACAATGTCGAATATCCAGTTCATTGTGAATGCTAATCCGCCCATCGTGCCGGTTTCAGTAATCGTGAAGTCCTCAAATAGAAACGCCGCACCGTGCGGGGTGATGTTGAAATAGTGAAACGGAGCAGCGTGCAACGGTTGCATAAAGGCAAACTCGGCGTAAACCTGAGCACCGGGCTTAAGAACACGATAGAACTCGTTGACAACTTGTTTAGGATCCTTGACGTGTTCAAGCACGGCCTGGTTCAGTATAAGATCAACCGAATTGTCTGGGAACGGGAGTGCTGCGGCATCCCCCAGAATGTTCACGTTGGGATAGGAAGCGTATTCGAAGTTCATGACGCGATTGTCGAGGTGGCGACGATCTCCACCACCGATATCAAGGATCGTGGCCTCTGGTAGGGCGGCTTGGACGAGAGTATCGAAACGCCACGGGAACGGGTTGCCCATAATTGGGAGTCTACCGAACGATTGAAAATCAATCCGAAACTTGAAAATTGACCTGCACCGAGTGGGGCGCTCCGCTTGGCGGGCCTGGGGCCTTTTTTGGGAAACGGTTGCATCCGGTCGAACACGTGTTCATGGCTGTGGGGGTAGGTAGGGCTGTGACCAGGGGTTATGTGCCTTATACGTTCGTATCTGTCACTACAAGGGCGCTTGCTATAGCTAGCATCTCAGGCTCCACATCACCCTCATCTTCTAACACCATGAGCGTACCCACCTCCGGGGTAGCAGGTAGCGTGCTCTTCACCTCACGATTGCGGCGTATATGCGCTATGGTGCGCTCTGCCTCCTGCTTCACAAACTCGCTCTGCTCGCTTTCATCACGCGCTTCCTCTATAGGGCCTACTATGACGCCTGATCTGTCCAGAATCGCCAATGCGGCCTGCAATCTAATCCGGTCTGAGTCACCCGCAGCCGCCAATTCTTGCACGATCTGAGCGGCCCTCACCACGTAGTCAGCCAGGGTGAGGCGGGCTATGTCAGCCTGCTTTCGCACCTGCTGTTCTACTGCAATGTCAAGTTTGGTCATGAGAACGCCATTGTAACCTGTCGCGCTGCATATTCCCATATGGGCATGTTTCCCCGCAAGACCTTTGTCCAATACATGACTCAGTCATACATCTTGTATGACTCACTCATACATCCTCATCAGGGAGGCGCTCTATACCATGCGTACGCAGGGCTGCTATCCACTGCACTATGACGGCAGCGCTCTGTATTAGCTCTATGCATAGGGCTTCTACATCATCCTTCTCAGCGTGCGCCTCACACAATTCCTCAAATAGGATGTCCTCCCATGTGAGTTCTTCGAAATGCGTAAGGGTATCTATAAGGTCCTTTGCCTCAGAAGGTTCTGGCATAAGCTCCCCCCAGAAGGCCTCTGTGAAGGAAGGCATTCTACGATTCGTCCCCCATTTCGAATCCTGCCTGATGACTTCCTCACGAATCGCCGCTATAGCGCGATCCGTATTCCGTACGTGTCTTTCTTCCTCGATATCCGGCATATACCAGCCGCCCTCACGCAGCTTTTCCGTCACTCGCTCTACGTACTCTTCCTCTGTAGGTCGATCTTCGGGGCCAATTACTTTTTTCGAGAATGTCCGTTCTGACACAGCCGCCTTCCTTCATTGACCGAAGGTAGTGCTCTGGCAGATTGTCCGAAGCGTTTCCTGCGTGAGAAGCGCACACTGGACGCCACACTCGCTGGGGTTCAAACCAATATTTCTCTACAGCAGGGCCATCCCTAAACCAGCATTCAATCGGCGTTCCAGTTCCGCCGCCCATCAGCCGACCACCACCACGCTCGCCGCATTTGCCGAAAGTGTCACGGCCTTCTGGATCTTAGCTCCATGAGTGCCAGAATAGTACTGATTCCATCTTGCGGATCGGCCCGTGGGCATGATCTTGATTCTGTCGGGAGCGTCAATTCGATCAGCAATGGATCCTCGAAAATAGGTTGTCCCCGAAGTCGGAGGATTGATCGCTTCCACAACTCCTTCTGTCATCTGAGCCGATCGGCCAGACATCACCGGATACACCACCCGAGATCCCACCCGAATCTCGTTCCCGAGGAAGTCCTTCCACACAACAGGCCACCCGACCTGCTGCTTGTAGAGATCTTCGCGAATTTGCTCGAAATCGTCCTTCGGTCCGAGAGGCGTCCGACACACCTTGCAGTAAATCTGATACACCCTAGGGTTCTGCGTGCCCTGAACCCAATCCGTGTCAATGTGGTCGTAGGGATGCTGGCATAGTATCATCAGTTCACCGGCCAGAATACGACAACCTTCATCGCGCCGTTCTCTTCGGGGGTTCCATTTCCAGCGTCATCAAGATCATCAATCTCATCGGCGTTCCAGAGGTCCCCCGACCACGCTGTATCGGCGTTGTAGTACTCAATCGAGTAGTCAGAGTACGGACCAAAGGAATTCCCCTCGCTGTCAGCAGACATCACGATTGGCAAATCGTCGTCAAGCCCGCTCAGTAAATCCCTCAACTTACGCACTGTCACATAGTTGCTCACTCTTCGTCACCCTCCTGGATGAAGACCGGATCCACCTTGTGTCCTCGGCCAATTTCCAATTCGTCGTTGTATTGCATGAGCCAGGTGGCCGCATTCAGTCTTTGCTCTACGGATCCAAGCCCATGATTGAACATCATCTCTAAAGCCGAAGCTAGGGCCAGCGACTTCGCCCACTTTGCGGGCATCTCGACCGGCTGGCCGATGATGACCCACGCAGCGTACCGTGTTAAACCGAGTTTCTTCATCCGTTGCCCACCGCCACCATGCCGATAGCAAACGGGCAAACCACGCACTGCCCAGTTCTTGCAGGGTTCTTTGGTGCTTCGGCCATGGGCCTTGCACTTCAGTTTCCATCTTGGCCATGATTGGGGGACGCTGATTCCTAAGCCGGTAGTGTTCGGCACCCTCTAAGGGTACCAAAAGTCAGGGAAGTTGGCCCAATAGACTTCAGCTTCCGCAGGAAATTCGAAGTCACTGGAGTAACCGTACTCCTGGTGCTCAAGCCCTTCCCACTCGGGATCCACCCAGTACCAGAGCACTCGGCCCTTGGGCTGAAGCACGCTCTCGATACAGTAGAAATTCCACCTACTGTACTGGTACACGTCAGGAACCCTGCTGCTCGATTTCGCGAACTAGCTCCAGAAGTTCCTCTTGAAGTTGTCGATGCTCTTCACTCACTTGACATCACCTCCTACGGCAACTCTAGTCATAAAACTCACCAGTAGTCAATGCATAGTTCTGTGGATGTCCGTCGCGTACCGCGTGAGCAGGGCAAATGTCAAACTCTTGGCTCGACGTATACCCACACTCATCACACAGATACAGCACGATTTGGATCACCGCCATGTGAACGACACCACCAACACGGCCAAAGCAAGGCCAGAGAGTGCCCCCGTTACGCCGAGCACATACTTCCAGGGTCGGCTCATTCTGACCACAGCACTACCGTCTTTGGGCCGCTGGCCTGTAATTCAATAATTGCTTCCGTCGTGAAACCCCCGTGCCCAATGAACACTTCAGCATCGTCGTCCTGCGTCAACAGATAGTCGATAAGTTCGCCTACAGTCGTCATCACAGCCCCAGAAGCATGAGCTTGGCCTTCAGTTCCATTTCACGTTGAGCCAATTGATCTACACAGTTTCGAACCCTTTGCGTAACTCGATCAGGGGACTTCTTGGCGTCGCGCAAGTTCATAATTGTTCGCACTGCGAACCAGGGGCCTACACCGTCGCTTGTCATGAAATCACTTCCTCTCCACAGTACCAAACGCTTTCCACCCATCGAATAACCTCCCCCGCTTTCACAAGCCAGACCGAAGCGGCACCTTTGCCGTCCTCGGACTTCGGCTCGAAGTAGTACTCATCACCATTACGCAGAATTGACCAGTCGGGATTCTCCACGATCCACGTAGGAACCGGAAATGAGCCGACCGTCCACTCATACACTAGCTCTGTGCGCTCCGGGAGTCTCCAGTATTTCAACCTTCTGTTCTAGCCACTCAAGCAACGACCCATCAGGGAACCAACGACCGAGCAGCACCAGCATTGCAATCAAGGTATCAGCGCACTCAGCTTGCACGCTTCCGATCTCATAGCCATGAGCGTCATTTACCTCAGCATACGAATTTACATTTCGGCCAACCTCACCTGCCTCTTCACATAGCTTGAGAGCCACATGCTCTGGACCAGCCTCAGGGAATCGAGACGAATGCCATGCCACAAGACGTACCTGTAAATTTTCGATACTATCAGTCATTTCAGTCACCGGCCCACGAGCCGTCTGTTCCATCACTACGAGTTGTTATCGTGACGCCCCCTTTGGTGATTGAGGTCGTCCCCGAATGTTGGAGATATTCCTCCATGTAGAGCACATCTGTGCCACTGAACGAGACCACCCAGTCATTGGCAATCAGGATCACAACGGGATAGTCGTACTCGATTCGAAGACCATTCTCTGCTCTCCACTGCTTCACGTCACCATTCTTGAAGACAACATTGACTCGTATGACCAAGCTGGATCCGTAATCGTGAACCCTCGTCATCTCAGCAACTTCTCGATCTCGGCCGCTGGATCCTGATAGCCAGGCCCCTTCAGCACCTTGCCGTCTTCTCGAACCTCGCGGTCCTGGAACTTGCTCATGTTGGCGCGGTGCACTGCTTCGAACACGTCATCGAACGGAATCTCAAGCGCCACGGCCGTACCAACAGCAACGTACACAAGGTCCGCTAGCTCTTTGGCAATGTAACGCCGATCACCCCAATTCAGAGCCTCGACAGCCTCGGCGTATTCCTCATCGAGTAACGAGATACGGAAAGCAATCAGAGCCTTCTCTTCCTCGTGCTCCAATGGACCAGGCAACTGATCGGCCGCTTCCATGAATTCAATCAACGCTTGCTCACTCACAGCACATCCTCCAGCGAGATCCCGAATATCTCAGCTACCTTTCGAAGTAAGGCCACCTTATCCTCGGTCTCACACTCGGCTTGCTCTGTTTCTTCATCGATCTGCTTGGCCATCTTCAACAGTTCCACCATTCGCTCAACTTCACGTCGAAGCGCTTCAAATTCCTCGCGGCTCACCCCGGTGGTGACTGTCCCAGTTCCCGGCTGAATCCACGGGTACTGTTCGGGCCATCGCCTACTGTAAAAATCTCCGACGTTAGACACAACGCACATTAGGACCACAACCACGCACTGACTTTCCGAACGTCAGGGTCCACTGCCTCGATCCTTTCCCACGCTTCCACAATTTCAGGAGGCACACCTTCGGGCAGTCGATCGGAGTACCCACCATACCCAAGAATGAAATCAGCAACGCCACCCTCATCCGAGACCCAACTTGCCAGTTCCTGTCGTGTAATAGTCACTGTAGATATCCTATCCGGTCAGCGAAGCCAAGCTCCACGACTTCGTTCTCGTCCAACCACCATTCTCGACGGTTCGAGCGCTCCTTAATTTCCTCGGCTGTGAGATTTGACTTCTCGGCCAAGAACTGTCGGAGCCGATCATTCATAGCAGCGAGCCAACCAGCCTGGTCATGAATTGTGTCCGATCGTCCGCTAATCTTCGAAGACGCCTCATGAATCAGGTACGAGCAACCTCTCTCGATCAAGCGCACGGTTCCAGCCTGGTGGATGACGGTGGCCATCGAGGCGCATAGCCCCGAAGCCGAAATGTGCACGGGTCGGCGTTCGGTCAACCCCTTCAGGAACGAATAGAACGCCATTCCCGAAACGAGATCCCCACCCGGCGAGCAAAGCACAAGCCTGTAGATCTGAGGATCCTTGCCAGTCTTCGCTTCCTCCACCGAGTCGATCCTGTCCCATCTGGAGAGCGCATCAATCCAAATGCCAACCGAGTCCGACTCGATTTCTTGTGTGAGGTGAGCGATGCGGTGGAAGTTCTCACCGGCCTTCTCCCAGATGTCGCGTCGGATCTCTTTGGCTAAAGCGATACGAGCGGTCTCAGCAAGCGAGGCAGCTAGGTCGTTGTCGTGCTCCTGCCCAATTCGCTGAGACTCGACTAGAGCGGTTCGAGCTATGAGCAACGGCTCATAGGCGCTCTCGGCTGTCAGTTCAGTTAGGCCGAGCACTTCCCCGGCAATGAAGTTCATAGGGTCATTCAATCCCACTTTCGTCGTCATCCTCCATGAATAGTTCCATAAACAAAGCCCTAGGCACCACAACGTAGTGCCTAGGGCTGAACTTCACAACCACGTCCCCGACATCGAAGTACACGGTTCCGGTCATTTGGTCGATTGCACCGTAGGGGCCGACCACGGATTCGACTACCCGAATCGAATCCGACCCCCACGTCTTCGCTTTCCAAATGTCTGGATCCTGCCGAATCACGAATGCTTCGGCAGGGAGTCTCAGGTCTACCTGTATATCACTCACTGCCTACCAAGGTACCGCATTCAGCTAAGACTTGACGAGATTTCTCAGTATTCGAAGGAAAATCCTGCCATTTGGCACAGTGTGCGAAGCACGTATTCGTCCTGAAGTTCTTGATCTAGCAGGGCCTCAGCAGCTACTTGCACCTCAGCAACGAATTCGTCGGACACGTGCACCACCTTTGTGTCAGTACAGGGACCATCAAAAACCGGCCGCTCGCCTGAGTGCTGCCGGTGCATGGCGTACGCAATTCGATTCGTGAGGATCGAGACCAACGCTTCGCGGTCATAGGACATGCTTGACTCTAGGATTCAACTTCATCTAAGAGACCTCCCAGTCTTCGTGCTGTTCGTAGTTCCTTCTGCCATGTTCGACGGTTCTCTTTTCGCCGTGCGGCACGGTTCAGTACTCGCGACGTGCCAAGCCACGGCCCGCCAACTAGGTCCACCCCCGATTTCGGAGGTAGGTGGCCTTGCGAGTCGGTCAGGGTCCGAAGGTACGTAGGCGGTACGGCCCGAAACCACGGCCCACCACGAACACGGCGGATCACCATTTGCGGATCCGGTTCCCGAGCACAATGACGTTTGCCAGCCCAATTATGACCAGGACTATGGCGTAGACAATCTCAATCATCTGTTCTCACCTCTGGCGCCAGACGCTCAGCTTCCAGAATCGGAATGCCTGCTTCGGTCGGAACGTAGATGATCTGGCCGTCGATCTCGGGCAACTGATCCACGTACAGCCAACGCACGTACTCGTCAGTGATCGATTCAGCAATGATCTTGTTGGCAGCCGCCACACCTTCGGCTCGCGTTACTTCAGCCTTCGCCAAGAACACGGCAGCATTGGCGTGCGCCTTTGCTTCCGCTACGGCGGCTTTCTTCTCAACGTTCGCCTTGTACAGATGAAGTTGCGGCGAAATCAATCCCTGCAACCACAGCAGGACGAAGCAGAACACGATGATGGAAGCGGTGAACTTCAGTCCTCGCTTGATCCATTGCTCATATCGATTGTCGTTGTACCTGTCCAGTTCTTCGGTCATCCGACCCACCTCACCCACAGGAACGAAACGATCTCACCCTTCTCGACTCCCTGCGACCAACCGAATTCCCACGACGAGTCATCGAAGTTGTAGGACCGAGCGGTCTGTTCAGCGGTTGTTGGTCCCATCACAGCGAGTTTGTGCCAGGTCCCGTCCTTCGAAGCCTTGCCGATCGCACGGCCAATCTTCGATGTTGCCGAGCGCCGAGGCACTTTGATCTTCTGGTCATTCATAGGTCTACCCTACCTCCGGTCCGAGCACGTTGCCCTCAAGCAACTCGAATCTTCCAAATCTCTCTGGGACTCGCCCTTCCCAGGTGTAAGCGCAGTCAAACAGGAGACTATTGATTCGTTCGTGCACTGGGTGCTGAATGATCCACCCCATCTCACCGAACTGAATCACGTGAACGTTGTTGTGCCCACTCTCAGCCGTAGCCTCATTCCAACGCACGAGCGACTCATCTAAAGCGTCGCTCCGATACCCAAGAGTAGCGTCGTCATCGGCCTGAGGTGCAGACGCATAGATGTATGTCCGGCTAGCTGCCAATGACAGCGCAGCAGCAATCACGTGCTCGCGAGCAATCTCGATCGGAGTCATAGCGGATCCACGATTGAGTCGTCAGCCTCAAAGGGCTGCCAGTTACCAGTTTGGCACTCGATCACTTGGTCACAGCGGTTGCAGCGCATGTTCGAGGCTAGGATCTTGAAGTCTTCGCCAGTCGCAGCCATACGGTACTCAAGCTGCTCGACCGTGTAGAGCGTTCCGCCGATATAATACCGGCCGCTTGTATTCTTGGCCTTCGGCGTCACGTTGAAGTCAGGCCCCAAATCCGGAGCCTCTTCTACGTCGTAGAGAACGAAGCAGAATGCTCCAGGAGGTGCAGCCTGAAGGGCAGCAAGCACGGTTCGGCGTTCAAGCGTGCGGGTCGTCTCTTCAGCGAAGAACGAACCGCCTAGTGAATATCGGGCTTTGTGAATCACAGTGCGATTTCCCCGTCAGCGATCTGCCGAAGCATCTTGGCAGCCTCGACAGCGGTCATGCTGAAAGTATCCACCGCATCAGGAGCGTCAGAATGCCTTCGATCGAACCACTCGGGCACGACGTCAGCGAAGAACAACCGACCTGCCTCATGTAGCGTCAGTCCAAGCCAACGCTGAGCAAAGCTTGGCCACGCGTGCTCTTCCTGTTGGGGAAGATCACCTTGCTCTAGAGCAATGAGTCCGGCCCACCCAGCGATGCAGCCCTGTGTGCCACAATGGTTGAGACGCCGAAGATCACTTACGAGATCAAGGCACCCTTCGACGTCGAGAGCGGAATTGCCCGAAACGAATTCTCCGTAGCTGAACCGGTCCTCCAGTTCAATACGGTCGGCAACCTCACGTAGTCGGTCTCGGTTCACGTTTCCTCCGTTGTTGAAATCAGTTTATCGAGTAGATCCTGAAGCGGCTGGGGCAGAGCGTCAAGGGCAGCGTGAACGTAGTCCGACTGCTCCCACTCAGCGGTCTGACGCCACAGAGCCACGAGCACGTCAGCTATCGGCTCAAGCCCAACGAGGATCTCGTCAGTAGCTCTCACAGCCCCAACCACAGCCCAGTATCCGTCGCCGCTCTCGATCTGATCGATAGCGTCGTCCACGAGATCGTAGAACAGATCGTGTGCTTTGCCCATGCGCCAACTCTAGGCACAGACTTCCGAGTTTGTCAACCCCTCAGGCCAAGATTTTCGATGTCCCCGTAGCCCGAGTCCCCAACCTGCATTCCCTCTTACTATACACACACCTCTCTCCCCCTCTCTTCTCTTAAAACAGTAAGAGAGAGAGAGGGATAATAGGGGCAAGCCCCAAACCAGCAGGTCAGAGGCCAACTTGAAGATCCCTCGACACGTTCCACGTTTCGGTGCTACGTTGGGGACATGGACGGATACGACCTCGCAATCGCTCACCTCGCCACCGACCTCGACAAAGCGCTGTCGGGATCTCCAGCCCAGTTCCGGGAGTGGTACGTGAAGGAGATAATTCTGGCCGACGAAGCGCGCTCATTGCTCCCCCACCTCGATCCGGCACCGCTTGTGCAGTCGGCCATCGGGCACGCCAGCAGCACCGAGCACGCTGCGATCGCAGCCAAGCTGCTCTTCGAAGTCAGCCCTGGCGATCTGCTTACGATGCCGAACCCGTATCGTCCCGAAGATTGGGAGAATGTGGATCGGATCACGCACTTGATCCTACTGGCGTTCACGCCCTGGAACACAATTCGGTACGACCCTGAAAGCGAGAACGCCTTTCACTTGAGCCGGTCCGGGCACTGGGTGAGTCACGGCAAGGGTAAGCCGAGCGACAACGCGCTACTCAGGGTGGTCGAGGCCATTCTAGTCCAGCTTCGGCCACTCAGCGTGTTCCTGCTCATGGGAAGCAGGAGCTACCAGGAGATCACCGAGATCATACCCCCCGAAGACGCCACTAAAGAGGCGGCACTCCTTCAGGCTAGTAATCGGGCGTTCCACAAGTATCTCAACTCCAAGACAACGGCGCGAGCCGTTGCCGAGCACCTGACACGATGCCCGATCATGTTCTTCGACACCTCCACGATGAACACCGTCACCGGATTTATTCCAGTCGGATCCGGTGTCATCCCGACAGAGGACGTTATTTACAACGGGATGTTCGGCATTCAAGCCACGGTCAAGACTGGAATGCAGATCCCAGCCGATCCCGAATTTGTTATATCTTCTGCCGCTGGAGTACGTTGGCCCAACAACGCCAAGTACGAAGAGTTCATGCAGATGAGGGCCGACATCGTGGACAAAGAGACCGACTATACGCACGAAGAGTGGGTCGAGGCAAGCCGTATTGTCCGAAACTCGATCCTTCAGAACCATTGCCCGACCTACCACGCCTTTCTGAAGCACGCCTTTCCAACTAGCGAGCAACAACCTCCGGAGGAAGCAGACGCATTCCTGAGGCTGCTGGCAGCCGCAGTATTCGGTCGAAAGCTGAAGGTGGTAGCCGCTTTGATCGGCGCTCCGAACGCAGGGAAGGACACGGTGATCAGTTGGCTCAGCTACTTGTTAGGAGAACAAGTAGCTGTACTACCGGTCTCTTCCCTGACGGCTCAGGGTGACGACGATCGCGGTTTCGCACCCCTGAAGGGTGCCCGTGTTGCCGTCACCTCAGGTGAGCTAGGCGAAGGGAGAGGTGCGAGCCTGTACGCCGACAAACTGAAGACCGTCACCTCAGGCGGGGGCCTGCTACGGGTTGCTGAGAAATACGAGAAGCCGACCACGATCTTCTTCGACGGGATGCTTGTCATTCAGGGTAACTCAGTCCCGACAATTATCGGCGGTGACAAGGCACTCTTCGAGAACCGCCTCGTTGCTATTGAGTTCAAGCATCCGTTCCCGCTGACCAGTCAGAGCTTCGAGGCAAAGTACCGAGCCGAGGCAGGTCATTTCATGCAGGTTCTCTTCCTTGCGTTCCTAGAATACGAGACAAAGGGCGGTGGTATGGCGGGAATTGACCCTCCGGACGAGTGGCGAGTCTTCTCGAAGCGGGTGGCCGACTCGGCCAACCCGTACGCCCCGATCGAGCAGGCTATCACGCACGATCCGGACCTTGACATTCCGGTCCCGCAGTTCTACGCTGCTCTCACCCTCTTGGTTCAGCGGACCCTGGACAGGGACACCAAGATGAACCCGACCCGATGGCAGAAGCGACTAGCCGTTCTCGGCTTTGACACCAAGGATGGAGGCAAGCATCGCGACTACATCAACCGAAACGGTTACAAGGGCAGGGTCTACCATCTCACGGTAAACGCCGACCGAGCGGACGGTTTCTTCACGCAGGAGGACTGGACCGCAGCCCTTCAGGACGCCAGAGCCGCATCCAGGGCTTGACAAACGAGGACGAAGGGCGTAGACTCCCGACTATGGGAACACGAGCAGATTTCTACACGGGCGGGACAGACCCCGAAACGATGCAATGGCTTGGATCAATCGCCTGGGACGGTTACCCTGAAGATCAGTACGGCAACGGAGTACCGTCGTACGTGCTGATAGCCGAGAACGAGAGTGAATACCTTGATGGTCTGACCGATTTCTTCGGGGAATGTAGTAGCTACACACACCCCAAGCAGGGATGGCCGTGGCCGTGGGAAACCTCGAACACGACGGATTACGCCTACACATTCACGAACGAAGGTGTCAGAGCGTCAGCGTTCGGACACCAGTGGCACGATCCGAGTAACACGCCTCAGTGGCAAGAGGGTGACGATGACGATGAGTTCGAGAAGCGTCTCAACGCTCACAGCTACGCTGATCCTCAAGTCGAGTTTCCAGACATGACCGAGATTCAGAACGTGGACTACGGCGATCGTTCAGGGCTGATCGTCATTTCAACGTGAATGAGCCACCGGTCCCAGCGTACATTCGACCGATTGATCCATGGCCCGAGGGGTACACCGTCCCCGATCCTGGACCGTGCAACGGTCTGTGCCTGACCGGCTACGACGTAGGCGTGCCGATCCCCGGTACCATCGCCTATCCACACCCGGATTGTCCTGCTCACGGGTGGGTTCCACCGGAGTATCAAGATGCAAAGCACTGACCCGATCAGCGAGGCTGTAGGTTGGGAACGGCATAAGACCGAGGAAGGAACCGACTGCGTCAACGGCTCGTGAACGAGTTGAGTCTGGCCGTCCACGGAGAAGTTCTGAAGGGCGCTCCCGAGGACGTGTGGCGGCAGTTGCTCAGGACAGTCGAAGAACTAGCTCTTGACAACACCGAAGAAACCTGCTAGCGTCCCAACCGTACACCTACAGACAGGAGACCGAGTTGAACAAGCAGCATGTACGCCCCGGCTGCACAGCCAAGCAGGAACGTCGAAATGGCAAGCGCAACGAAGGCTGCCAGACGTTCAACCCTCTGACGAACGAGTGGGAGCACCATGGCTGACTCATTTGAAGTCGCACGATCACTGACCGAAGAACAGCGGACGTTTATCATTGTCGACGTTCTCGCCAGCCTGAAGTTTGGTGACCTCAAGGTGTATCTGTATACCGAAGATAGACTGGGTGAACCTCAGTGGCTCAGCCTCTACGCACTCAAGAACGAGGACGGTACCTGGAAATGAAAGCCGAGAAGTTGAATCCCGACTATGACCCACCGGTAGCTCAGGTCTTCCTCACGAAGGGGGAGCTAGGATTCTTGACTGATCTGGTCTGGGCAGCTAACACGTGGAAGATTCAGGCGAACTACCAAAGTCAGGTGGACGTGGACAGACTGGCCCGAGAGTTCAGCAAGCTCCGAACCGAAACCGGCTCATATACCAGTCTTCGCATCACCGACTTCATCCAAATCACCGACAAGTAACAGGAGAACATACACGTGAAGAGAGTAAGAGCAAAGTCAATTCTGGTCGGACTAGCAGCCGTCCTTGCACTCGGCGCCTGTACAAATCAGCGCACCGATGCAAACGCCTGGGGTTGTCATTTCGGTGCCGGTGCCTGGGACACCCGAGACCTGAAGAACACGATGGCACCAGGCCAGAAGGACGGGTGGGGTAACGACAACATCGTGACCGTCCCATCCGACGTCCGTTTCTACATCATCGACTCGGATCCGGCAACTGCCGATTCCGGAGGTAAGCCAATCGTGGTCCCGGCCAAGGGTTCCAGCGGCGAAGGTGTCGGTGTCGTGGAAGTGAGTGTCGAGCTTCAAGTCCGTTTCGTCTTCAACGAGCGGGTCTGCGAGTGGTACATCAAGCACGGAAAGCGCAACGAGCCACTGAACTACAACGGTTCGGCGCAAGAGGCGTCTGGATGGCAGACGTTTCTCAACACGAGCATGAACCAGAAGATCATCGAGGCAGCCCGTATTCCGGTCGCACCCCTGAGCTACATCGACGCTTACGTCAACGCCGAGATCAACGGTGAGCGAGTGTTCACTACATTGGCCAACGAGCTTTCGGACGGTCTGACCAAGGAACTGAGCGCCGATCTCGGCGGGCAGTATTTCTGCGGCCCGAGCTATCAATTCGACGGTGAGGCCGATGGCCAAATTGCCGAGGGTGATTGCCCGGATCTTGAGGTCACGGTCAAGCGGATCGTGCCGGTGAACCCAGAACTGATCGCCAACCTGGAGACCATCGTCAAGAACGAGGAAGCGATTCGGGTCATTGAGTCGAACCAAGCCAAGGAACTGCGCGACATCGCCAAGGCTCAGCAGATCGAGCTTGCCGAGACCGAGCGCCAGACCGCTACGCAGAAGGCCGACGCCGAGCGTAAGCGGCAGGTCGAGACGGCTCAGGCCACCGCCAACCTTGAGATCGCCAAGGCACAGGCAGCAGTAGTAGCCCAGCTTCTCGACAACGCTGTCCTTGAGGCACAGGCCGACGCAGCTTATTGCACGCAGCTTGCCGCAGCCGGAATAGATTGCGCCTTACTCAAGGCCGCTGAAACCGGCAGCTACCCGAGGATCCTCTTCGGAGACAGCAGCGAGGCCCCGACCCTGCTGCTACCAACTGAGGGCGGATGAGAGCGCTCGTCCTTCTACTACCAGTCATCGCTGGGGGCGGGTTGGGCTATGGCCTAGCTCGCCTCCAGAGAAGCAGTCCAGCAACCCGCCTACGGCTCCGAGCGAGCCGAGCTTATCGAAGAGGCAACGAGGGCAAGGGGAATATTCTTGCCGAAGCTGCCGACAAACTGGAAAGGAAAGAGGTAACAAGGTGAACCCAGAGATCAAGGCAGAATGGCAGCGCCGACTGCGCTCCGGCGAATACAAGCAAGGCAGAGGTGCGTTGTACCGTCAGGAGACCGACGAGTACTGTTGTCTCGGCGTGCTGTGCCGAATTGCCGAAGAGGCAAGCATCGTCACGACCAAGGTGTACACCTTTGACGATGGGGAGCAGTCCGACAACATCACGTTCGTTCCTACGGATGGTTCCGAGTCAAACGCCGCTGTTCTTCCGAACGCCGTTGCCGATTGGGCCGGTCTCCTGGATACGAACCCAGATGTTCGAATAAAGGTGAAATTCGAGATGGAGAGGTGGTCCATCGCTACCGTGAACGACTCTAAGCTGGTAGACTTCAGTGGGATCGCAGACTTGGTGGACCAGTTGTGAACCCAACAATCAAAGAACTGTGGATCAACGCCCTCGAAGCCGACGATGCTCCCGAGCAAGGTCAGCGGTATCTCGGTCTCCCGACCGGCGAACGTTGCTGTCTCGGTGTGCTCTGTGACATTGCAGTCAAAGAGGGCGTGATCCCGGAGCCGATCACTGTAGATGGGTCAGGCGAGTACGCCCTGCGTTATGGTGTCCGAACTCCCAACGACAACGACACGAGCATTCATGCTCTGCCCTTTGCCGTACGAGACTGGGCCGGTCTCAACGAGATAAATCCTCAAGTCCTTAGGGACGATGTAAACGTAGATGGCTATCAGATAGAGTCTCTGGCCGAATACAACGACGGCGGTTACAACTTCAAGCAAATAGCCAACGTCATCCGGGAGGAACTGTGACAATTCAAGTTGACCTGGACGTACTGGAATCCGAAATTCGAGCACTAGCGCGTCAGTTTCCGGACCGTGTGGTGGAATGCCGATACGTCAACGAGGACGGCATTGAGCCGCTATGTATCATCGGTACGGCGCTGTTCAATATTGGCGTCCCACTCAGAGCCATGGTCGGTTATGACGAGCTAGGCGGTACAACTTGCTGGTCCATCGTGGAGGGTGTAGAGCACGACAGTTGGATTGCAACTGTACAGTTAAATCAGGACAAGAAGCTATCTTGGGGTTTGGCCGTCGATTACACTGACGAGGAGTTCGGCCTTGACAATCCGGCCGAGCAGGACTAAGCTCAGGTCATGACCGAAATTCTGACTCTACGCGCTGCCGAAGGACCCCCGACAATCGTACGAGCCTTCCAGTTCGACCCGTGGCCGTTCGAGGATGAGATTGTGAACTTGGATAGTTGCTGGTACCTCGATAACGAAGGGAACCTTGAGGACATTGGGCTGGAAGTCGGACTGGACGCCCATAGCGACAACGTCCTCGTGCTCTTGTCCGATGGTCGGATCGCAGCCGCCAGTGCTCAGGGCGTCCGGGCCTATGGAAGGCCAAGCCCCCCGTGACCACACGCATTGAGCACCGTAAGAGCGCCGTCGAATTCTTCAACGCTGCCAACGGCAAGAACGCTGACTGGACTCCGAAATGGGGCCTCAGGGTAGCAATCCTGGCGTTGACTCAGGCCGTGCTTGCACTGAGCGCCGACGATCCGGAAGAGCTATGGCCATGATCCAACGACTGCTCTTGCGCTTGTACCTATGGCTCACCAACTACTATTACGATCCGGAGTCCAACGATGTCAGCGACGATTGAAGAAATCACCGAGATCGCTAATACAAGGGCGCCGAAGTACGGCCTAACGCCGGAGGCGGTCATTCGCGAGGCGAGCTACTACGCCACTCGCGCCGAGCCAAGCGCTGCCTCCGCAGTGCAGTGGGCCATCGATACGCTACTAGCTACCAAGAAAGACGTAGGATTTCAGCGATGAGCGACCAGTTGCGGGTACGTAAAGAAATTGGGCCAACAGCGTTCTTTCCTACCCGTACTAAAGCAGTTCTAGTCTGGAAAACAAAGGCAAGAGAGTTCTTTGACGCAGGCGAGGTAATCAAGGGCACGCCCACACTAACCTTCGGATATGGGGGATGGTCGGCCAAAGGCATGGCCATCGGCTATATCAAGGTGGAGGAAGACAAGTGATCCACGTCAAGGGAGACATCTGGGACATCGCCATGATCGCCGTACAGGCCGGTCCGATAGCCATTGGGCACGGTGTAAATTGCCGGGGTGTGTGGGGCGCTGGAATTGCTGTGCAGTTCAAGGGGCAATTCCCGAAAGCGTATCTCGGTTACCAGGATGTGTGCAACGAGCTACCGATCGATGAACTGATTGGTCAGCACCAGATCTGTCAGGAGCAACTGAAGATCAACACCCTACTTTCCAGGCAGGTGTTCGTGGTGAACTTGTTCAGTCAAGTCAACCCAGGCTCCGACGCCCGACTCACGGCTATCAAGACTGCCCTCGATGGAGCGTTCGAGTATTTCCGGAGCATGGCGTTGTATTTCCCGCTGATCATCCCGATGATCGGAGCAGGTATTGGAGGATTGACTCAAGACGAGGTCTTGGGGCTGTTCAACCAGTACGATGATCGTCTAGTAGTTGTGGAGTACGATCGATGAGACGAGTAGCATGACCAAGATTGAAGTAGGAGACGTGCTCAGGCACGAGTCTGGTAACGAGTACACGGTGCAGTACATGGGTGAGACTCATGGCATCGCCAAGATCACGAAGTTAGCAGCACACTCGCACCTAGCTGTCAACCCAGGCTCCGAGATGTCGTTCCACCACAACATCACAAGTTCCTCAATCTGGACCCACCGTAAGGTGATGCCCTCGATCCGCACGACCTATTTCATAGTCTGGAAGAACGCTCTGTTCCCTTCCGTTGCAGACGGATCTCTTGAGGAAATTGACGATGCCGAGGACGGGTGGGAGTTAGTCACCGAGCAGAGTAACTACGTTGCTGTCATCCGAGTCAACCCAGATCGGACCTGGGACTACGTAAACGCCGACGACGAGGTGTTGAACCCATGACTCAACTAGCAGTGTTCGTGAAGTCGATCGTCAAAGGCTCGTTCGGCACAATCGTAGAGGCCGTGAATGGCAGTGAGGACGGCCCCCCGTATGTCAAGTTTCAACTTCCCGTTGAGGAAGTCAGTTCATGCTTCATCGGAAAGAGATACCTACTCACGATTGAGGAATACCCGTGAGTGTGAACTACCTCGACTACGCCATCTCGATGCCATACGGCTCTCAGCTTTACGGCACCGCCACCGCCGAGTCCGACCTGGATATTCTCACGCTCTACTGTGAGTCCGAGGCCGATCTGTTTGCGCGCCGATACCCGAAGATAGAGCAACCGCACGTCAACGCTCAGATTGAAGTCGATGAGAAGTTCATGTCCCTCGGTCAGTTCGTGCACCTCCTAGCAAAGGGTGATCCGCACTGGTCTCCGATTGCGTTGCAGTACCCGGAACTCAACTACCTGACGGAGCTTCTGGTGAGTGCCCATACGGTCGGCCGAATGATCTCCATGTCGCACGCCCAGGCCAGGGACGAGTCCAGTCCGAAGCAGCGCGCTCACGGGTTCAGAACGGCGCTGGCAGCGTTCGATCTATTCACGACCGGCGAGGTTCGGTACCCATTAAATGAGGCCGATCGAGAAGCGTACCACGCTATCCGTAACGAGGAGGTTCACGGTGCCAGTCAGACATTCGGCATCACCGAGATCTTGACAGACATCAAGATTACGACTAGACTCCGAAAAGAGCCGAACTTTGATCTTGCCGCCGAAGAAACGATGCGGATCTATCAACAGGCCTGGGAGCTACGAAGATTGTGACGATGTATCTTGAGGAAGTGATCGAGTCTCCCGCAACTCTTCAGGAGGCGCTTCAGGAGACTGTGAAATGGCTTGATATTGGTGACGCCGCAATCGAGATCTTGGCGCAGGCTAGGGGCGAGCCGATCGAGTCGGGTCGCGAGATACAGGAGGACCTGCTAGCGGTAGTGGATTTCTTGGACAACAGTGACGACGGTAAGAAACTGGGCCGATACATTTGGCGACACCGCTACGATTTCTACTACACCAATGACGAGTACGACGATGACGATGACGCCTGATCGACAACTAGGTGGAACACGCCGAGACATCGACACACTGGAGCGCACCGGAACGCCCGACCCCCGACATATTCAGTGCTGCGTTGACCCATTCAACTACGGCAAGTGCGGTGCCGAGCTTGACCTGAACACGTACCTAACGGACCATCCTGCGGATTGTCCGTTGTGCTTCCTAGCCGAGGAACTGGCCGGATCTAAGAATTGCCCCCGAGGATTAGGAGTTTGCCCGTGATGAACTGCCCAGTTTGTGGAGGCCCGCGCATTATCGGTACGGACTATCACGCCCATTGCCGAGCGCAGCAGAAGGCCGAAGCAAATGCCAAGATCGATCTGGAGGAACGTGTCGCTGTCCTTGAGCAGCGAGTCGATACCCTGACGACCCTACTTCAGATGGCTACTAACTCAATGGTCAAGATGACCGATCGAATCATTGAGCACGAGCACAATACGGTTGTTCTTGAGACGCCGCCTCCGATTCGTACGATTGAGCCAATCGACACGGTGTACCAGCCGGTATGGAAGAATTAAAGACGTGTCGCACGTGCAAACAAGAGAAGCCTCTTGAGGACTTCAACCGTGATTCCACAAGAAAAGACGGTAGAAGAGATCGATGCCGACTCTGCACTCGCGACTCCGATACCCGTTATCGTTACGGCGAAGGTGCTGCAAGCCTTGCGAACGCTCGATGTGACATTTGCCAGGGTACCGACCAACTTTGCGTGGACCATGATCACGCTTGCTGCGGAGGCCGTATCTCTTGCGGGGAGTGCATTAGAGGCATTCTGTGCAGACGATGCAATCGAGTTATAGGATTCATGCAGGATGACGTTGCGCTCTTACGTAAGGCAGCGGACTATATTGAAGGAGATGACACAAGGAATGAACGAGAACGACAAGCCGAAGAACTCGGGCGTAGCCCTAGTTCTGTTGCCGAGCAAGAGCTACCGGGAGCACCGTCCGACGACAACGAATCATCATTTGACCGTAGCCTTTCTCGGGCGATACGACGACCCCTCGATAACGAGCAAGCAGCTTTTTATCTTCTGGCGAGCCTTTACGAAAGAGCCGAGACCGAAGCTGGAGGCTCAGCTAGCCGGGGAGTCGTGGTTCACGACACCGGACGGGTGGGCGCACGTCGATCTCATCGACGTACCGTACTTACCCGATTTCCGGGCCGAGTTACAGGCATCACTTGAGGCGCACGACCTGCCTATCTCCCGAGTCCACGGCTTATTGCCCCATATCACTCAGCGGTACAAGCAGTCTCCCGACCCTCAGACGATGGTACACACGGGGCAGCGAATTCGGTTTGCCCTTGACAAGGTTGCCCTTTGGGCGGGAGATAGTCGTTTCATCAAGGAACTGACGTGAGCGCCGCTGACAAAGCACTGCCCTCTACAAACGCTCCCGCATCGTGCGGTGAAACGACCGTGTATGTGGCGGGGTTCGCTCTCGCTGCAACGTGCGTAGACGGCATTATTACCGATACCTTTGCTGCTGGGTTCAGGTGCCCCCATCATGATCCTGATTGAACTGTGTGCCAGCGGTAAGCAGGCATATCTGGACGAACTCGACGCTATGCTAGCCCTCGAAACTATTCGAGCGCTCCGTGGCGACAACTACGACGAGAAGATCGAGAAGCACCAGTACGAGTGCGATATGTGCCACTACTGGCACCTAACAAGTCAGGATTTACCGTGAAACTATCTACGAAGCTAGCAATTGTTCTTTGGTCGTTATTGATCCTGAGCGGCCTACTCCTGGCCGTGAAGCTGGTAGCCGCTGCCGCAGCAGCCCTGTTCGCTCTGGTGTTCTGGCTTGGCATCACAGCAATTACAGTCGGGTCAGTCTGGATCCTGCACAACAAGTTCGAGACGTGGCTTGACGACCGAGCCAACAGGAAAACGCAACAGGGAAGGAAGAGGTGGGTACCGTGGAGTTAGACGAAGACTCTGTCGTTGACACCGTGTTCGACTGGTTGTGGGCGCACGTTCCCAGCCGCCCAATGAGTGATGGTGAGCTTCACTCACTCGCACGTGGTCTCGTGATCAATGGGCCACTGACGCGAGTCGACGTACTCCGAGCACTAAGCCGGGAGGCCGAGAGCCGAGGGAGGAAGCTGTGAAAACGCTGCTACTCCTGGACGTAGATGGTGTTCTGCTCCATTGGAACGCCTATTACCAGGGCCGATCGCCGGACCCGGAGACCGAGCCGGTGACATGCTGACTGAGACAGGCGCAGACTCGGTGCCGTGGTACCTTATCGAGTGCTCTGCTGGCGCCTGGGATCGTCTCTCGATCGAGGAACACAGTGGCCGCTGACCCGAGCGCAGTCCACGCCATGAAGCGTTACGGCAACTGGGAGGTTGTCAAAGGCCGTCAGGGTGAGTTCGGTGTCGTCCGAGACGAGTACGGTAAGCTCTGGGAGGCCTGGTGCTTGTACTACCGAGACTGGTACGCCGGGAACGTTGAGGGGAAAGAACCGCTATGGACCGAACAGAGCAGCTAGACGCATGGGCGACGTACTTCGCCGGTCACGGGCTTCCGACGTTTCCCCTGTTTGGAGTGACGAACGGTGTGTGCCGATGCCAGGAAGCCGAGCGATGCAGCAACCCCGGCAAGCACCCGAAAGTGAAGGGATGGCGGGCACTGACACAGCCAGTTCTCGCAGGCCCTCTCGACAACCTAGGCCTAAGCACCGATCCTCTCGTGGTCGTAGACTTCGACGCTGGCGACCCACCTGACGAGTTTCCGCCCACGTTCACGGTGCGTACCCAACGGGGCGTGCACCTATACTACTGGGCCGATCCTGAGCGCCCAATCAAATCTCAGGTAGGGTGGCGACCGAAGGTCGATATTCGTGCCAAGGGAGGCCTTGTAGCGGCCCCTCCGAGCCGTACGAGGGACGGTAGCGAGTACACGTACGAGGGCGGCGAGTTTGCCCCTTGCCCGGACTTCGTGACGAACACGGTTCGGGCGTACGTTCACCGGGACAAGCAGGATCCGGTTGAGAATATCCCGAGCAGCACCGCCGAGCAGGTTAAGCCCCTCATCGAGCGGCTGGTAGAGCAGGTAGAGACTGCTGCATCGGGCGAGCGTAACAGTACGTTCTTCGCTGCCTGCTGCCGGTTCTTCGAGCTTGCGCGAGCAAACTGGGCCGGTGATGACAGCTTGACCGAGCTTTGCCAAGCCGCTCTTAGGGCGGGCCTAGGCATCGAGGAAGTCAAGCGGACCGTCGAGAGCGCCAGCAGGAGTCTAACCTACTGATGAACGAGGGGTCCCGAGTGAGCAATCAGAGTTTCTCGGCAGGATCCTAATTTGCGGGTGTACGGTTGAGCCATGCGAAAAATTGTAATGTCAGCACTGGCTGCGATGTTCCTCGCTCTTTCGGCGGTCGTTATATCGGTGCCGAGTGAGAAGCCTCAAGTGGCCGAGGCAGCCATCGTATGGGAGAATTACGGCTACGTTAGTGGCTATCGAGTAGCCTGCACGGGCAGCACTCCACTGTGGAACACACTTTCATGGGGCTGGCAGTGCCCAATGTCCAAAGGACGTGCCCTACTTTCGTGGTGTGAAATGAACCCGTACACCTGGGCGTGGGAAATACGGACGCACATCTCCAACATCGAAATCTACGAGAACCAGTACGGCCAGATGTGGATCGGCGCGTGGGGTAGTGGGACGCAGGGATGGCGATCATTCACCATTGATCGAACCGATGCGGCGCGAGCCTACTGTTACCCGTGGGGTAGACCAAACGGACAGGAATACTGGTGATGCGAAGAGGCCCCCTCTCACGAGGGGGCCTTTCGCTTGCTCTACAAGGCGCTAAACGGAATCGAACCGCCGAGTCTCGGCCGAGACTTGTCACCAGCACACGCAGGGAAGTCGAACCCCTCTCCCAGATTTCGGGAGCCTCCAGGTTAACGAGCAATCGAGACAGTGACCCTACTTCGCTCCCCTTACCGTTCAGCCTCCACCACCTTCATAATGCACTGCTCATCCGTCATGTCCAAGTTAGACACTTCGGTGCTTAAGTACCGTAGGGCGTTTCACTGGCGTACTTGCGAGGGCACCTCGTAGGCGCACTGTCTTTTTCTGTAAGGCCCTGCTCCCGACCCCAGTTACCGTCTGTTGGCGCTTCCGCCTCACCGTGTCCTTCCGGACTCGCTTGCAACTGCCTTACAAACACCACTATATAGAACCCCGCAAGCGGTGTCAAGAGATTTCTCGGAAATTTCTCAGGATTCTTTGACGAGTCCGAGATCCAGCACGCCGAAGGCACTCTGAGAGCACCGCCTGTAGTGGGCCTCATCGACTCCGATGTTGCCACGGTAGAACCATCGGTCCGAGGCCTGAGCAACCGTAATATGGGGCGTGTGGTGCTCGTGAAGGTCGTTCCTGAAGAGCACAAACTCACCGTCCCGAGTCACGAACTCGGTGTCTGACCCGATAGGACGGACACAGGTCGGATGATGGTTTGCCCATAGCACGAGCCAGAAGTCGTTCTGGTCCTTCTCACCATCCTGGTGCCAATAGTTCACGTCAGCGCCATACCAAGAATTATCGCCACGCCTTCTCACAAGGCTGGCACAATCTTCAGGTACTCGTAGCTCGTCGCTGTAGCTCAAGTCGAGCAAGTCCGGCCGGTGCGCTTTGAGCATGGCCCGTACGCGGTCCTGCATCCACCCGAGAGGCTCATCCCGTGGCCTGTAGCGCCCGATAACCTGCATCATTCCAGGCCCGACTCGTTCATCACCTGCTGGATGGCACTCGCCTCGACATCGGCGGCGAAGTCTGTCCGACCTTCCAGGTAGCGCAGGATGTTCTGCTTCCAGTCGAGGTTGGATGTCCAGACGAAGCCCCGGTACTCGGGCGTGAGGATGCTCAGGCAGTATTGCCCGTGCGACTGATCCTGGCCTTGCTTGGGCGGGTTGTCGATGATCTTCTGCATGGTAGTGGGTCCTTTCAGTTGAGAGTGTAGTAACGGTTCATGAGAGGGCTTTGCGGACTCGGCGCTCGATAGCGATAGCCCCGGACGAGACGCTGTTGCGGCCGGTGAGGCCCCGCTGACGAGCGATGCTCACAGCGTGAATTCGAGCGACCGTGACATCGGCAAGGATTTCGGAGCGGGTGCCAGAGAAGGTGATCGTGCTAGATGACCATGCGCTAGCCGTGGCGTATTTCTCGCCCTCACTACCGAGACCGTGGGCCAAGCTCGTGATCTTGAGAGAGAAGCGATCGACGGGCGAGCAGTACGGGCACGTGATCTCAGCGCCCGCCCGATCGATCGTGAGAGTGTCGAAGCACTCGACGCAGTTGAAGCTCATGACCAGATCGTCTCAAGCTCAAGAGCCACCTCACGAAGCTGCTCAGCGGCCCGCTCTTCCGAGATGGATCCCTGGCGCAGGCGATAGGCGATGCGCTCCAGCTTGAGCGAGATGAGGCCCGAGGTCTCAGCGGCTTGTTCGTAGGTCATACCTCAATAGTACTGAAAAAGAAATCTAGAGTCAAGGCCTCTGACTAGGATCTTTCCCAGAATCTCCCCTTGACTCTAGACCTACGCTCGTGTATCGTTGTGTGTATGAGGACCATACCAACTTGTGGATCGTGCGGAAAGCTGGTCACTGATGGACAGCATCCAGGGTGCTACACAACGAACCCAGAGCGGCGCACCGATGAAGTCGCTGAAGACTGGACCTGGGATTCTCGGGACGAGGACTGATGAAGCCAGTCTCGATCATCCAGGACAAGGGCAACGGGTTCCTGCTGGCGTGTTGTCAGACGGAAAGTGTCATCGAGCGCAAGCACCTGATGTCCAAGATCACCGAGATCCATGCGGCCATCGCTGAGGCTCAGGTGCTCTTCCCCGGTCGCGAGATCGTGCCATACCTACCGAAAGGATTCATGCCGTGAGAGATCAAGCTGTAGCTGTAGTCAAGGCTTTGGGCATCCCGCAGTCACAAGACTCGCTGTGGGCACAAACCATCGAGGCTCTTCCAGTGGTCGAGGCCATGGGCCTGTACGATCTGGCAGACTTTCTCAGGAAATCTCTGGGACCAATGGCAGAAATGCCTTGACTCCAGCCCTTCGATCTGAGAGAATAGACCTATGCCAACCAACACCGAGAACTACGAGCGGATCACCGCTACCCTCATCCAGGCGATCGAGACGACCGGTGAGCTTCCCTGGGAGCGCCCGTGGAAGGGCGCTGACCACGCTCTCTCGATGTCCACCCGCAAGCCCTACCGTGGTGTCAACCAGTGGGTGCTGGGCCTGACGGCGATGGCCACACCTGGCTACACGCCCTGGTGGGGCACCTACAAGCAGATCGAGGCCCTGGGTGGCCAGGTCCGCAAAGGCGAAAAGAGCACCCCGGCGATCCTCTGGAAGCCGTTCGAGAAGATGGTCGATGGCAAGGTCGAGAAGTTCATGATGATGCGGGTCTTCAGCGTGTTCAACGCCGGTCAGGCCGATGGCCTCCCCGAGCGGTTCTACACCGTCCCGGAGCCGGGTGAGATCGCTGAGATCCCCGAGGCAGCAGCCATCTTCGATGGCTACACCGACCGCTACAGCATCCCGGTGAACCGGGGCACGGCAGCGTTCTACACGCCCGCCACGGACGCTATCACGCTCCCTCCCATCGAGTCGTTCGTCTCATCCTCGTCCTACTACGCTACGGCGTTCCACGAGGCCGCTCACTCGACTGGTCACCAGACCCGCCTGAATCGGCCAGGGGTCGCTGACTTCGACCACTTCGGGTCGCACCAGTACTCTCGTGAGGAACTGGTCGCTGAGATGACGAGCGCCATGGTGGCAGGGGTCCTGGAGATCGAAGTGGCCAAGACCACCGACAATCACGTCGCCTACCTGAAGAACTGGCTCAACGCCCTCAAGGAAGACGCTCAGGCCGTGGTCTGGGCCGCAGGTCGGGCGCAGAAGGCCGCTGATCTGATCTTCGGTCTGGAACTTGAGGAAGAGTCATGATCCCGGTCAAGGGCAGCCGTTGGGTCGAGCGCAACACGTTCCGTCGCGACGAGGACGGCAACGACGTTCCATGCGTATACGTCGTGACGAGCTACAACGCCCGATATGGAATCGTGTACGTCAAGCCGACGTGGAGCACGCCGGTAGCTTGTAAGCCATGGGCCGTGAGCCTGCACGGTGAAGAGGCCTGGTATAGCCCTGGCCGCTGGCACCGTCAGCCGTTCGCTGACCTGTTCGTCCAGGAGGTAACACCGTGAGAGACAGCCCGAGATGGTGTGAGACCTGCAAGGCCTACGGTGACCACCACACCGATCGACACGCCCCCACAATGGATGAGGTGCTGGCCGTGTTCGAGAAAAGCATCAAGGTCAAGGTGTCCGAGCCGCCCAAGCGACGGCGCTTCTGGGGCAGAGGACCAGGCCGATGAGGACGCTCCCGAGCGGCATCCGAGGCACGGCACAGTCGGGCGAGCACGTGGCGCGCCCCGTCTACTCGCTCTATGGCACCAACCTCAGGACGTCCACTGAGAGTGCCTGTAGGACGTGCGGAGGGCCAATCCGCAAGACGAACAAGCACGACGGTCTACGGGGCACCTGGAGGCATACAGGCGTCGTTCCAACGCCTGTAGCACCGGTCGACCACACCGAGGCCATCCACGCCGCCCGCGAGCGCAACCTGAGAATGATGGCGGTGATCGAGGCCAGCAAGAATGGGCGCGCTACATCGGCCGAGGACGTTGCTTGGCAGCGAAACAACCCCGGCTACGTCAGTCCGGTCCACCAGCCTCGCCGGAACGGCGCCAAGAAATGAGACTTGACACTGAGACACCCCCCGAGTAAGATCAAGGTAGAGATCGAGAAAGGATCCATCAGATGAATTGGACATACTACGAGAGCGTCAGGTTTGGGCCGAACGGCGCCAATGGGATGCACGCTGCCACCAGTAATGGCGACCACTACGGCGCCTTCCCGGCCCTGGTGTACTACCCTGACGGTAGTCAGATCTGGTCGAAGTCGAGTGACATCGACGTCGCCACGTTCTGGACCGAGGCCGAGGCCCCGGCTACGAGGCCGGTGCCGTCATGAGATACCGAGCAAGAGACACAGCCAACACGGTATTCCTAGTTCTGGGGGTATTGGCCTTTCTAGTGCTGGGCAGCCTGGCCAACTACGGGTGCCGTGAGTACCGGATCGATCAGTGTGAGCAGAGCGGAGGCCAGGCGGTCGTACCACCTTGGTTCTCCAAGGATCCGGCCGCTGTAGCGTGTCTGAGGCAGCCGTGAAGTGGATTCAGCTACAACCCGTGTTTCCCGAGCGAGGCCACGCTGTGTGGCAGGTAGTCGGGGACGTGCTCCCTCCACCTAGGGAGGGGAGCTTCCGGTGGCCGAACCCAACCGCCCATTACGAATACAACCGTCTGGGGAATTGGCATACGGCCGAGCAGTTCATGTGGGAGCACTTGCCGCTGTCCCACGAGCTTGACCCGAGGCAGCCCGAACCCGAACCCGAACCCGAACCCCTGAAAGGCCAAGCCGTGAGTCATCACAAGGTGTTATGCAGAGTATGCGGAACCCTCATGGGCCAGTGTAGGTGCTATGACCCGAACAAGATCGTTCGCTATGAGACCTGCCCCGCCTGTAAGGCCAAGCCGGTGGCTAAGCCGCTAGCTGCACCACCATTCAAGATCTACGCCACCGAGTACGTCCGGGAATTGGTTCGTGATCCCTTCGGCCACTGGATGGCGGGTTATCGGGTCGTGGAAGAGGTCTGGGTCTCGCTGACCGGTAAAAGTCACCAGTGGCATGATGGCTACGGCGAGCGAACAGACCCAATTGCCACGGACAGGAACGGCACCCGCTACCTGTGCTACCGCAACTACATTGATATGTGGGGCGGTGAGCGCTGGAGACGCATTAATCCCAACGGGCTGATCACTTCGTTCCAAGTATTTCGGGGCCTGTCGACCACTACGGTCGGCGTTGACGGTCTGCCCTTGAAGCCGGGGCCGTCATGAAACTCGGCGCCGAGTGGATGGTCGATGTACTCGATTCTAACGACTGGTACGAGGGCGAGAACGAGCTTGTGCCGATCTCCGAGATCGTACCGGGCGACACCATCGAGATCGATGGCTACCCGTCGTTCCTCGTGGACGACATTTCCATGATTCGTGAGCGCTCCGAGCAGTTGCGAGTGCGGCGCTACGTGGTGACATCGGACGAGGGTGAGGCGTTCAAGCTGCCCGGTAGGAGAAAGGTACGGAGGCTGTGAAAGTAGCACTACACGAGGGCAGGATGATCCAAGGATGGTGGATGCCCGAGGCCATTGAAATTTGGCGTGGGGACGAGCGTTTCCTGACAGTTCAGGTAAGTCTCATGCAGGGCGACAAGCACGTCACAATCTGGGACGACGAGGAACACAACCCCGTGCTCACGTTCCAGATCAAGGCCGAGAAATAGCTTGACGCTGTGACACCCCTGTGAGACAATAGACCTATGACACCGACGCACGACCTGTTCGCAGCCTGGGCGAAAGTCCCCGTTGCCGACCGTACCTCCTGGATGCTGGGCATGATTGCAGATAGCGTCGTCGCCGGTCTTCCGGAGGACCCTGAAGCTACTATGCAGCCGATCGAGGCCGGTCTCGCAGCCGGTCACAGCCTGTTCACCATCGCCCAGAACGTAGTGGAGTTGTCCGATGAATTCTGACCAGTTCGCAGAAAACAGGGAGGCGTCATGACCATCACCCACAAAATCAACGGCGGCGAAGAGCACCGCTTCATCAGCGAGCACGGTGACTTCGTGATCGAGGTTTTGGTCAGCGGCGACCGGTTCGGTGTTGCGGTTCGGGCACCGAATAGGCTGCACATGCTGGAGGCCGAGGTGGGCAAGCCGAACGACTGGAACTGCCTCATCGGTGGCAAGGTTGTGGAGCGCTCGTGATGCCTGGAGACTGCACCTGGCTGGAGCACTACGACTGGGTAGCCGATGAGCTTGTCCGCAGGCACGAGACCGCACGGGCCGAGTACTATGCTCGCCTGGAGCGCGAGCAGGAGGCCCGTGAAGAGCAGGAGGCCCGCCAGCAGGCGGCTCGTGTTTACCGGGCTGAGCAGTCCGTACAGTACGCTATCGGTGTCCTCGGAGCCGCTGCCGTGGTAGACTTGGTGAACGCCCTACAGGCCGCTGAAACGGCCGAAGTTTCTGCATAATCCCTGGTCAGACCCCTTGACATCCTCTCCTGAGTTAGGTACTATAGACCTATGAACCTCTCCCACCGGACCAACTACGAACTGCTCCTGACCGAGGCCGTCGCTCAGCACGTGAGGGCGTTGAACGCCTACAGGTATGACAGGGGCGACGCTCACGACACGGTCACGGTCTCCCCGCTGGAGCAGGTCAAGCTGCTCGTGGAGAGCGCCGAGCGCCTGCTCGCTGACTTCAACGCTACGGCCAGCTACAATCAGTACGATCTGGTGCTTGACCTGGCCAGCAAGGTCGGCAACGATGATCAGTTCGGTGCTCGCTACAACGCAACGAGCATCCTGTGACTGTCGTCTACGTCCTGTCCACCGAAGGCGTCACCCGCGACATCGTGTGGTCGACCACGGAGGCTCAGACCCTTGCCTTCCTGGGTGCCCGCAAGCGGCACCTGCTGGTGTACGCCAGCGGAAAAGCGTTCCACTCCACCGATACCTACGATGAAAGAGGAATCTGATGAGCCAGTCAACCGATGAAATCATGGCCTTGGCCGATGAAGTGTTCGTGCACACCGGTGCCGTCGCTGCCCGTAAGTTCTGGGAAATCGCCAAGTACGTCGAGGCCCTGGAGGCCGACGCCAAGGAACTGCTCGCCATCTTCATCGAGGGCGGCTACGCCGAAGAGGGTGACGGGCCGTTGCTTGATCGCCTCCACAACTATGGAAACGGAGTCACGCAATGATCACTCACACCAAGCCCCGCACGATCGAGGTGGACGCTCTCGGAGGTTACGAGCGCCGGGTCTTCTCGATCAAGCCAAACGGTCAGGCGTTCCGTACGCTGATCGACGGTCTCTACTCCAACAAGATCGGAGCCGTCGTCCGGGAGCTTTGGGCGAATGCCATCGACTCGCACGTCGAGGCCGGTCAGACCCGCCCGTTCCAGGTGGACGTCCCGACCCTGCTCGACCCCACGTTCCGGATCCGGGACTTCGGCGTGTCGCTCAGTCACGACGATGTCATGGTTCTGTACTCGACCATTTTCGAGTCGACCAAGCGTGAAACGAACGACCAGGTCGGTGAGAAGGGCCTGGGGTCAAAGTCCCCGTTCGCTTACGGCGATACCTTCATGGTCGTAGCCTACCTTGACGGTCTCAAGCGGACCTATGTGGCGAACATTATGGACGACGACCTGCCCGAGATTCGCCATCTGTCAACGGAGTTGACGGATGAGCCTCAGGGCTTCGAGGTTTCCATTCCGGTTGGCAGCCAGGACTTCCGGAAGTTCGAGCGCGAGATCCTGCGGATGTTGCTGGCGACTGATACCAGGCCCGAGGTTTCGGGTCTGTCAATCACGGTCCCCGAGCCAGTCCTCGCTGGCGACGGGTGGCGCATCTTCGGCCAGAGCTTCGACATGGGCGAGTTCGCTGTCCGGCAGGGGTGCGTGATGTACTCCGTCCCCACCGTGCACACTCAGATCGCCTACGGGCACCTGTTCGTGGCCGACGTTCCGATCGGATCGTGCGAGACCACGGCAAGCCGTGAGAGCCTGTCGATGGACGCTGAGACCGAGCAGGCCGTCCACGACGCTCACATCCGAGCCTGGGCCGGTGTCAAGACCTTCATGCAGTCCTTGACCTACAAGAACCGCCTGGATGAGTTCCAACAACGTAACCGCTACTCGTTCGTGCAGGGCTTCCCAGTCAAGCAGTACGTGAGCTTGTCACCCGACAAGGCCAACAAGAACTTTATTGGTCAGGCGATCTTCGTCTACAATGCCAACAAGGTCACCAAGCCTGCCTGGGGGAGCAGCTTCAGCAACCCCGAGGACCTGGGCCTGATCGTGGACGACGTTACAGCGTCCGGAGCGAAGATGTTGCGGCGCCAGCTTCGGATCAAGTCCTACGTTAAGAGCATGGGCGGCAAGGTCGCTCTGGTATCTCGTCAGGAACTTCCGAGGGTCGTCCGAGTCCTGGGCATCAATCCGGACCGGATCATCGCCCTCAGCCAGCTTCCCGACGTTGAGGTGAACCGCACCTACAACGGTACCGGCAAGCTCCCTGGTGGCGTCACCGGTACGGCCGCACCGAAGGAATTGCCTGCCGGATCCTGGTGGGTCCGTAAGGTCGGAGCTATGAGCCTGGCCGAGGGCAGAGAGGGTGACCTTGGTGCCTTCGGGACCGTTGAGAACTTCTGGCCCCAGACCAAGGCCCTTCTGACCACTCTCAACTTCACTCAGGACCAGATTGTATTCTTGACCGACAAGCAGGCCGAGCGATTTGATCCGACCGGCAAGCGCCGCCTCACGACCGAAGTGGAGCGTCGTGCGATCAAGTACGCCGCCAAGCACAACTTCAGCACCCGGTTCGTGGGCGAAAAGAACGCCAGCGTGTTCAAACGCACGTTCTCACGTGGCTTCTCGTCCTGGTACAACGAATTGAATATCATTGATTCTGAGGCCCACGACTGGATTCGTAATCGGGTCATGGTCGACCTGGGCCTCGGTAGCGACGATCCCGAGTGCTGGACCGCCAGTGACAACAACATTGCCGAGATCGCCGGAATTACTTTCGAAGCCACCTTGACATCCGAGGAAATCAAGAGTAAGGTGGACGAGTACAAGAAGGCTTTCCCGCTGCTCTTCATCGATGGCGGCGTCAGCCTCACAGAGTTCTACATTCAGAAGACAATCGAACAGGAGAACCAGAAGTGATCCATTACATTCTCGGCGGCAAGTCCGTCACCTTCATGAACGGCAGTCAGGCCCATCAGGTCAGCCGGGACTCGATCAATTTCAAGGACGTGATCGCTGAACTGACCAAGGTCGATCCCGCTCCCGACATGAACGTGCTCTTGGACCTTGCCCGTCCGGTCGCCAAGGTCGAGCGTGAGATCCGCCAGGCCTTCGAGGGTTCCCCGAATACCAGGAACTATCTGGAGAAGCGGACCGTCGAAGTCACACGGGGCGGCGTCTTCCTGGACGGTGTCCAGATGCACGGTGTCCTGGTCGATCGGATGCTGGAGATGGTGGCCCTCGGCCTGCCTCTCGGCGGCATGATCCGGTTCATGGAGAATCTCTACATGAACCCGGCTGACTTTGCTCGCGACGAGTTGTACCTCTGGCTGGAGAACAGCGACCTGCCTATTACCGAAGACGGTCACTTCCTCGCCTACAAGTACGTCCGATCCGATTTCAAGGATTCCTACAGCGGCACCTTCGACAACTCTCCCGGTCAGATGGTGCAGCTTACGGGCCGTCACGCCGTGGATCCGGTCCGGGATAACACCTGCTCGTACGGGCTGCACTTCTGTTCCAAGAGCTATCTGCCGAGCTACTCCAGCGGACCGGTTATTGTCCTGCTCAAGATCAACCCGGCCGATGTCGTGAGCATCCCGAGCGACTACAGCAACGCCAAGGGCCGCACGTGGCGCTACGAGGTTCTTCGTCAGGTGACGGAAGATGTCGAGGGCATCCGTTGGGCGCCGCTGGTCGGCAACGACGGCAGTGAGTACGCTGAGGCTAAGTCTGACGGCACTGGGTACGTCGAGGATGAGAACGAAGACGGCATTCCGCGAACCCGGTGGACGACCCCTGAGGGGTTCGAGGCCGAAATCGTCGGACCGGACGAAGACCATGAATTCTACTGGTACGTCGACTCCCAGTCTGACTATGCTGAGGGCTACACTTTCAGTTTCGGCACCGCCGAAGACGCTATCGCTGAAGCGGCCGGAGAACTGGTGAAAAACAACCCCGACGACGAAGACGAGTACGAAGACGATCCGTTCGGATACGGCTACTGAAAGGTAGATGGACTTACCTAGCCATGGAACACGGGCACGTTACCGGCGAATCGGTTGCCGGTGCGTGTCCTGTTCCAAATCAACAACCATCGGAACAAACTACGGGCCGCTTGCGTGGCCCGTTCGTTTCTTGTTCCCGTTCGTGAGTCGCGAGAAGTTGGAGGATGACTACGGCCTTGAGTTGCCAGAATGGAAACTCAACGGCATTCCAGACCTAGAGGCCGATAAGGTGGCCGTAGGCTACGGTGTACACCCGTTCAATGTTTGGCCTGGTTACGTGGAGGCAGGAATTGATTATGAACTTGTATGACCGTGTGAGGATCGATGGCGAACGAGGTTTCTTCTGGGTGTGGGGATTCAATAACGACGGTTCAGTGGATGTGTTTGGCGGGAGTCGTGACCCCAACGGAATCCGGCAACTTCGCACCGTCAAGCCCGAACGTCTATGGGTTGACAAGCGAGACCTACCCGGCAATCTCTACCCAGCTACCCTGAGGGGAGAATGACAGCGACTGATTTCGATCCGACCACGATCGAGGTAGACCTCGTTGACTCAACTGAGAAAGCTCTCAGCTTTCTCAGATGGCTCAGTGATGTCCGCACCCCCATCATCGGGATCGATGTCGAGACGGCTAACTTCAACTGGTACGACGCTAAGCTCAGGCTCGTTCAGTTCGGTGCATTCAATTCGGGGTGGGCAATTCCGTACGAGGAATATCCTGCGCTCGTGAAAGAGGCCATGGCTATTGTAGATGACCGGCGACTGCCGATCACCGGCCACAACTTTGTCCACTTCGATGCACACTGGCTAGAGCGAAACGTCGGTTGGGTCATCAAGGACTGGAACCGGATCCATGACTCGCTGCCACTCGCTTCGGTTATCGAGTCGTCCGGCCCGAAGGGTCTCAAGGACCTATCGGCCGCACTCGTTCACCCGATCGCCAAACGCGGCGAGGCTGAGCTTCACGCAGCGTTCCACAAGCACGGATGGTGGTGGGACACGGTGCCTACGCACTTTCCGGCTTACTGGGTCTACGGTGTCTTGGACACTATCCTGGGCGTGCACTTGTTCACGGTCCTGAGACGCAAGGCCATCGAGTCGGGCTGCTGGGAGGCCTACGAGATTGAGCGTGGTGCGTTTCCGAGCCTGTACGCCATGGAGCGCAAGGGCCTACTCGTGGACTCGGAGCATGTTCGAGCGCAACAGACGATCTTGAAGGATCGTCTGTTTGAGATCGATCAGGAAGTTACACAGTACGGCATCTCGAACATGAATTCGACTGACCAGATCTCAACGGCTCTGATCAACGCTGGAATTGAGTTGACGCATACGACGGCCACCGGCAAGTGGAGAATGGACAAGGACGTTCTGGAAGTCCTGTCGGTCACGGTCGATCACCCGCTCATGGATCTCATCTCAGAGCATCGCCGCGCTGCCAAGTATCTCGGCAGCTACTACGACAACTTCCTGAAATTCCAGCGGTCGGACGGTCGCGTGCACCCGCAGTACCGACAGAGCCAGGCCCGCACCGGCAGGATGTCGGCTACGGAGCCAGCGATCCAAACGTTGCCCCGAGCACAGACCGACGTAAATGTCAGGAACAGCTTCATCGTGCCGGACGGTTTCCAGATTGTGTCGACAGACTTCACGAACGTTGAGGCCCGGATCTTCGCTCATTTCGCTCAAGAGGAACCGATGCTGGAAGTCATTAGAGCCGGAACGGACCTACATGGCTTCACTGCACAGAGAATATACAACGAGCTTGACATTGTTCCGAAGTCGGACGTGCGTCGACAGATCGCCAAGTCAGTTCTGTTCACCCTGCTCTTCGGCGGCGGTCCCGAGAAGATGATGGTCACGGCCAACGAGGGTCTCAAAGGCACGGATCGAGTAGCTCTGCCTCAGATCATCGAGGCTCGCGACGGTCTGTTCCGAGCCTTTCCGGGGATCAAGGGATTCCAGCGTCAGATTCAGGACATGGCTGTCGAGAACCTGGAGAACACCGGCCGAGCGTTCATCCGAGGGATCGACAACCGGATTCTCATGATGTCCGAGAACGACGACCGCTATTATGCGTTCGTGAACTGGCTCATCCAGAGCAGCGCCACGATTCTCCTGAAGCAGAGGCTCGCCGTCATGCACGCCATGGGACTCGACCCGTACCTGACGTGCGCCATCCACGACGAGATACTGGGTGAGGTGCCCACCGAAGATTGCGAAGATTACTCTCACGCTATCGTGGAAGCCATGAACGATCTGCATCAGTTCGATGTACCGATCACCGCCGAGCCGGGGACACCAGCCCAACGACTAGGAGATGCAAAATAGCAATGAGCCTCAGAGATTACTACGGAACACAGGAAGCGGTGATTGAGGCTCTTGCTCTCAACAACTGGAGAGTTAAGTACCGTCGCTGCCTTCTCGATGCAGGCTCAGAATGGCACGTTCGTGTGAAGCGGGGCGGTTCCATTCATATTGGAAAGAGTGAAGATCAATTTGACGCTCTCATTCTGGCTTACAGCAAAGCGTTCACTGAATCGATCACGAGTGAGGATGGCTGGGAAGCTGTGTTTCCCGAGGACGAGGAAGACGAGTGAACTACGTCAATATGATCACAGACATGACAGACCGAGGCTGGGTCGTGACAGTCCAGCCGACGCTTGACGGCGCAGAGTATTCGGTCCGGGCCGAGATGCCGATGGGGATTGTTGTGATCGGTGAACCGGCTACGCACCTGTCACAGGCCGTCTACAACACGTATGATCTGACATTGAGCGTGGAGAACAATCTATGACACACGGTGCACAGTTCAGCCCGGAGATCATCGCAGCGTTTGAGATGCTGATCGATCCGACCTACCCTCAGCACGATCCGTTCGCTGGTCCGGGCGTACGCCTAGGAAATCTTGCAGATTCCCTAGGGTTCATTCTCACCGGTACCGAGATTGAAGCGAGCTTCATCGTGGATCCGAGAATCAAGCACGGTGACGCCACCGACTATACGACCTACCCGCCCGTGTCGTTCCATATCGTTACGTCCCCGGCCTACCCAAACGGGATGGCAGACTCGTGGCACGCCAACGACGACAGCAAGCGCAACACGTACCGGGCGTGGATCAAAGAGATCGAGGGTGAGGATCGCGAGCTTCACCCGAACAACATGGGCCGCTACGGGTACCGAGGGACCGGGCCGCAGTCCCGTAAGCGCCAAGAGTATTGGAAGCTGGCGATCGACACCGTACATTGTTGGGCGGGCTGTGAGCGGGCACTGGTGAACGTCTCCGACTTCATCTGGTCGAAGGACGGACACGAGGTGCGGGAGCCGGTCGTGGCGGGGTGGCGCATGGTCCTGGAGCAGGAGGGCTTTCGCACGGTCCGCACCCACCATGTAGGGACTCAGCGCAACGGTTATGGTGCTAACGGAGAAGTACGAGTAGAGACCGAGGCAATCATTGACGTTCGGAGGTACCCAACCTATGATGACTGATCTAGTAACAAGACTACGCAAACGGGGCGATAGATGGATGCCCGAATACGCCGCCAAGTCGAGCGGTCATTGGTATCACAACGGTGGCCGAGAAGCTCGCGACGATGCACGTCTTGTGCGAGAGGCAGCAGCCGAGATCGAGCGCTTGAGAGCGGTGATCCATAAGCTGCCACCGGCACTGGCTTTCAAGCTCGTAGATGAAATGCCGGACCTACCAGACGAGGCAGCGATTTATGGACGATAATTGGCCACTGGAAGGTAAAGCTATGACTGAAGGACCAGCCAGAACGGCCGATGGACTACCAGTATGTGACTGCTGTAGCACTCCTGCTTATACCACGTATGATCTCAAATGGATCATGGAGCAGGTTACAACTATGAATTACAAACGGTATCTACTCAAGCCCAATGAGGCTATTTGTGATCGATGTTTTCAGTCTATTGTTCGTGCATTGCTATGAGAATCTACGCCTTCGACCCTGGCAAGATCACCGGCATAGCGGTGTGGGAGACAGACACGTCTACGTTCTACGCCGACCAGCTTGACGTATTCGGCTTGTACGAATACGTGGACAGCGCCTGTGAGTTGATCGGGCAGGCTCAGATCGAGAAGTTCACGATCACGGCCGCTACCCTGAAGAAGGCTCGCGAGTCAGCACCTCTTGACGTGATCGGATATCTCAAGTACTGTGCGTGGAGGTGTGACTTCCCGGTAGGGTGGTCGCAGCCAGCCGACGTTATGCGTTCGTTCCCGGATGCATCGCTGAAAAAGGGTGGGCTACACACACCAGGCAAGCAGCACGCTAACGACGCAGCCAGGCATCTCGCCTGGACCCTAGTGAAAGGAGGCCTTAGACAGGCAGGGGATTTCATTCTATGATCTCGATAGACCTAGATGAATTAGACGAAGTAGGACTTGGACCCGCACCGCTGGCGTACCTATCGCTGGCTATCCTGTGTGCCTCTCTTGGCGTTACGATCGAGAGTGTCGAGGACGATCTGTACTCAGAATCGTTGGTGTTTCACCACCTCCCGACCGACAACACGCTCGCCGTCATATCGAACATCGATGGTTTGAGCGCCACGATCCTGTTGACCGTGGTACGACGCGTCGGGAACCAGTTGGCCGGTGAACCGAACGCTGATTTCGATGACGAGGATCTCGATGATGACGACTGGGCTGGATGATCTGATGGAGTTCCCCGAGATCAAAGTCACGATAGCATTGGGCAAGATCGCTGTCCCGCACTCGAACGCCGTGTCGGATCATATGATGCTAATGCCGGGCAACAAGTTTGTCGGCGGTGGGCGCGATTACTGGACATTGCCGATGTCGTGGACGAGCTTGCTCTGCCTGCGCTACACATTCGGGGACGCTGTTGTATTCAGCGATTCACTCATGGAGTGGGCTAACAACTACTGGGAGACGGTAGTGGAACCGTGTATGGGCCTACGGACTGACAACGGTGAGACAGTGGTCACTGACGAACTATTGAAGTCGTTCAACGATCTGCTTCCTTCGGCCCGTCAAGTGTTGGATCGGCGCTATCAGGTGGCCGGTTCGTTGCTACTGGCTACGGCCGAGAGGTTCCTGCTCCTGGATGAACAGGGCATGGGAAAGATGACGCAAGGTGCAACGACTTTGTCGTTGTACCCCTCAACACTTCCGGCACTCATCGTCTGTCCGGCGTCTGTCCTGTACTCGTGGAAGCGAGAGCTTGAGGTTTTCGGTATAGAGAGCACGATCCTTGACGGTGGAGCGGCCGAGCGCCGCAAGATGCTCGACAGGTTCGATGCCGAGAACGGAGTTATGATCACGAGCTACGGGATGGTCTCCAAGCACTCTCGGGTGGCCGGGTACGGCAACATAGAATTGTCCGAAGACCATCGCACCCGCAAGGAATTAAATCAGATCCCGTGGGCAACAGTCTGTGCCGATGAAGTCCACCGAGCGAAGAACCCGAAAGCAGTTCAGACACGCGCCCTCTGGGCCGTATCGGACAGCGCTCGCTACCGGTGGGGGATGACCGGTACCCCGATCGAGGGCAACCCACTGGAGTTCTGGGCGCTGCTCCACTTCATCCAGCCGGAAGAGTACACGAGCAGCACGAAGTACCGGGATCGCTGGCTCGACTCGCATGAGAATTGGTGGGGAGGAATCGAGATCGACGGGATCCGAGAGGACCGCCGAGAAGAGTACGAGAAGGTAACTCAGTGGCGTTGGCGCCGCAAGATGATGGAGGGACTACCACCGTTCCGGACCGAGGACCGCTACTGCGAACTGAAGGGTAAGCATCTCACCGCCTACAAGACGATGAAGGCTCAACTTATGTCGGAAGTGCCTGGAGCCAAGGACGATATTACTGTCTTGTTTGCTGAGAACCATATGGTGAAAACTGGGCGACTACTTCAGCTTGCTAACTCGATGGTTGAGGCCGAGGAACTGGATGACTGTCAGCCTATAGACGACGAAGAAAGAGGGCCGCGGTACGAGGTGACTCCGATTCTCCCGTCCCCGAAGATTGATCTCTTGATCGATACCTTAGAGGACTTCGAAGGGACGCCTGTAATCGTATGGTTCCACAGTCGAAAGTTCATGGACTTGGCTCGTAGCCAGCTTGATAAAGCTGGATACTCTTACACGTATATCGACGGGACTAGAACACCTAAGCAACGGGACGAGGCGGTCCAACAGATCCAGGACGGAACGGTCGATCTCATTCTGATCAACGTTGCGGCCGGTTCCGAGGGCTTGACGATCACGCGCCCACCGGTAGCGATCTATTGTCAGCGGGCTTTCTCGTCAATTCAGAACTGGCAGTCGAAGTATCGCAACCTGAGAATCGGCAGTGAGATCCACGAAGAGATTCTGCACGTCAATCTGATCACCAGGGGCACAATAGAAGAGGACCAGTACGACATGCTGGCCGAGAAGGAAGGCATCCGAGACGACTCAATAAGTCCAAACGCTTTATCATGAGGTACGTTTAACCAAATGGCACGTCGATCCAATGGGAAATTCGTCGTATCTCACTCCGAGATGGACACGTTCAAGACTTGTCGCCGTCGATGGTTCTTGCAGTATTACCTCAAGCTGCGCCGAAAGTACCAGGCTCCTCGCATCGCTGCCGATACCGGCAGCGCTGTTCACGATGCACTCCATACGTTCTACGTTCTAGGCGGGGTCCACAATTACGACGACGCCCTAGAGGCAGCTTTGAACGCTCTAGAGCTACGGCGTGACTCCGACTTGGCGCGAGTGGCCGGTGACGATCAGGGTACGAAAGACACCGAAGAGATCCACGAAGTCGCAGCCATCGTGGCCGAGGGCTACTTCGAGTGGTTGATCGAGACCGGCGCTGACGACCATTGGCGAGTCGAGGGAACCGAAGAGAAGTTGCAGGTGATCGGTCCGCTCGATACCGAGATCAAGGGCTACGTCGATCTCCGAGGTACGCACATACCGAGCGGTGACTTGCTCGTGGTCGACACTAAGGTCGTGGCCTCGATCGATGACACGATCAAGACACTTCACATGAACGAGCAAGGCCCACTTTATGCGGCCCTGCTGAAGATGGCCGAGCCGGACAACGATCGAGGGTTTCGAGTTGTGTGGAATATGCTGAAGAGAAACAAGCACTCGGCTAAGGCCAAGCCACCGCTGTATCAGCGCTACGAACTTGCCATAAACCCCGATATGTTGAGGCAGTTCTACGCCCAATTGCACGGGCAAATTCAGGACATGCTCACTTTAGAGGGTAGACTTAATGATGGAGAAGCGCACCACATTGTGGCTTATCCGACACCCACCCGAGACTGCTCCTGGAAGTGCCCGTACTTCAGTTTGTGCGGCGCAATGAACGACCCGAGGAACGACGTCGACTGGATCATCCAGAACAATTACGAAGTTGAACTAGAGAGGATCGATTGAGTCTAGAACAACAACCCGAGTCCGCTGCTACGGTGGGCGAGTGACCTTTAGGAGGCAACAACGAAAGTGACAGAGACAACAACGCTAGCTGCCGTAGTACATGGCGAGTCTGGTTCGGGTAAGAGCTACTTCGGCGGCACAACCCCGGCCCCGAGACTGATCCTTGAGTGCGAGGGCGGTTCGCGGTTCATCCGGGCCAACCGGCGCAAGAGGTTCTGGGACCCGCTGACCGAGCCGGTACCGGAATGGGATGACGATTGGGATGCCTGTTTCGTGAGAGCGTCCGACTGGGCAACAGTCTACGCTGCCTACGAGGTTCTCGCTACCGGCAACCATCCGTTCCGATCCCTCGTGGTCGACTCTCTGACCGAGGCCCAGAAGCGCTTGATCGATGACGTGGCCGGTATTGACCAGCCGACCCTACAGGAGTGGGGCACGGTCGGGCGCAACCTGGAAGATTTCGTGAGGAAGTTGCGGGATCTTACGTTCATTCCGAGCAAGCCGCTGGAAGCGGTAGTACTGTTGTGTCTGTCGCATCAGCGGGACGGCGAGCTTCGACCGTTCCTCAAGGGGCAGATCGAATTGAACCTGCCAGCATTCGTAGACGTGGTTGGGTACTTGTACACCGACTCAGCGACCGGTGTGATCACTCACAACATGCTGATTGCACCGGCCAGAAACATCATCGCAAAGGACCGCACCGCTTTCCTAACGGACAAGTACGGTATGGTCGTCCAGGACGCCAATTTCACAGAGTGGCTGTCGATCATTGACAAAGAGCTAAACCAATAAAGGAGGAATGACACACTAACATGCCGAACCTAGGAGATTTCCTAACCGGACTCGAAAAGAACCAGGTCACAAAGGACCTGCTTGAGGGCAAGTCGACCTTTGGTGGATTCGACGGTCCTCCGTTGTCGACCACTAGGCAGTATCACGCTGTCGTTTCTCGTGGTGAGTGGCGCACGTCCAATGCTGGAAAGCAGCAGTACGCTTTCACGTTCGAGGTTCTCGGTGACGACGAATGGACTGGTCGAAAGTTCACCGAGTACTTCAATCGGGATGGTGGAAACCGGATCAACGACGAGAAGTTCGCTCGCTTCATCGGTGAGTCCGGTGTCGACCTCAAGACGGTTGACCGTAGCTCAGACGAGGCGTTCGCCAAGTCGTTCGAAGGCGCTGAGTTCATTCTCGCTACTCGCGTCTGGGGAACCGACAACGACAGGACCGGTCTGCGGTATCTAAACCGATACCACGGCCAGGAGCCTTTGATGTCGATTGCTCCCCCGAAGGCTCAGACCACAAATAAGCCGTTGAGGGCAGACATCACGGTGAATAAGAACAAGGGTCCAGAGACCGAAGAGGGCACAGAGCAGGAGGCTGAGGCTGAGGCTGAGGCTGAGGCTGAAGCTGAAGATTCGGAGCAGGAAGCAGTCTCGGCTCCGACCCCTTCGGTAGCTCTACCGGGCAGTGGTCGTCAGGCAGGCGTCAACCTACCCCCCGGCCTGCGATGATCGTAGCTGGGTCTGGAACGCGCCGGTTGGCGACTGATCCTGAGGCATTAGACAGGATCATTGATGACCTTGTCTCTCTCATGGAAAAGCGCCAGCCAGCGTTCGTTATTTCTGGCATGGCAGAGGGGTTTGACGAGGCTATAGCAAAGGCGGCGATCCGCTCACATATTCCCTTTTGGGCATATGTATCGAACCCCACCTACGGTGCCTACTATTGGGGGCGTAATTCCGTCACTGGTCGTGATCGGCTTGACGAATTCAACGACTTAGAGAGCCAAGCTGCCTATCGACAATTCAGCGTCCTCAAGGGCATCTACGTACCTGGTACCAATTACCACTCCAACTTCAAACGGAACGAGGATATGGTAGACGACAGTGAAGAGCTATGGTTCCTTGACACCGGCTCTCCTGACGGGGGTACCGCTCACTGTGTGAACTATGCCGCCAACAATGAAAGGGCGCTTGTGGCTATATCGTGGTTTACTTGACCAGGACGTTGTTCAGCTTGCCAGGCGTGCCGTTCGGCTGGAAGCCGGAAACCAGGTTGGCAGGCTTGAACACGTTGTAGAACGAGGCCAGCGATACAGCGAGGCCAATTAGGGCGTTACGCAACGTGGTCTCGGACCAAGCGGCCCCGCCATCTACGAGAGTTGCCGCCACAATAGCGGCGTTGGCGAAGTTGAGGACGATTGAGATCCCACCCTTGATGTAGCCGGGCCAAGTCGCCTTGGAAAGCAGGCCGACAGCAAACGGGATGAGGAAAGCTACAACGATCTGCACTGTGCTGGGAGCTAGGGTCAAGAAATCATCCCCACCGGCTGTTCCGCCAGTTTCCTGAGCAAAGGCCATCGTAGGCCACAGAATAAGCGCCAATACGCTCGCTGTGATAGTTGCAATTGCCGCCTTAGCGACTCCGGTCAATTTCGAGTACCATTCACGCATATCTTCAGTCTACTTACGGTAGGAACTGGAATATGACAGAGGCCGGATCGGTACGATTACTATGTACTGTGAAGTATTTGAAGGTGGTAGGCGTTGCTGCCCACGATACACCACCGGCACCGGGGGCGCCCCTGTTCTGACCAACAGCGGTCGATCCCCCTTGCCCACCACCTCCGGACTTCCAGCCACCACCACCACCACCGGCCCACAATCCACTGGCAAGCCCAGGAAAGACGTCGTCAGGTTGTAGGTTGCCGCCCGCTACGCCGTTGGCGCCGTTGGTGGTTGGGGTTCCGGCCGTACCGGCGATTCGAGCGGGTAGTCCAGTCAGTGTCTGGCCGTCTTCGGCCTGGCCCCAACAAGAATCGCCACCTTCCCAATCCTCTGGGTCATTTACGCTATGAATTCTGTCCCCGTTGTCGTTGGACGATGACCCACCACCAGCACCGGCCACGAGCAGTTTGTTACTCATATCTGTAAATCCGGAAGCAACGTACGGACTGGCAGGTATTCCGTACGGCCAGGTGATATCGGCGGCGCCAAGAGGGGCTGTGAATCCCCACGGTGCGGCTTGTGCAATCAAAGCACCTCCCCCCTGCACGTACGAACTAAATCCGCGACCCCCGACCCGGAAATGAAGCGGGAACGAGGAAGCGGGAACATCCCCAACCAAATAACCAGCCTTTCCGGTCTTTGTCTTTGGAGTGCCAGTTAGGAACTCTGGCCCACCCGGCTCACCTAATGCCCTTATTCGAACCTTTTTTGTCATATTGTCGGGTAACCAGAATATTGGATACCCACCACCATCGGCCCCATAAATACTCTTGTAGGCTAAAGATCCCGCGTGTGTTTCAACAAAACCAATGGTGAGATGAGTTCTCTTTGGAATAAATCGAGAGGTAGTAGTGCTCATTGTTACTTTGAGTTTCCCGTGACCTGTTTGCACACCATCGGTCGAATCAATGAGTGTTACGGTTGGGTGTGCACCGTTGGTCGTGAACCCGGACGAACCCCCACCGCCAGCGTTACCGGTGTTGGACCCTGGAGGATTGCCACCCCCTCGACCACCTCGCCATCCACCTCCACCTCCACCGTTCCATCCGCTGAAGTTGGGAAAAGTTGTGGTGTGTCCAGCTAGTCCGTCTATACTAGTGCCGCCCGCCCCATCATTCGTTTGGTCGCCACCCTGGCCACCAGCGCTTGGGGAGTTCTGCGCCCCTGCCTGGCCGGTCGGGTAAGCCCCGTCCCCACCCTTGGTGGGCGTGTTTACGGTATCGTCACCGGCAGCGCCTCCACCACCGGCTGCTACGAGTGGAATTTCGGTTGTGTTGTTGACCTTGCTGGTGATGGTGACGTGTGTCCCACCACCACCTGAGTATCCGGGGGATGATACAACGCTGAAGGCGTTTGTCCAAAGACCTCCAGGACCTCCCGTACCGCCACCGTACGGGGTTGGTCGGCTGGTAGAACCATACAACGCTCTAGTCTCTGGTTTCTCTCCTATTCTGAAATAAAGACGTTGGCCCGCCCACGTAGAATCAATAGCAATCTCGGCCTTGATGTAGCCTCCGAGTCCTCTGTAGGTGTCAGGACCCTGACCCTCAGCACCCCAGAACTCTACTGTAAGAGTGCAGCCACCTTCGGGGACCCACGTCCAGAGAGCCGTAGCCTTGGCGAACTCAGCGTTCCTCTGCGTGTAGACCGTCTTTGTTCGCGGGTCGGTCCACTGCGGGATCCAGAATCCGGAGTGTCCGGGGAATCGATCGAACGATTCGTAGCCGTTGCCGTCTAGCTCCCACACCCAAGTTCCGGACAGGTTGTTATCGGTCGGATCGGTGCCGACAGTGAGGCAAGTTGGTTCCGGGAAGACTTCAAGGGACGTAATGGCCATCCCTCCGGTTCTTAGGAAGTACGCTGCCATAACTCAGCCCTCATAGACAATAGTGGGGGTTCGGCAGGTGCGAAGAATAATAGTCAAGTCCTCGCAAGCTCCACCTCCAATGTCAGTTATCTCGACGGTAACATCGGCATTCTGAGCAATGATTAGTCCTAGGTCGTACCTTTGTGCACGCACGGGGTCCGCAACGACATAGTCCACACCGAGAGCGGTAGCGGTGGCTCCGTTTACCAGAACTCTGAACGCTAACCCGTCCTGAGCGGTTTCCTGTACGACGGCAGCCTCTTGAATGACCATGAGTGCCGGGACCATGTAGCCAGGGAAGATGTCGGTACCGGATACTACACCGAACCATGAGAAAGGGGGAATTTCTGGGCACGTAACGTCATCACCGATTGGGGTACAGCAGTACGTGATGTCTCCCGTCTCTACCTCGGTCAGCTTTATTCGAGGGGTATCCAGGGCATTATCTATTTCAACAATGAACCCACCGATCCTCTGCGACGGGATCCGGGTCGTACCGGTGTTGGCGCGTTCGCGCCGAAGTTGCTCGTCCATACCCCGGATGTAGTCCAGGACATTGAGGGGAGCACCTCTAAAGCTCATCCGACCAGGTTCTCGTTACCTACGGGTGCTAGCTCGATACTAACGGATTCGGCCTCAGCCGTGATCTCTACTGAGATGGTGTTGATTCGGTATCGAGTGTCGAGACCGACGCACGCTGAACTCACACTGAGACCAACCAACAGGCCAGGCACCAACAGATCAAATCCGAACGGAGCGTCTGGAGATAGTTGCCCCCCAGAGAGCTTGACGTATGGGTTGCTGTTGAACTGGACCCTGGCCCGCGCCTCTGCCGTGATTGGGTTGGGATGTTCGTCGGTGAAAACGTCCTCAGTGCTGTCGCTAATATGAACAGTCTCCAGAGCACCATCTGGGTTTGACGCTGTAAAGTCCTCAATCCACATTTGATCTTGCGCCCAGCCGAAATATCCTGTAAAGCCGCCACCTACTACGGTGTAGTTGCTCATAAAGGTTCCAACGACCTCGATCACTGGCATCTGTGCCCACGTCTGATCCATGAGTATGCTCTGTGTCGGGAGAGACCCATTCTCGTCCAGGTAGAACTGGCTGAAGCTGACTTCGACGTCACCGTAGAAGAGATCCCGACCGACCACGGTATAGTCCACGCCAGCGTCCACGAGAGAGCGAAGCTCGTCCCCGATGACGGGATAGCGACCTCCCCAGATGTCCGTATCAAATCCAGGGTAGAACTGGTCGATAGGGATTGCAACAGGAGCTTGATGGAAGGTCAGCGCCCAACTGCTACGGGCGTATCCGTGTTGCATCAAGTCATTGAATACAGTCGTGATCGGTGTCTCTTCTACCTCGTAATCAGCGCTTTGGAAAAACAGTCTCTTGTCGAAGTTGGCGAACAGATCGCGAGCCGAAATCTTGAGTGATCCATTGTTCAGGTCCATTGTCAGGCCCATGACGGGACCTACCCACACGGCTACCCCGTCTCTTACAATCTTCAGTTCATGACGCCAAGGTCGTACAGTAGATAGACATTCGCAGCACGCAGCGTCAGATCCCTTCAACACAAGGGTGACTGATGCTTCAGATATCTCATTCAATCGTCTCCCGAACGAAATGCTTATTGGTTTCATGACGCTGGGTTCACACAGTACTGTGCCGTCCCCCCGTCCTACGATACTTATTTCGTAAATACCACACCCCAAACGGGGAATTGTGTACGTAGTGAGATCGACAACCTCGATGGGGGGATCATACGAGGGTGGCTCGTATACCGGTGGTGTAGTTGGCTGTCCTGGCTGGCCGAAATCTCCGTTGCCTACATCGCTCATACGTAGTCACCCCACGCCGTAATGGCAAGGCCCCACGACGTGAGTGTCCCGGTAGCAGAGACGTACTTCAGGCTTTCGGTGTAGGAGGTTCCTTGCGTGATAATCAAGGGGCGCGGTGCTCCCTGAACAGTAGTTGACATTGCTGGGTACGAGAGTGTATAGATTACAGCGTACCCGCCACCGTTTAGGTCTACCTGAAGGGTACCCGTGAACGCACCGGCCGAAGTAAATTGAAACTCTAGAGCGGCCATGATAGCTAAGTCATCACAGCCATTCGTGTTGTCATAGGTAATTGTGATTGGCCCAGCCGTGTTTCCAGCCGTCAGTGATCCACCAGTATCGGTCTCTACAAACGTCTGGAAGTGAGAGGCTCTTTCAGCCCAAATGGCACCGTCGCACTCGCGATGCAACGCCGTGCATGTGTCGATGGCAGCGTCGTGGGCGGCGAAACCTCCACAGTCAGTAACAGCGTCACCAGCAACAAACACCCGCAGTCCTCGGTTGATTGTCGGTGTTCCACTACCGGCGACACCATTGCACTGGAGACCACCTACCGGGTCAAGGTCTACCCTTCCTGTGCCGTCTCCGAGTAAATCAAGTCCACATCCTATGCAAGCCATTTGGAATCTAGTCTAGCACTAGAACTCTCGGACGACTTGGGTAATAGATGCCCAGGTATCGGGTCTAATAGCGCACTCATCGGCCTCGATAACCACACAATACGACCCAGTGAGACCCTCTAGAGCAGCAAATGAGATAGGACCCGCCGATATATCAATGAATGGGGTGCCATCAACAGAGGCACCAACATTATTGGTCATAAGTAGCGTGTTCGTAGAGGTATCCAGGGTGAATTTGTTCTCTGGAGGAATTCTGTCCACGTGCAGGCTCCATACTTCGGCCCCGCCTGGGCAGGCCCCGGAAAGCACCTTGATCACTACGTCCTGCATTGTGTAGTCGTCAGCGTGCACCTCTACCAGGAACGACAAAGCTCCAGGAGTATCGTTGGTGATTACGGTCGAATCCACCGGCACTGTGCGGCAGAAGAAGGCCTCAAAGGTCGGACTACCACAAGTATCGGTGGCGATGGCTGGAAACGCCTCTTCACTCGTGAGTCCAGTCGGGGTGCCGTAGGTCCAGGGCTGTTCACTGACAATACTGAATTCGGCTCTTCGGACATACTTACGCATCCCCGGCAGCGGGTCTTCGCCCCAGATTGGACCCTCGACTAGGCCACAGTTCTTGAGGAACCAACGGCCCTTGAGATTTTCAGCCTGTGTCGGTGGCCCAGTGAAATGCTGGCATGTGTTTCTGAATTCGACCTCGTAAATAGAGCAGGGTGTGTCCCCTGGAGGGCATCCATTGATCAGACGATCTTCGAGCCATCGGTATCCATACTCCATCGAAAGCTCGTCACAGGCAAACAATAAGACGGCGAAGTTGTATCGCTGCGCCGAGGGCTTGAACGGCGCAATAACTCCACCAGTAGGAGTGCCCGTGACGTTGGCGATCAGCCTGGCGATGGGCCGGTCGAGCGGGTTGGCTTTCGTGACGTTCAGGACGCGATAACCAAGGAAAGTGGCCGACTCCGAGACAGCAGCATCATACCAGGGGGCTGGATCTGTAGTGGGACTTGTGTAGGTGACAGCTACGGGTGGATTACCAGTCGTCCACAGGAGCGGATCGCAGTCACTCGCTAAGGCTACCGTCCCCTTGACAGCCCCCTCACCGCATATGTCACACTGATTCGTTACGTACGCTGCTGTTCTTGCTGAATTGATCTCAAGATCGCAGCCAAATTTGAAATAAGGGAAGTACATTAGGGGGTCCACGCAACCGGGATTACGACTTCCCCGGCCATACTGAAGTCTACTCTTCTAACGTGCTTCCTCATTCCTGCAATTGGATCGTCGGCCCAAACTGGTCCAGTCACGAGGACAGCATCGTCTACGGTCCATAGACCCTTGACCAGCATCGGAGACGTAGGGACTAGGGGGAGATCCTGGCAAGTGTCTCGATAGATCAGGGTGCCACGACTGCACTCGGTGCTGCCGTCCCCCACTGTCTGAACGCACGACAAACGGTTCGCCAGGAACCGGAACCCGTACTCCATGCCCGGCTCGTCGCAAGCAAAGAGCAGCACCGAGAAGTCGAGTCGGACGACACCGCGATTGAGGGGGCCTAGGACACCCCCACCGGATCGCCCAAGTCGTTGAGTCACAGTTCTGGCCATTTGGTTCGGCCGAGTAACGTTCTGCACGTGATACCCGAGGAACGTGTGCGATTCGGAGATTCCACTGTTGTACCAGAGAGCGCCGTCTCCGCTAGGTGTGGAGTATGTTACGGGAACGGCCGTGCCAGCATCCCAATAGAGCGGATCGCAATCGCAGTCCATGACAACTGTTCCTCTAATCAGTTCATCAGCACAAATTTCGCATTGAGCGGAAACGTAGGCGGCGGTAGCGGCAGAATTGATTACGAATTGAGCACCAGTGTCACAGGTGTATTGAACGTAGGGGAAGAACACAGTTCCTAGTCTACAGTACGGTGTTCTTCCGGCTTTGATTGAAATAATTCGTTGTGGAACGAGTCAAGCTGGTCGAGCATTGAGGACGCTTGCTGACTGAAGTCCCTGGTGTCCAGGCCGAACTCGTCCAGTACGACGCGATCCCAAATGATGTCATCCAGACTCTTTCGGAGCTTAGGCCTGAATTCTGGGGAGTTGATCGTGTACGAGTAGATGTAGGCTAGCACGCAGCCCATATCCGCCTCACCGAGATCGAGACCAGTCTTACCGAAGTACTCGCCCTTCAGTTCTTGCCAGATCGTGAGGCCGTAGCCGAACAGACGTTCGGCTACTCGGTAGGGAGGGTCGAATAGACCTCGCTCAGGGCATTGATGATCTCGTTGAGGCCGTCCAAATCAAGGTCATCCTGTATTACTGCAAAGTCTTCTCGATCTTCCGGTATCAGACAGAGATTGATGTATCCCTGTAGGCCCTTGACACGATTGTCCTCGCTGATCAACAAGGCTAGTGCCGTTACCGGAGCCTTTGGCTTGAAGTGGAACTTGGTATCCCCTAACGTGAACTCAGGAGCCTTCTTCGTGCTATTGGAGATGAGCAGGTGGCTCAGGTTGCGCTTGAGGGCGACTTCAGCCAGAGACTCTTCTACGGGTACTGTTGCTTCCTTTGGTGGTGTAGCCATTCTGCTATAACTCTAACTCACGTTCTAGCTATTTGTCCCGAGGCCATGAGGAAGTCAAGAATCTGCTGACCGAATTGAGCGGCATCGGTGTCCTGATTTACATTGAACTGAGCAGCGATCGAAACGGCCGTTGCGTCACTGACTTCGAAGCCGAGAATTCGAGCGGCCTCAACGATGGCCGTGACCATAGTGTTCTTGGTCTGCTCCTGAGCGGCCCTCTCGGCAATCTTCTCGGAAGCGTCGTCCCTTTGGGCCACGAGAGAGGAAAGCTGGGCCAGGTCGGCCGGGTCAGATAGCAGCAGCTTGCGGACCTGGCGTAGATCTGCTACGTTGTCGATACCTATGGCGTCGATGGCGTCCTGGCTGAGGCCTCGGTTGAGTAGCGACTGAATCCCGGTACCAAGCTCGGTGATGTCGGCTACCTGCCGCCCAGTGTTCGTGATCAATCGTTCAGCAGACAGTGCCCGCTCAAATTGTGTTCTTTCCCTGATTGATGCCTCCCAGCCGTCTGCGGCCGACTTAATGGCGTCGGCAGCGCTTTGGATAGCGTTTGTGATTGTGTCACCTGCACTTTCAATAGTCTTGGCTAGGGCCTCGGCTTCTCTTGCTCGCTGCTCGGCTTCACGTGCGGCCTCTTCTGCTAGTCGTTCGGCTTCCTTTCGCGCTGCCTCAGCATCTCGCTCTGCCTGTAGGGCGAGTTCTCTTTGCTGACGCGGAATTACAAGAGAGGCTTCTCGCTGCTGGCGGAATAGGTCTTTTTGATCCTGCGCCAATTTCGCTAGTTCTGCTGGTGTTCTTCCAGCCACTTCGCCACCGACACCCCTGACTCCCCCCTTGAGGATATCGATTGTCTTCTCAAGCTCAGCTATTTGAGCTTCAAGCCTTTCACGTTCCCCAGTGGACAATGGGCCACCACCCGGCAGTGCCCCCCTGGCCAGTATAAGCTGAAGCTGCTCTAGCTTCGCTATGGCATCTGTAACGTCAGCATCCACAATAAGGGTGATGGTCTTGTCAAAGTCGTTTGCCAATCCAAGAAGATGCTGAAGCTCTTCCTCATTTACTCCAGTCTGTGTTGACAGTTCCTTGAGTGTGCCAATAAATCCAGCCTGAGTACCAGCCGTAGCTTGGTACTGACGCCATAGCCCAGCGGTCCTTAGGAAATCTTCAAAGTCTGCTTCGGTTCCACCAAGAATCCCTCGTAGCTCAACGAAGGCTGAGGTGAAGAATTCTGTAGAAGCCGCCGCAGCCTTTATGGCATCCCCACCAGGAGCAGCCTGAGTCAACTTGAATATTGAGGTAGCGGAAGCGAATAGTTCGGCGGTAAGAGCCTGAGCTTCAGCGGCACCAGATCCCTGTGCAGCTACAGCGTCGAACGCATCGTTCAACTTCTTCGTCTGCTCCGTAGCCGTCTTTATGGTGTCCAATTCCAACTTGAAGGGGGCGAAGAATTCAGTAGCAGCCTTTCCAGCCTCGTCCATCTTGAGTCTTGTGGCCTCCATTTCTGTTCTGGTGTTTCTCAGAGCAGACGGAAGTGTAGTGTCAAGCATTATGGTCAAGACTTCAACCGTTTTACCGGTGTCCGCAGCGGTAAGGCCCAGCTTGCCCAGCCCCTCTTCCCACAGGGCTATTTCGGCTGTTGTCTTGGGTATAGCTTGTCCCGTTACGAACGCTAGTTGCTTGGATGCGATCGTGATAGCGTCTGTTCCGGGGCGGCGACCTCCCGTAGGATCAAACAGTGCTGGGTCAATTGGCTTGATCTTGTTCAGAGCCGCTAGCTTGGCCGCCGCCGAATCCAGGAACTCGACTATTCCTGGCTGTTCGAACAACGCCGTCTGAGTGGCTTTCAACTCTGCCAGCTTTCTATCAGTAGCCTCAACTTGCTTTGCTACTCCCTCGTAGTACGTCGCATAGGAATTGTCACCGCCGCTCGGCGGAAGTAGCAAGGCTAGAGTGTCGTGGAGCTTTTCTGCTTCACCCGTTAGTGCCACTATTTCTTGTTCAACATCAGCGATGTCACCCGTGGATCCAAACAAGATATCAACACCGCGTTGAGTTGATAGACCTAGAGGCTCGGAGAGAATAAACCCAGAGAGAATTCTGCGAGCCATGGTGTCTCCAATTTGCGCCAATTCTTCCTTCTTATCTTCAACCTCATCGTTAGCAGCGGTAAGGAAGGACGTAACAAATCCAATTCCAGCCCCCGCGATAATTCCGGCTGGGTTGAAACCGGTAACTGAGGCCCCTAGAGCGGCACCCGTGAGTGCTCCTCCGAGAAGCTTTGCGCCCTCACTATCGGAACCACTCAGTACTGTGCCTCCGATCAGGGCAGCACTGGCTGCGGCGGTAGCAGCGGTCTTGGCCTTAAGCCCCATCTGCTCGTATCGGGTCCCCAACTTCTGAGCGGCCAAGGCCGTCTGCTCCATTTGGACTTCTTGTGTCTTGAGATTTGTAGTGAGGGACGTGACGGATCTACCTAGGCCCTGTGGAGAAATGACAGTTCCCAAGGTTCGTATGCTGCTTACGTATTGGATGAGGAATAGCGGTGCCTTCAAAGCAGCCAGAGCAGCGAAGAACACTCCGATGGCTTTCAATCCCGCTTCTGGAATAGCGTTAAGGGCACCACCGAGGGCCTCCAACGTGGAGGCGAATATCTTGAGTCCAGATACGGCACCGGTAGCCGCAGCACCACTGAACCCCTCGAATACCGGCTTCAAGGCGTCATAAATACCCCCTATTCCTTCGGTGACCCTGTTGAAAGTGCTTAGGAAGTCTTCATCGCTGAGGGCCTCTGAGAACGACAGGATTCCTTTGAATATGTCCTCAAATATCTCTTGAAGCGCCTCTGAATTCTGGAACAGAATGGTGACTGTGTCGGAGAGTACGGCGCGGGCACCAGCAATGTTACGGGTTGCGTTGTTCATAGCGCCCTCAACCTTGCTACCAGCGTTGTTGATGGCAGCGAAGACGGTATCGGCCGAGATACTGCCCTGCTCCTGCATTTTCTTGATTTCCTGAGTCGTCTTTCCGAGGAAGTCAGCGAGTAGCTTCGTGATTGGTACTAGCGAGGACTGTAGCTGAATGGCGTCCTGACCAACCAAACGGCCGATGGAGCGGATCTGGGTCAAGGTGAAGAGCACCCTGCTTATGTTCTGTGTGTCGCCACCTACGGACGCAATTAAATCACCGGTGTTCTTCAGGAGCGGAACAATTGATTCGGCCGACTGACCCACACCTAGTAGCTGCTGAGAGTAGTTGACAAGCTCTTGCGTTACGAACGGCGAGACTCTGGCGAATTCCCGAATTTCATCGAGAAGTGCGCCACCGGCCTGCTTGCTACCTAGAATGGCCGAGAATCCAGCCTGAGCCTGGGCCAACTGGTCGAACAGCCCGGAGAACTTGCCAATTACGCCCTCGACAGCAGCTTTAGTGCCCAGGATAGCGGCAGTAAACCCAGCGGCCTGGATAGCGGCCTGAGCGAAAGCACCTCCTAGACCGTCCTGAACTGAGCCGGTGAGGCGGGCAACGGACTCTTCGGCTTGGCGAGTGTCGGCGGCGACGGGGACCTTGGCACCGGCCGTGGTGTTCGCCTGCTGGATGATCTTCTGAACGCCTGCGTTGACGCCACCGTCCTGCGGGAGTACGTTAAGGAAGATTTCACCGACGATGTTACGAGGCATTACCTTCTAAAGTCTAGTCTCGATCAGATAATCCGTACGCCGCCATAGTTTCTAGCCACAACCTTCAATGCCGCTTGTTCAAGTACCCTATAGGCGGGGTTTCCGGGATGCTTTACGATTTGGATATTGCGCCAGCGGCCGTCTCTTCCACGAAATCGCAGGGTGGATACCCGACGCGCTCGAATCCGGTGAGGACGGGTACCGAACTCGATGTCAGCGGCGTATGGCGCACGGTTACTGACGGAGAAAGTGGTGCTGCGGCCTTCGACTTTGACCTGGTAGCTACGAGCTAACCGACCTGTCTTCGGCTTGTCGGCTGGATGGTGCGGCCTGCGGGCTTCGTCCTCGGATGCTACCGTAGCTACCTCTAAGGCGATACGTCTGGCCTCGCGCCCGAGATCACCACCGGGAGCCGTGAACAGTCGATCAATCTCGTTCGGAAACGTGCGACCGACTGCCATCTACCAAGCGTAGCTCCGTCCATAGACCGTGCTTGAGCAGCTTGCGGACAGCCGGGGTGTCCTCGATCTCGACTTGTTCTCCAGCGCTCACGCCGAGGGCCGTAATACCGGCGTGGATCTTAAGTGAAGAGGCCAAAGGTGATCAAGTACTCGAATCCAGCGCAACCTCCGAGGTTGTAGCCAGTCATGTTGGAGGGCAGGAACGTCTGGCCTACAACACCAAATTCCTCTACACATCCACGAGCTATTTCGAAAATGGGGAAGGTGTACACAGGGTTGATGTAGGCCTCTATCTGCGTGGTCCAATCCACGAGCGTTTTAATGTCCATCGCTTCGCCGTCCTTATCGCTCTCTATGTAGCACATACCGAATCTAACGTTCAAATCGAAGGCGATGGCGAAGTGCGTGAGGATTCGATTCTCATTGAGAGTGTTGGGGAAGGCAATGTCGAACGGGCGGATGTTGTCGACCCAGAGCTTCAGGTCCGGGCAGCAGTCTTCGGCAGGGCGTACCATAACGACACCGTTTTCTGTTGGGACACTCAACCCGGCGTTGTTGATCATTTCCTTGATCAGTTGTAGGTATCTCTGAGCGAGAGTATCAAACGGATTGGGGTCGGTGAGTACTACTTGGGCCACTCTTCTAGCTTACTCGCTATAACGTCAAGTTCTTCTCGGATGTCATTCACCCTTGATATGAGGGCCTCCTGGGCCTGCTCTAGCCGATAGGTACGATCAAGAACGGACGATCCCTCCCTATTCGGGAATACCTGCTGACGAATATCGTTGGTAGCAATGGTTACACCACGGTGAATTCGTAGATCAAACCAGTCGGTTGCAGACTGTGTAGTTGTGCGAACAAGGCGCAGAATTATGGTGCGTGTTGGCTTGAAACGCCACAGACCATACACACTGGCGATGAGAGTGGCGGCACCGAGTAGAAACCCCTGTATCTGTTGAAGGACCTCAGGTTGTTGCTCAGTGACGGCCGATAGCAGGGATATCACGGGTACAGTTCCTTGAACTTCCGAAACGCTTCATTGATCTCTCGGAGATTGCTGGGCATAGTCCACGGGCGTTTTCCGTCCCCGATGATCTTATAGCCCACACACTCACTGAAAGTGTCGTCCGGGTAAATGGATGTCATAGCGTAGCCGCGTGGGTACCAAAGCGCTGCATTGAGAAACCATAGGGCACCGGACCGCTGTAGTTCGGTCCACGGGTGGTAAGATTCCCCGTCTGCCCCAACTTCGACTACTAAGGGTGACTTGCTCACTCCTTCAGTCTAGTCTTCGGGTACTGGCGCCTCTTCCACCTTTATACCAGCTACTGTTAAAATTGAGTCACAGGAAGCTGCGCCAATAGGGGGATATGCCTCGTCCAAGTACTCTTCAATTCGAACAATTTCTTCGGACACTGGTAACTGATCCAGGATGCCATTGAATATATTACGAACGGCCGTTTTGTTGTCTATTCGAGAAAGGCACTGCGTGTAATCAAGCTGAGCAGCTACGGCAAAGCGGTCTCTTACTCTCTCCTCAGAGAGAGAGTCGAAACGACTTAGACCCCCCACGATGGCGAGGCCTAGAAACAGGTACACTGGGAGTATCTGCTTCACTAGGAGGGTCTGGTTGAGCCACCCCTTTATCCTGCTTATCAGTCTCTTCAGCATTCTTCGATTTTACTCCCGGTGCAGCGGCAAGTTCGCCAAGTCCAATGAGAGCGAGAAGGAAAGCAATCCAACCGGGTGTTAGCTCGCGATTGTTGATGAAGATGCCGACAGCCAGGAACAATCCGACTGCAATTCGTATGCGGTTGATCCATACTTTCTCACGCACACATTACACCGCCACTTAGAGTCATGAGCTAATGATAGCTCATGAGGGGGAAATCAGGAAGTCTGTGCTGGAACCGTGATATAGCCGCAAGCCGTGGTCGGTGGGGCCGTATCGAACGTGAAATGCTCCGGGGAATCCGGGTCAATGGCGTCGGTTGCTGGCCAGTCGTTGAAGCAGCCGTCACCGTAGTTCGGGTTGGCCTCAGCAAAGCCGGTTAGCTGAACAGTAGCGATACCGTTCTCAAGGGTGGTGTCCCCGAGGGTAAATTGAGCCTTCGGGTAGGTCCACCTCCACCAGGTAGAAGTGTCGGCCTGGCAGGTACCTGCGGTCGAGATGGCTCGCGTCCACAGTTCAACGGCCACTGGATCGTTAGCAGCGGCGCCGATGCCTCGACGGGCGAATCCTTCAGGCTCTCCCAGACCGTCAACGTACAGCGTTCCACCGGTTAGAAGTTCAAGTAGCTCCATATCGCGGGTGGCAAGTTCAAGCTGAAGGTTGATTCTCTTCAGCCGGTCAACGTCCTTGATCGAAAGCTCAATGTCGCCGCATCCATTCTTCTGGATGAATTCGTCACCGGTTTCGTATTCAGGACTAGCGGCTAGCCTAACGATTGCAGAAGAGACTACGGCACCAGTTGCGCCAGGAACGCACGAGCAGGTGGAGTTGAGGCGAGAAACCCTAATTACGCAGACTCTCGCAGATCCAAGACATACAGCCATATCTCAGAGTTTACAACGGCTGTTTGCCCCTAATTGACGCTCAGGAAGTCTTGGCCTTAGTCTTTTTTACAGGCTTTTCGTCGGCTTTAGGTTGAGCAATAAGAGCATCATGGTAAGCACGAACATCGGCCTTGCGCTTAGCCTGGGCCTCAACCATTACATTATACTCCTCATCGCATGTCAAACAGGGTGATTCAGCCATAACTCAAACTGTATCCTAGTACCAGCCATCTGAGTCAGCCACAGTCATGATTGAACCAACCTGTGTAGCGTCCAGGACACCCGCAAACGTAGCCACGTACGCTATGCCGCCATCAAATGAAAGCGCCGATGACGGCAAGTCGGCTCGATCTCCGATAACGAGAGCGGCTGTTCCGTTGGAGTTTGTGCCAGATCCACCGGATAAACCGGGGGTTATTGGTGTGTTATTGTTCCTGTACAGGGTTGAAGCGGAGGAATTGAGCGCTCCTGCCAGCGTCGTTACGATCGCCTGCCACCCAGTGCCTAACACTTGCGTGCTGGTGCTAGTTCTGAGTGTGTTTCCATCGGCTGAATTGAAGGACTCGATTGTAAACCTGCCCGCAGTAGAGTTGATAGTAGTTTGCCACTCATAGTTTGAGGCAGCGCCCTTCGTCACCACGAATTTGAGTCCAGCAGCTACCGAGTCCGGCTTTATGAGAGCAAAAATGGTGAGTCCGGGAGTGGTACCCAGGGTCCAGACAGTGTTGTCGGCCACTGATACTCGCCCACCCTGGAAGTTCGGGAATGCGTTGTACGGACCAGCGATGTTGTTGAGGGTCACGGTTCCTGCGTATGTGCCGTGACGGGCGTTGCCCGAGTAGTCCGTGGCAGTTGTGCCAGAGGTCTCATCGAGCTTCCAGAATCCCAACGGTGACAACGCCATTATGGCGTTAGCGAGTGGGGTACCAGAAGGTGCAGGTGGAACCCCGGAGCCGCCCCCGCCGCTACGAATTCCGGACCCACCACCGCCCGAACGTAGGCCAGAAGATACCTCCTTTGTCATGATGCGCTCTCGGGCGGGAAGGATCGAATACCTCGCCGCATATCAGGGGACCACACAAACGTCGGGGACTGTAAGCCGGACGGATTGAACGTAGCGATGGCTAAATCAACTAAATAAATCCCGGTACGACGGTCACGAAGCATTTCCGCAGCGCTCGCTACATCCATTGTGACGCCGTTACGGGACACTGAGGTAGTGCGCTCGGGGAGCTTGCAAGGGCCGATGCTGGAGCAGCCATCGAACAACTGACAAGCGAGTGCACGGGTAGCGCGAGTGACGAGGCGAGGTGGTACGATACCGTGCTCCAGCGTCACCTCGAAAACTGACCCATCGTTGCTGTCCGGGTCATCTTCAGCGGAGCCGGTGACGGCCCACCAATTAGCCTTGACAGGGAACGCTTCACCATCGTTGCGAACAATGTAACGATATTCGTCCACGTGAAAGTCAGCCGGATCCTGAGCAGTACCGTCGTAGCGGATAGAGACGATGTCGGTTACAGGCCACAAGCTCGTACGGATTCTCCAGGAAGTGTAGCAATCACCTGCTGGTGGTCTGTAGGTTGTTTCGCAAGTCCCGTCAAATTGCCTACCTAGCAGGTAATACATGAGCAACGAGGCGTCTTCTATAGCATCTAGGACATCCGGATCGTCCTCCTCTAGCCCTTGCGCCTCGGGGCACTTGAGAATGAATTCAGCCGGTGTCAGATATGGGTAGGACCCGCAAGGCAGGTGGTCTACGAAAACGGCCATGACCCTATTCTAGATCAGTAGGATCAGTTGGAGAACAGAACTCCGTCGACTGTTCCTGAAACTACGTCGTAGAAGATATTTCCTCCAGTTGGGATACCACGCTCGGACCAGAATGATACGGATTCTCCTGCGGCTAAGTGGATTGGGATAAACGGCGTATCGGCGTTGTCATCACCGAACCTAATTCTCACAATAGCCGCAACGGCAGCGGTCTCTTCGATGAACCAGCCGTAAAGTGTGCCGTGGGCTAGCCCACCACCGCCAGAGTCAGCGTTGGCCCGTGTTCGAGTGACCGTGGCCGTGGCCTGAGAGATTGGGACAGCAGTAGCACGTAGTTGAGTGTCGGTGAGCGGGCCGCTAACAGGTACGGCTGTGGCACGTAGCTGGGTATCGGTCAAGCCGCCTGTTGTGACCGTGCCACTAACAGGTACGGGGGTAGCTCGTAGTTCGGCATTGGTCAGGCCACCGCCGCCACCGCCTTCACCAGCGCAGCAGGCTGCGCCGGTAGTTAGGTCGACGCTAACAGCGTAGAAGCCTACCTCACCATCATCGAGTGGGTTCGACAGTACGAAACCAATAGCGCGCTCAGCGTAGACAACGATGTCGTTGGTTTGACGATCGATAGCTTCCTTGTCAGGGCCATCCGTTTCAGGCGGCGTAAAGATGACAGGGCCGCGATAAACCACGACCATTCCGGGGTGGCCGTAGATCCAGCGGACCGTGTCGGTTGCGGCGTTCTCGTTAGCCCCGCCGCCAGGGTTCGGGCCGTTACCGGTGTACCCGTGACCCGGCACGACGTAGTTGTCGAGCGGCGACAACCACACGTTGCCCTCTCGGCGGAACAGTTCGTAGCCCTGTAGCGCATCGAACGTGGCCGGATCAAGATGGATCATGCCTCGCCCGTCGTGACCGGACGTCGCAATGGCGGCGTCGATCAGGCCGAAACCTGTCTTGACGTCTTCGCTTGTTCCTAGTACGTCGGAGTCGGCCCCAACGAGCGATGGGTTACCGAGAGCTAGCGAACCCTCCCAGAACTCTCGCTCAAGCCACCACGATTCGATGACGTCGAGCTTTACCTTGGCGTTCTCTCGCTTGACGCCCGTGAAGGTTGAACAAGCGTCAGAGGCATAGACAACGAAAGGGAAAAAGTCAGTTCCACCTAGTCTATTCTGAGCGTCCTTTGTTTCTTCGTCAGTCGGGCAAATAGGAAACAATCCAGTTGCATCGATAGCGGAGATGTTCTGAATTGCAAGTCTGCCGTACCACCTCTCACCTGCGGGTGCAACACCTTGTAGTGCTGACGAGATCAAAGAGACCCGCGGTGCAGAGAGGGGCGGCGCTTGAACGTCAACAGTCATAGAACTAATGCTACCTCATAATGGAAAGAGACCGGGATCAAAGACCCCGGTCTCATTCGGTGTGGTTGGATTGATTAGATCAGCTACCGGTGCAGACTCGCAATTCGTCAGCCGGAGCGTAGGTGCCGTTGGCGCATAGATCCGAGGTAACTACCAAGGACTCAAGGCCCAACTTGCAGACCTTGTTGAATTCCTCGTAGAAGATCTGGTAGTCGTTCGTGCTGTTAAGCGTCGAATCTCGTACGAGACCTAGGTCGAGCGTTCCACCATCTAGGTAAAGGAAGGTTCCCTCAGGGTAGATGACCCACTCAGCGGAAGCTGGCCATGTCTCAAGAGCGCCGACCGCAGGTGTGACGAACGGGGCACCAGCGCCGGTCGAGTGGTCCTGGTACCAGGTTGGGTTGACACCACGAGACGAGAACCAATCGCTGACCTGCCCATCAGTGATGTTGTATCGGGAGATACCGTCACCAGGAGCCTGAGCGGCGATGTCGTTCTTGATGATGCCGGTTAGCCAGAACGGGAACAGGCCTCGGAAGCTGGCGTTCGAAGACAGTCGGTGTCGTGCTCGGAAGCTGGCAACCACCAATTCGATCTGCTCAAGGATCGAGAACGTTGCGCCGTAGGTCTGAGCGGCCGTAACGGCGGTGCTGTTAGCGATGATGGCGTCGATCAGCCTCGTCTCGGAGTATCGAGAGAACTCGACGTTTCCTAGCTTCAGCCAAGCCTCAACCTGCTCCGGGTACGTTCGGGCACCGAAGTTACCAAAGGTCAAGCAGCGGTGGATGGCCTCGATGATGCAGGTCTGCTCGGCCTCACACGTGACGTGTAGACACGGCTTCGGAGCGGTTGTTCCGGCTGGATCCTGGTTCGTATAGCCAGCAGCGTCCTGAGCAGCGGTCGTGACTCGAACAGAACCGGCTAGGTCCGTAAGAACTGGCGACGGCATGAATCGGATTCCGCCTCGCTCAGCCTTGAACACTGGGAGGGCATCGCGCACTGGGCGGTGAGCGTCTCCCCAGGTCTTGAACTGGTAGTACGGGGTGATCATGGCGCAGAGACCACCGGAAGCGGTGATCGCCTGCTCGGAGGCAACGGCCTCAATCTTGGCCATGTTGGAGTCGATGTCGTTCGTAAGGATGCGATCCTCGGAGAACTCACCATGGACTGAAGCGACTAGGAAACGAGTACCGTCCGCTCCGGGATCTGTGCCTCGAACATCCGGGCGCTTTGAGGTGAAGGCCTCGGCAACTCCCCGCCAAGACTTCAGGTCCTGACCGGCCTTAAAGCCTCGAATGTCAGCGGAAGCCGTAACGTTGAACGCCTTCTCTTCGGCCAACTCGACCGGAGAGTCACCCTCAACTTCCTTCGGGGTGATCTTGACGTCTTCAGCCAACTCTTCCTCGACCTCTTCCTCGACTTCCTTCTCTTCCTTCTCAGGAGCAGCGACAGCTTCGGCCTCAGCGGCTTCAGCTAGCTCGACTGCCTTGGCAGCCTTGGCAGCCTTCAGGGCGGTGAGCTTTGCAGAGATCGAGTCGCTTTCAGCGACTTCGTCCGCCTCAGCTAGCTCAATTCGCTCAGCGGCTTCAGCCCTTACGGACTTCAACGCCTCAGCGATGGACTTTAGCTCGTCGCGAGCCTCTGTAGCGGAGAACTCTTCGTTCTCGCCGTTACGAATGCTCTGGTATTCGGAAACCAACAGGGCTTCGAACGCCTCAAGTTCGTCATCGTCAAGAGCCGACAAATCCACTTCGAACTCTTCGGTCTCTTCAACAGCTTCAGTGCTCATATCAGGTAACGATACTAGATACGTTTATGGGTAAATGACACCCGGTCAGATACGCTCTGGATAGAGCACTTGAATGTCGAGCAAGGCCAATTCATTCTCAAGGTCCTCGACCGTCTCACCTTCAACAATCTGAGTTTCCTCAGTTACTTCGGTGGGTTCAAACACCTCAATTCCTTCACCGTCAAGCACTTGCTTTTCCGGGTATGAGTCGGACTTATCACAGTCACAGTCGTCGTCAGCGCTTTTGCACTTGCAACCAGTGTTGGAAGCGATAAGCGATACCTGAGCACCAGCTACTAGACCTGCCTTAGCTCGCGGAATTGGGAATCCAGGACTGTTGACGGCCAGAACGCCAACCATCTCCAGAGCGCCGTTGATTGCTCGCCAGTCACCAGACACAGAGGCAGCACGAAGTACAGCGATCTGCTCAGGTGTAGCAGTTGGCGAGACAGCGCCCGTAATCCAGATGCCGTGCGAGTCTTCGCCAGCGTGAACGTAAGCAGCGGCCCAGCCGGTGTGGTCATAGTGATCCGCAGCGGGCTGAGCACCGAATGACAGATTGGCGTGGTTCGTACCAGCAGTCAAGCGGCCTACAGTCACGACACCCTCGTCAGTCTGCACGTGGCCAACGTTGAAATACTCGTAGCCTCGGCCTCGTGGCGGGGTAACGCACTTGTCTTGACGGCCTACGTGACACGTTCCCCATAGAGCAACGTGACCGAAGACGTGTGTGCCGTCGTCACTAAGTGTCAGCGGTGTGGCCTCAGTGAAATTTGGGGAATCGAAGAGCCGTTTCGACGGCTTCCAGCCTTCGGGGGCGGAAGCGGCCGTGACCGAAATCTTCATGTCATCGAAAGCCGGGATCGGCAAGCACGTAACGGCTACGATCTCACCTGCCGTGATTCGCTTCCGGATCGTTAGACCACCTTCGTCATCGTCGGTGGCCTCTAGCTCTTCGACTACAGCACCAGCTACGTCGGCTGAGACGCCAGAGATAACGCCCTCTTCGATAAGGGCCTTGGCAGCCTGACCTTCTTCGTCGGCAGCGAAGAACCCCTTGCTGTAGATGGTAGCCATCCCGGTCTCTTCATCTGTTTCCCTCCAGAACTCGGTGATTGTTCCGACAGCTACAGAAGACTTGTGACCGCCTCGGCCTGACGGGTCATTCGATCGAATGAACATAAGAGGGGCCGGGGGCTTGCGCCAAGTGATCGAACCCTTTTCGAAGATTCGACCATCGACTGTTGGCTGGCCCTCAACGGCTACCTTCATCACGAATCCACCGGACGCAGTGTCGGGCTGATATAGATGAGATACCTCAGGGCGTGCTGATTCCATAGTCCCTAGTGTAAGCCAGTTCACACAGGGCTATAGAACAATCAAATCGTGAATGGTTCTCCGAAATTGGGGAAATAAGGAGCCACCACGCAGGCGCAGCCCCAATGATCACCAGGCTGGTAGTGCGATCTGCGGATCCAATAATCCTGCGGAGCGATACGGAGGCCTTCATCTGTCCAGCTTTCAAACACTAGACCATCCATCTGTAGGTGACCGTTGAACGTGCGTCGTGGCTGCTCTTCGTAGCCATAGAGCCAAATCTTCTGATCAGTTGTAATACCGGACGCCTCAAACCAGTCATTTGTAGTCTTTCCGGTCGTGACACCTCCGATTAATTGAACTGTAGGATCGATTGTGCCGCCTCCCAGCTTCACGAGTAACGGCCTGACATCGCCATACTGTACGAGATCACCCTGGCGGAATTCACCGTAGACCGGTTCCTTGAGTGGGTTGAACGCGCGATCTGCAATAAGCGTCTTGAGTAGATCGGCGTATCCCTGGCGAGCTTGTTCGATACCGTTCTCTATCAAGTTAGATACAAAGCGTCGAGGGATTAAAGCGCCCGGTGTGAGGCTTAAAATCAGTTCTTCACCGATGTTCCAAGCGTCGGTGGCGAGCACCCCGAACTCGTCCAGCCAGAACGGCTCAATGAATTCTGTTGGGTCGGCAGCGGCCGTTACTGAATCCTCTATGTGACTCAGGGCCAACGATACGTGGTCCTGCGTGAGTCGCTGCATCTGGCGCAGCAACTCAATGTCATATTCGCCCAGAGCACGAGAAGCATCGAGGGCAGCGGCGGCTCTGATCGGTTGAACACGCGCTGGACCAGGCTTAACTCTTCGCTCTTCAGCCGTTACGGGAGGCTTTGCTTTTGGGCCTTGGGGGGAGACGCCCCTGCCGGGGCTGATGGTTTTGGGCCAGCACCACCCCCAGCCGCAGGAGCGGCCGGGGCTGGCGGCTCGGTCGGCTTGCCGGTGATAGCCATCTTGGCATCGGCCATCTTGATACCGACTCTCTTGGCGTACTCGTCGTCAGACGGCTTGTCCTCATCACCGAAGCTCGATTCGTTGCGAAGGGTCTCGTCGGAAATGACGAATCTATCGTGCAATGCCAACGCTCGTTCACCCTTGTCCGGGCTGATAACAAGCTGGGAGGCGTCGTACCAAACCATCACGTCCTCAGGGTCCTTGATTCCAGCGCTCGCTAGTTGAGCGGGGCTGAGCTTGTTCAACGCCTTCTTCAGATAGGTACGAGTCATTGCCTCGCAAATAAGTTCAATTAGTGGCTGAATATGGGCCTGGAATACGTCTTCTTTGATGGCCCAAGCGGTCCAGTGCGTTACTTCGCCAGTACCCAATAGGATCTCTTTCGGTAGCTCAAGAGTGTTGGCGATTTGCTGAATAGCGTTCTGAATCGAGGCTTGAGCGGCACGCGTATCGAACGAACGACTCAGTTCCTCGTACTTCATCTTGCCGATGACATCGGCCGGACCAATCAAGAGCAACGGGACAACTGCTGACGGATGAGACTCGTCCGATAGCGGGGCCGTCATGCTTTCAGCGAGAGCAGCCCACAACGGATTCGACTCCATTGGGTTATCTGTCTTCGCTTGGTTCTGCCACGCAGGCGGTACAAGCTCTTGTGGCAGAGCCAATATACCCGAACCTGCCAAGCGTGACCTAGCAATAGCCTTCTCGGCGCGGTTCAGGACGATGATTTTCTCCAGTAGGTCCATGCACGAACGGGTTCCAGCGTCAGCCCACTGGCTGAATCGCGGGTGTTCCTTCCAGATACGCATGGTGAACGAGCCAGGCTGCAACGGAGTAGGCTGTGCTCCTGGCAGAGAGCGGCGCATAAATGAGGTGCCGTCCACAGCAAGCTCATCAATTGATACAGCATCCCAAGTCTGCTCAATCTCTCCCGTAGCGTTCGTGCTGGTCTCAGCCACGAGCCACGCTTCACCAGCTAGGAAGATGTTACGCCCTAGTTGACGCAGAATACCCGACTGACCTGACTTCGATGACTTGATGTTCTCGACGGCTTCAGCGATCGGACCCTCGGTGATTATCACTGGCTTCGAGGGATCCCCGTCTGTCTTCGGTCGGAAGGCAGCTACTAGCTTGATTCGCGCAAGAGCACCGCCGACGTAGTTCGTGGCATAAAAGAGGTGGCCTTCGGTGTCATAGATATCGTAGGCCTTGCGCTGCCACGGCTGGCGTAGCTGAGTCAAGTACGTTGCGTCAACGTAGCTGGCTACCTTGAATTGCTGACCCGATCCGACAATCGCCCCGGCGATGTAATCAGGTGGCGTCGGAGTCCTTTGTCTCTTGCTGAATAGTCCCATGGGTCTCAATTGAATAGTCTACTTCCACGTGGTCCGGAAAGGGACCATAGGCGTAAATAGTGGGAAGTCCGGGCCGAATAAGCGGCAGAGTCACACCCCCACACGATCTACAACGACCCATCAGCCTCCAACTTTGGAAGCTATGATGCCAACGACGGCACGAAGAGCAAACGGTAGTAGGCCAATCAGAACGATCTCGGGCACGAACCAGTAACCAACAACAGCGGCCAACGATACCCACCACCCCATGCACCATGGACAGTGCGTTAATTCACCTAACCAGTGGCCCTCGGTCACGTAGAAGACAGGGCCAGATCGAGTTGACTTGCCTCGAACTGGCTTCTGTGGGTCCTGCATTCCCTCGTACGGGAACCGATGGTGTAACCACTTCCTCGGCTTGGCGAACATGGGGAAATCGTCAGTGACGATTAGCCTCGTAATGCTGTATGCCCCGAAGGACAGGATCAGCAAGTGGATCAGTGTCAGGTTATTCAGTAGTTCCTTCATCGATCTCTAAGGCCCTCTTGTCCTTCAGTTTCTTCCTTCTGTCAGAGCGTTCCACGCGCCGACGCTCGATTGGTGTAGACCCACCCCACATACCGTAACGTTCCTTGTTAGCCAGCGCACTTGCAAGACATTGCTCTTTGATTGGACACATTGCGCAGACCTTTCTGGCTGTGTCGTAGTACTCGCTAGTGTCTCCGTATGCGCCATAGATTGTCCCATCGTCAATCCACTCTTCTCCCTCATCATCAATGATAGTAGGAAAGAAGACGTCATATCCTAGTTTCGTTGCGAGTCCTCGGCACGCTGCTTGTTCCCATTCCACTGGTCTCAGACCAGCCTATATGGTCAAACTTACTTCTGCCGTAGCGCACCTGAGTACCCCTCATCGTTCTGGTACTGACGCATTCCACCGCACCCACACCCCTCCTGAACAGCAATGCGTACGCGCTCACCTGTTGGATTCTCGACATCGTAAGCTGCCGCTACCATGCCTGTCGTGTGCTCTTTGGCTACTTCAACAATGGTGAAGCGCCCTAACTCGTCGTCAGTTACACGGTTAAGAATGACCAATTGATCATCCTCGACACCGGCTCTGACGTTCTTGAACACTTTCTTTCCGTTGACGAAAACCGTGACAACGGCCTGCTTTTCTCCCATGTCTTGATCTTAGACCAGAAATAGCAAAGACGACCCAATTCCTGCTGGGAATTGAATCGTCTGTCTACGGCATGATCTTAGCCGTTTGGAGCCGCTAGGAGGAATCGAACCCCTGATACTTGCTTACAAGGCAAGCGCTCGACCATCGAGACTAACGGCATGGAGCCGATACGGGGAGTCGAACCCCGATAGCTTCATTACGAGTGAAGCTGCTGTCCGTCAGTATCGGCAGGTAGGAAGCTTGGGTACCACCCCTTGTGGAGACTTGCCATTCCCCCCGGATTATATCGACATAGCCGGTTAGCCACCCGCCATTAACGTCGGTGAGTTAGACGCCACAGAAACGATGTGGGCGTATAGCAGTTGGTGCTACTACGTGCTCCCCGGAGGAATCGAACCCCTTCCGGATGTTCATAAGACATCTGGCGTCAACCAGACGCCCTAGACCGAAGAGCATGGTGAGCCAGGTGCGAATCGAACACACATTGCCCGCAGGCACCTCTTTTACAGAGAGGCTGAAAGACCACTTCCATCTGACCCAAAGACCAAGAATTCATCCTTGGATGGCCCCAACGTGACTGAGCTTTTACCTTCTACTTCACTGATGGGAATTAGCCAGCCTCTCGATCCGTAGGAGGCCCACAAATAATCGATCTCACTGGCTGACAATTTCTTTGCAACGTGATTCCAGGATTGATTTCCACCACAAGTACGAAGTGCTACGGAGGGTGAGCCACTAGGAGCAGCGGATTCACTACGTTTACATTGAACTCGTAGAAGCTGCTCTCCAGTATCTACAATCAGATCGTATCTGGACGACTCACTCATGGGAACTGAGACGGTGTATCCGAGATTCGTGAAATAGTAAATAGCTTGCGCCACTCCAATGTCACCTTGTTTTCTCGTGTTCATCTGTCCAGCCTATCCTGGTATTCAAGTACTCGCTACGGGATTCGAACCCGTACTGTAGGCGTTTTAAGTGCCTCGCCTCCTTCCCGTTGGGCTAAGCGAGCATGGCGCTCTCGACAAGAATCGAACTTGCTATCCGACCTTCGCAGGGTCAGCACTGAATCCATCAGCGAAAGCATGGTACCCCGCCTCGGACTCGAACCGGGAACAAAGCGTTCGAAGCGCCTTATGATATCCATTTCACCAACGGGGCATGATTGGAGCGCCGTGGCGGAATCGAACCCCCCTATAGTAGCTTTGCAGGCTACCGCCATCATCCAGAAAGCGAACGGCGCATGGTAGCGAATCGGGGAGTCGAACCCCGCCTAGATCCGTATGAAAGATCCGAGACAACCATGTCAATCGCCATGATTCAAGGGATGTTGACCCGTACGTTCGTACTGAATCGCGTGCTCAGGATGTACGCCTCGTGACACGCAGCCTTTCGTTGCGGCATCCCTTGAGTGCCCCCAACAGGACTCGAACCTGCACCTGACCGATTAAAAGTCGGTAATGCTTTCCATTACACCAAAGGGGCATGAAACTGTGCTCTACGTAGCCAGGATTCTGTTATTTCAGACCGCCATCCGTCTAACGCCGAAGCGTTGCCATGGTGGCACCCTCTCGGGTACCGGCTGCCACTACCCGATCGTCATAGCCCTGCACGTCCGGCTCTGATCTGTACGTGTTGCACCCGCCCTAGTCCAATCGGCTTGTTAGGCCTCCTACGTCATGCAGCGGTGTCCTGAACTTCCTCTACCACCTCAAAGAAATGGCAGCGGCGGTCTGTCGAGCACAGACTTTGTTTGGCGGAAAGCGGAGTACTTGAAACCCACCCTCTCGGGCCACCCGTTTTCGAGACGGAGCCGGTACGCCTGTCCGGTTCACTTTCCTAGAGGTTGATGAGAGGATTCGAACCCCGAGAGCTAGCACTCAGCCAAACCATCAACCGTCGCGGAGAGCGGAGCATTCGAAGCCCACACGTGAGTGCCATCTGTTTTCAAGGCAGCGCCGAGATCCCGTCTCGATTCACTCTCCATAGCCGCACCATTCCCCCACTCTAGGGGAAGGTGCGGAGGATTCGATCAAGTAGTCGTGCTACCTGACCAGCGGAAGGCAGAGTAGTCGAAACCCATGCGTTAGCACCAGCGACTTTCCAGGTCGTGCCGAGATCCCGTCTCGGGTTACCTTCCAAAGAACCAAGGGCCGGTGTCAGCCAGCCCGTAGCAGTTACCTCGCTACACCAAACCGCACTGCTATGGCGGTTCCTGGATCTGTCCAGGGCCTTCGGCTTAATGGGCCGACGTGCTGAACGCCCGGAATTGTGCTGACACACTCAGCCGGACGCCAGGTAACTCAGAGAGGCGCGAATCGGACTCGAACCGATGTTTTCCAGCTTATGAGGCTGACGAGATGCCGCTTCTCTATCGCGCATGGAGGAAGGCACCGCAATCGAAGCGGATACACATGGTACGTACGTCTTAGCAGGACGCCTCAGGCTCCCGACCTGATTTACCTTCCGAGTGGCGGGGAGCTACCCCGCCGATGCGTTTCGTCGGAACCACCCGACTCATAGGGACGTTACGCTCGCCCTGTTTCACCAGTGTAGCCGATGATAGCCGCTGCCAGGGTTGTAGTACCTGGCCATACTTTTCACTGGTTAGTGTGAAGTGGTCCCTCCGGGGGTCGAACCCGATCCTCCTGCTTTTCAGACAGGCGTGTCTTCCAGATACACCAAAGAACCATGCTCGTGCTTTCACTGATCGGCTTTACGATCACTCTCCATTAGGAGAGAGGGCGCACGCACCCCTAGGCCCAAAGGCCCGTTGTATTCGGGGCTACTGATTTCCGGAGAAACCCGTCACCTCCACCACACGCATGAATGCGTGGTCAGTCTGGTGGGGGTCGAACCCACGGTCTCCTGGATCCAAACCAGGCGGATTTCCGCTTTCCTACAGACTGTCGGTAACCCTCCCCCGTCATTCCTGGCCAACGGTCGGGGGGAGGGTGCGTGCGGTAAGGGAGAGTCGAACTCCCGCGACCTGTTTGGAAGACAGGGATGCTGCCGTAACATCTCTACCGCATGTGCTGATCTTTAAGAGGGTCCTTACTATGAGGCCTAACCACGTGGGTGTCCCTCAGGTTTCCAGATCAGCGTACCTGCGTACACCGAGAGGGATTTGAACCCCCGACCTTGATCTTGTAAGGATCCTGCTCTTACCCCTGAGCTACCGGTGCATGAAATGGCTCCGGGGCTAGGTGTCGAACCCAGAGGGACACCTGGTTCAAAGCCAGGGTGAGGCACCGGCCCCTCCCCGGAATAGGTAGACGGTTCCCGCTTGTAAGGTGGGGCACCGACAACTCACACTCGTCAGACTGGCAGGACTTGAACCTGCGACTTCCTGGATCCCGACCAGGCACTCTATCCAAACTGAGCTACAGCCTGTTGTAAGCGCTTACAGTGCTACGGTTTCGACATCGTTCCTTCCGGGGTTGCCCGGCGTGCTTCCACTACACTAAACACTGCATCCCGTCGCGACGGGCTGCGCTCGTGGAGACGAGGTGAATCGAACACCCATATTTGCCATGCCATAGCAACGTTCTTCCGTTGAACTACGTCCCCATTGTGCAACGCCGAGCAACCGCGAGGATTTGAACCTCGACCTGTCGACTATCTTCGACCGTGCTGCCGTTACACCACGGGTACTGCGACGTTACATTGGTGGGAATTGACGGGTCGCTACTACCGTACTCCCGGCCTTGGTGGCCGGTGTGCGCGAACTTTACACTACCTTCCCAGCACTGAGAGAAGGGTTCGAACCCTCGATGTCTGATTCAGAGTCAGAAGTGTTGCCGGTTACACCATCTCAGTATGTTGGCTCCGCTCATCCGCTGCTCTTCCTGAGCTACGCCGAGGGTAACCCCCCGACGACCGGGACTCTCAACCCGGTGACATACGGCTTATTGCAGAACCAGTAGTCTCGGAGGGGATTGAACCCTCGACCTCTTCCGTGTCATAGAAGCGCTCTTCCACTGAGCTACAAGACCATGGTGGAGAATGAGGTAGTCGAAACCTCTCCTACTGCTTGCAAGGCAGTCGTGCTTGCCATTAACACCAATTCCCCATGGGGCCACCACGACGAGAACACTCTTTGTGAACCGTCCGCAACCTTTACGGCCGTGTAATAACCGCAACCGAGGCTTGCAACTGGTGCTTTCGGCACCCGACCCTCGCTCGCACTCCGAACGGGAATCGAACCCGCAATCCTTTCGGACCAGTTTGAAAGACTGGCGACTTTACCAATTTGTCTACCGGAGCATGATTGCCCTATACTTCCTCCGGGCCGGAGCAGTCTAGATGGGAGGATTTGAACCTCCGACCTCCTGGATCCGAACCAGGCGCGCTATCCAAGCTGCGCTACATCTAGTTGTTCCCACGCTGCTGAGTCTCAACAGACAACGAGCCATCTTGGCCCGCCCAGGAATCTAACCTGGCCTCAACTACCCTTGATCATCGGGCAATAGCTCCGTGTACTTTGGAGCAGGTTCCCCTGCGTGGGCAGGGTAACGATTGGGGTGAATGACGAGAGTCGAACTCGCTAAACACAGGTTCACAGCCTGCGTCCGCACCGTTTGGATTCAATCACCATGCAAGACAGCAGCTACCACCTGCTGTCTCAGTGCGCTCCGGGGGATTCGAACCCCCAACATCTTGGCTCTCATCCAAGCACCTCTGCCAGTTGGGTCAGGAACGCATGTGGGTACTGACGAGAGGATTCGAACCTCCAACAACTTGAGTCTGAGTCAAGTACCTCTGCCAGTTGGGTCACGTCAGCATGGTGCTCTCGGAGGGATTTGAACCCTCACGTCCGTGGACACTGGTTTCTAAGACCAGCGCGTATGCCTGTTCCGCCACGAGAGCATGTTGGCGTCCCTGGAGGGAATCGAACCCCCGACACGGTGTTTAGGAAACACCTGCTCTTTCCCCTGAGCTACAGGAACATGGTGTGGATAGGGGGAATTGAACCCCCGTCCCCTGCTTGGCAAGCAGGGATCTTCGCCGCTGGACCATATCCACATGGTGCTACGTCTCTCTCAGGCGTCCCCGATTAATCCGTAGGTTCTCGGCAAGCCTAACCCTTTAGCCGTCTTCTATAGGGATCAAGAGGTGCTTGATCATCCACCCGCATTCCTAGCTCCGAAGAACGTCTTGCGGTCGGCGCTCTCGTCAGGATTCGAACCCGAGAAGGCTGGCTTAGAAGGCCTGCGTGGTTTCCGCACCCGAGAGCATGGGTGCCGGGGCACTTCCCCCCGGTAGGGCCGTTTTCAGGCCGTAGTTAGATGGCGATGACACCGGGGGACGATCCCGGACTTTAACCTTGACAGGGTTACGTGCAGAGCCGCTACACTATGCCACCAAGACGTTTAACTCTTTTCCGTACGGCGCTGTCTGAAACGCCATACTTTCTTCCCGAACCACACCAACCAAGTGCTTTAACATCACTAAGAATTTCTTCTACGGTGAGGGGCCAAGATCCCTTGGTAGTCGCTATCCGACTACACTTTCCACACCTGATTCCTCTGCACCGGATTTGTGTTTCGCAATTCAGGCAGGTCTTTCGGCAAGTCTCCCTCTCCAACGGGCCATCAAGCAGTAAGTCGTAATCACGACCGGAGTGCTCAAGACGATGACAGATAGCACATAGAAGTTCACACTTCGCTGCTTCCGCAAGGATAAGATCCCACCTACGTGGCGACGACAACATTTGAGAAATGCTGCTGTCCTTGTCGTAGAGGTGGTGGAAATCAAATCCAGCGGTGTGGCCGTGCCACCCGCATCTCTTGCATTTTCCACCATGGAGATCAACCAAACGCCGTCGTGTTCGCTTTCTCCACGAGATGACGGCATCTGATCTTTCGTTGGCTGTGACGATAGGCTTCGAACCCATACTAAAATGTTAACAGCATTTCGTGCTTCCTGTTACACTACGCCACAATTGGAGCCGACACAGGGAATTGAACCCTGATCACTTGCTTACCGAGCAAGTGCTCTTCCGTTGAGCTATACCGGCGTGCGGACCCCGCTACCCGCCCATTTGTATAGGGCCAGTGCGCTGATCCTAGTACTGATCAGGGGAATCGAACCCACTCGCGATCACGTTATCAGCGTGATTCCCTCTACCAGGGGGACCGATCAGCATGGTAGGTGTGACAGGATTCGAACCCGCCCAGACTGTTTAAGAGACAGCAATGCTTACCACTAACATCACACACCCAAGTACCTCGTTCCGCTAGGCGGCTTTACAAGTCCCGAGGTGCAGGACGCCATGTTGTTTATTTGTAGATGGCAGGGACCGTAGGAATCGAACCCACACTAAGGGGTTTGGAAGCCCTTGTACTACCTCTATACGAGATCCCCTCGAAGCGAACGCCATTCGTATCCCGGCTGCCCGAGACCGCAACAACCTGCGTCTCTCTGGGGACCACCCTTGAAAGGCGCTACTCGTTGCGGCGTTGGTTAGGTCTTTAAACGCCTGATGCCCTGGTACTCCGGACGGGACTCGAACCCGCGATCACCACCTTGAGAGGGTGGGGACTTAGCCGCTAATCGACCGGAGCATGTTGTAGGTCTCTCCCCACTTGTCACGCCTGGTTGAACGGCGGCGTCCCCTCCACTTTCTTTATCTCTTAGACCCTCACTTCGGCTGTTCAAGGCCTGCCTCGCAGGCACCGACTCACCCACTACTCAGGTGCGGAGGGAGTGCTTCTCAAGGGATTCGAACCCTCACTAACTTGCTTTTGAAACAAGCGCCTCTGCCAATTGGGCTAGAGAAGCAATACGTCGAAGTATCTGTTGTTTCTCCGACAGTCAGGCCGTGAAGCATGTATGGGCCACGCGAACGTGGCTCGTAAACCTCACTGAGCAGACCTGTAGATCATGCCTTCACCACACGTAAGATTCCCCTTGCGGGCTTATCCCCTTATGGGGTCCGGACCACACCTCTCGGTGCCGGGTAGTCAACCGGAGTTCATTCACCAACCTAGCACAGGCTTTGGGGCTTGTCAACCATTTTCGGAAGATTTCTCAGATTTCTTTGAAACTCCCTGGTAGTGGATCTGGGGAGAGTTGAACTCCCGTCTTCCTGTGTGTCTCGGTACCGTCTACGTGATCTGTCCGATGAGGCGGCATCGGCACCGTATTGCAGGGGCGCCATCCACTTTTACGGAGTGGCAACCGTATTGGTACCGGATTGGGTTAGCACGGCTCCGGTTAGCCATGGTGTCGCTTAGGCAGCGATCAACGAGAACTCTGCGACTAGCGCAGCGTACTCGGTGTCGAGACCAGCCATTTCGATCTCGATCACGGTTTCATCCGACAAGGTGTCGTTTGAGGTTTCCCGCTGAATGCCAGACTGCGGGCGCTGGATCACGCAAGTAGTCAAGACCGGCACCGAATCGATACCCGTCAGACCCTTGTGTTGTTGAACTCGATTGTCAATGTACGTGCTCAACACTACCTGATCGGACAGGCACCTGTCAAGCATTCTCCAGAATTTGAGTCACCTACCGTCGAGAGCGTAGCTAGCTGCTCGTACTGCTCTCGTGAGATCGCCGTGATTGGAGTCTGGGGTCGCGACACGGCCGGGAAGACCGTGACGCCCTTGAGGTTGGGAAGATGACGCCAGAGCACTTCGGACAGGTTGTTGACATCGACCCCCTCAGCCGGGATGTTAGCTGTGGCCGATATCGCTTGCCCGTCTTCCCCACCACAGAACGTCCCCTGCACGGCAGCTTGCACGTTGAGGAACTGATCAACTGTAATCTCGTCTGACTGTTCAATCAATTCTTCGAAATGACTGTCGAGAATGATGTCTTTGACGGGAAATGAAACGACCTTCGTGTTGGTAGCATAGACAGAGTCCTCGACCGGATAACCCTTCGACATCAACTCAAATAGGCCTGGATCGGTATCGCTATACTGGACCCGTCGAACGAAGTACTTAGCAATGACCGGCTGAATAGCCGAAGTAGTACCCCGTAGCTGAGCAATAGTTCCGTTCGGTGCTACGGCTGTGACCTTGATTGGCGCAGGTAGCCCCAAACTGTGAGCAATCTCGTTAGCGGCCTTTCGGCTTTCGTTCTTGAATTCCTGAAGGTTAGCCAGTAATTCTGGGCAGTGCGGCAAATCAGTGAGCTTGATGCCGCGAGCGGCGCACCATCCTTGCAGTCCCATGATGCCGACGCCGAGGCGGCGGTTACGATCCTCGATGGTGGCCTGGTCAGCGTCGTAAACAGGTGCGAGAGTTGCGCGATACAGGAACCGGGCCATAAGCCGGAACGCTTCACGCGCTCCCGCTGTATCCCTGCCAAAGGCGTCAAGATCAACGGACCCTAGATTGCAGGACTCCCCGGAACTGGATCCCAGTCCAGTTTCGGGGTCATAGTGCTCTTCCAGTGTTGCCTCACCGCACGGGTTAGTGGCCCCAACGTCACGAAGCTCTCCGATCTGAGCGAGAGCCTGATTGTAGATTCCAGGCTCGCCGTTCTTGAGCATCCCATGGGCGACGTGGCGAACTATTCGCTGAGGAACAGCGGAACCGTCAGCGTATTCCTTGAAGAATTCGTCATCCACTACCACCGAGATATTTGTGCTCCACGAGACAGATGGATTCACCTGTTTGTGTGCAATGAACTCAAAAATCTCTGGATCATTCCAGTTCAATTGACTCATACGAGCGGAGCGCCGAGTGCCACCGGCCACAATAGCGGCGGCGATGTAGTGATCGATCTTCATGGATTCTATTGCGCTTAAGTGCCGGGGCACTTCAGCGCAAAAGGCCTCATGTAGGACGCCAGCTATCGCTACGAGTGATGCGGCAAGCGGGGCAGGACCGGACGCTCGTCCACCGAACGACACGAGCGGAGCGCCGTGCGGACGGATGTCGGTCAGATCGAACGTAACGCTGTGTACGGCGCTTTCGAGGGCGAGACTGATAAGTGAGCACCAAGCGGCTACCCAGCCCTCCCGTGTGTCCTCAACTCGAATGATCTTGTCGCGTGCGTGATCCAACCATAGCTCACCGGCCGACTCTCGAACGGCGGTGTAGTCCTCGTGATCGGAAGCGCACGTGACATTCACCAGCGAGTAGCCATAAATCTTTCCACCTCGCTCCCGGTACTTAGCCGAATAATTCGAGCCGACTCCACCGCCCATGAATAGGTGTTGAGCCAGGAAACGGAAATGGTCCGTTGTATCAGCCGACCACCCAGCCCGATGGCAATTCTTGAGCGCAGCGCCCTCGATGCCAGTCATCCACAAGTGACGACCAGCAGGTATTGCCTTCATCTCGTAGATCAGTCGGAAGAGATCAACGGCCTCATCGGGGTCGGCGGGTAGCGGGGCATAGTTAAGGTTGCCCAGAACAACTCTGCGGACGGTTTCGGACCACACTTCTTGTGTGCCGTCAGCCTTGACTCGGCTATAGCTTCGTTCATAAACTTCACGTCCAATAGGACCCCAACCTGGTTCAGGAAACGACGAATGATCAATGTTGCCTTGTAGATATTCGTTGATTTGGGGGCGTGTGAGGGTAGGCATATTCTCCGTTGGGTAGATAGCAAACGGGAGGCCTACTGGCCTCCCGGAAGTCAGACCCCCACACTACCACCGAGGTCGGATCTTGTGCAACCTGTAAGGCTATGCCGCAGAGATTCCACGCATCAGTTTCTCGAACCGCCGAGACACTTTCACCTTGCGAATTAATTCCGGATGCTGCACCGGACCTAGCCCACGCTGCCGACCTCTACGTATCCCCTTAATGGATCCTCCTGTGCCAACAGGGGGAGGAGCGCAAGCGGCCGAATAGCAAGCAGCGACTACAGCGCTTGCCGTCCGGCCGTGCTTGCTCTGATAGGTCTTGAGTACTCCCTTGAGTGCTCGACGGCTATCAGCCTGCCGGTACGGCAAGCCCTTCAGCTTGCCCTTCTTCCTGAGGTGAACTCGACTGTTGGAGATGCGAGCCGACTTCTCTTTGTCGTAACCCTTGGCCCGGAGTAGGTCATAGAGATGCGGCCACTTCAGCGACGGGTCGCGCTTGCCGATCGAGTACGGCGAGCTACGACGACTCGCCTGCTCTTCCTTTGATCGGGGCATCGCCCTTCACTTTACTATCACGCTCGGCCTCTAACTGAGCGGCCTGACTGCGCCACTCTCCGGGTCCCTTGAAATGTGTCTTCGTCTTGTCGCTCATCCTCCACCCTCAGCCACGTGAGGTGGCCAGTATCCGTTGCCGTCCTTGAAGTTGTACGCCCCACCGATGGCACGTGTAGCGGCGCCGATGGTATGCACGTCTCCCAGTCTATCAACTACAAGGACCGGGTCAATGTCAATTCGTTTCAGATCGTCGTCGTGGAATACACCCAGATGATGACCCTCTCGCTCAAGGATAGACCTAAATCGTTCCTTGGCCCTGTCCATTGCAGCATCGAACTGAGCTTTGGTAGCGTTCTCGGGGATTGAAACGGTGTCCCCGTCCTTCTCTTTCACCGTGAGAGCGTACCGGTCAGCGCCTTGAGGCAACGCCTTGCCGGTGTGAGCATCGATCGTTGCGCCTCCCCACGGCTTTGTTGCTTCGGCGTAGCTGTCCGCCTTCACTCGGTCCCAGTGCTTGTCAAGTCCACTGATCGGAGAGGCGTTAGCTGACATAGCGTCCAACTTGGATTGCCCGACGCTCGCTAGCCTCTGGAACTCCGCATGGCTTACGGGCTTACTGTCTCCCCGTGCCTCATCGGCCGTGATGATCGGGTGGGACCTAGCACTTGGTATTCGCAAGGCACGGGAAGACACCTCTTGCTCGTTGCCGTCTCGGTCCCTCACCTTCACCATCGTGACGTTCGTGGCCCCTGACTTCTCGACCATTCGACTACTGACGATAGTTACCGACTGACCCTTATGCAGCACTTCCTTGCCCTTGTATTCGCGAACTTGCGTCTTGTTCATGCCCCCTCTTCCGCCGCCAGAAGTAGAGCCGCCCTTACCTACAGGCGGTGGCGCACAGGCCTTTTCAAGGCAAGCGAAGACAACGGTGCCGGGTCCGGCGCTGGCTATCTGAGCGGCCGACACCTTGATACCGAGGGCCGCTGCCCGCTTCATGATGTGAGAGCGGACCTTGGCGTACGGCTCAGTCGAGTGATGTCGGAGCTTGATTGCGGCCCGTAGCTCTCGACGGGACCGGATCGGGTACTTGCCGTTCGGCAGCGCCATTCCACCCTTAGCCGCAACGGCACGGGCTGACTTAGATAGATTCGAACGGGCCACAGCCCTAGCTTAGATCAGTCAGGTTGCTGATCGTACCAGCGGCGGGCAGCAGCTTCAGCGGCCTTGAAAGAACTGTAAGTGCGGTTACTTTCTTTCGGTCCCTTCTTGAATGTTACGACGTTCTTACCGCCCTGCTTACGGACAAGTACATTAGCGTTTCCCTTCCAAGGTGACTGAATCTGTTGCGCCCCGCGTCCAGTCTTAGCCCCACTTCCGGACTGCTTATCCCATCCACCAGAATCGGTCTTACCTGAGAATGTCTTTCCGTCTGGCCCAGTCTTTTTTGCGCCTTTAGCTGCCTTTCCAACGCTGCTACCGCCAACGCCTCCCGGTCGATTCTTGTCAGCCCTCTTGACGCTCGTGCTCGTGTTGCCCCTGTCAGCGGAGCCTTGGCGCTTCGTACCGAAACGAGCGCTCAGTGCCTTGGCGCCTGCTCGTGCAACGCTCTTCGTGGTAGAGCTATCGCCGCCGCCACTCTTGCGAATGACCGAACCGCCCTTGCGTCCACCCTTTGTGGATCCACCTCGGCCTACTGGCGGGGGAGCACACGCCCGTGAATAGCAGGCAAATACGATCGAACCTTCGGTGGTGCTCAAAGTCATACGGCCAAGTGTATATCAGCGAATGATGCCGGGTAGACGGGGCAGGTCGGCAGGATTGTGGAACTCTGCTAGGCCACCGCCCAACATAAGCTCGGTCACGGCCCAGACCAGGGCGTCGAGACGATCAGGACTCGGCCTACCGGGAATCCACTGTGTCATCTGGTCCTCAAGCTGAGGGAACATGCCGATGTGCTTGACCTTGTGTTGCTCGTACAGAGCAGCTACCGGCTCGGCCCGCAAGTATTTGCCTCCCCTTGTGGCGTAAACCCGCTTCACCGGGACCGTAGCATCGGCCGTGTTGAGCAGGTTGACTACTAGGTCGTATCCCTGATTGACTTCGGCCACCACCTTGTTCGCTCGAAAGCTCTTGAATTTCTGAATCACCTCCCGCGCCCACGTGTCTGGACTTGGCCTCGTAAGGGTGGCATCCTCGAAGATGTAGCACACATTGTCGGCGCTCCTGCCAGCGATTATGATACCGGTCTCGGAGTCGCGCTCGCCAAGAGCGGACATACTCGGATCGACCGCCACAACGATCGCCACCATGTGAGTAAATCGAGGGGCCTCCTTCTCTGTCAACCGATTCTCTTCGATGATAGAGCGCTTCCAGAGAGCCGCAGGATCATCTAGAATCAACTCGGCGTACAACTCTTGACGCCCCAGTGTCGTACCCTCGTACCGGTTGCGGAGAGCAGCAAGCTGAGAATCCGGCAGGTTGGCCTCGTTGTCGAACGTGGATCCGGTCGTGATTCTCACCTTGTCCGGCTCGGTACGGGCGCGGTTTACCAGGTCAACGACAAGAGCGCTCGGCTTCGGTGTTGTCGTGATGACGATTCGAGGGTGCTGGCCAAGACGCAGACCCATGAGGGCCATGTCAAACGTAGCCATCTCATATTGCCAGGCGGCAAGCTCGTCCATCCAGAGATAGTTACTCTGGAATCCTCGCAACTTCTCTGGATCCGATCCAGAGAATCCGAACGCTCGTGAACCGTTCTTAAGAGTCAATTGGCCCAGCGAACGGTTGTACTTTCCAGGAGCTTCTGTGTATAGCTCCGAAGGAAGTACGCTAAGCAGGCCAGACTCACCTTCCATGCAGATGTCTCGAACGGCAGCGATGGTCTGGCCAATGATACCCACCCGCATGTTCGGGGTGTTCATCATGATTTCTTTGATGTGCTCAGCACCGGTACGGGTCTTGCCCCAGCCTCTACCGGCGAGCGTCATCCAGATGTCCCAGTCCTGGTCCTCTGGGGCCAACTGATTTGGCCTCGCCCAGAACTTCCAGTTGTACTTAAGCTCGTTGAGGAAGGCCTGCTGGGTACTTAATGACCACGTGCTGAAAGCCGCTGGTAACTCAAATTCGGGGAGATCCATCTCCCCATTAGTCTATATCAGACTGAGTTATTCGTCGTCTGCGGACTCTTCGTCTTCAGCGATGTCTTCATCCTCGTGGAGCGGCGACAGTCCTGTGTAGACCAGGAACCCGTCCTTGTCGTAAGTCAGTTCATCAGCCATACCTAGATCTTACTCCCTTCTCGACCAGAATGCAAGTCAGATGTTTCCATATTCACGCTGCATCTGGACCCAGACGAGCGCCTGGAACTCGTGCAGTTTCATGCCGTCGAAGCGCTTGTCTTTGCTCTGAAGCGTCTTGAGAGCGTTCTGAGCGGACCTGGTGGCAACGGCGAACAGGTTGGACGATCCCGTGCCGGACGAGCCAAATATTGAGTTGGGCGTTCCATTGCCCTGCCGCTCCCACGAGCGCACAGTCTGCGGGACTCGCTCGATTCCAGCGATGGTCGGCAAGTTAACGACTCCGGTTCCAAGCATGGCACGGGCCATCCAGAAGTCGTTCGTGGATGAGTAGTTGACATCAGGCTTTGCGAGGTTGTTCGTGAACGAGCGCTGCTTGAGGCTGCTGATTGCCTGGTTCGGTGTGATCTCTCCACGAGCTACCGAGAATGCCTTGTACAGGCCGTCAGTGCCGTACTGGCCTCCAATCTTGTATCCAGCGCCCATGACACGGGACAGCACGCCAGAGGACAACTGGCTCATCTTGTAATCACCAGCCTCAATCGTGCGAGGACCGTACTTGCCGCCACCAGATGGCTTGTCGATACTGAACTGGCCGTAGGACGCTGCCTGCTCAGGCGTGATTGTGATGGTGATGTCGTCCTTCAGCATCTTGAGGATGTTCGACGTGACTTCCTTGTTGCTGCTTTTTACTCCATCCCACTGCTTGTTGGTAGAGCACGACGCTGCGACGGCCATGACCTGTTCCACCGTGATGCCATGCTCCTTCGCCAGCGGGCCTCCCCACGTCTCGTGCTCGTGCGTGTACCATTTCGAGTCACGTAGAGCTTGCGCCGGATCGGTGTCCATGCTCTTGCCCGCATAGTGCGCCAGGTTGGCGGTCCACTCAGCCTCGGACGTACCCAGTTCATTCAACTTCTTCGCTGCTGCGGCGTTCTGCTTGTCATTCAGCTTGACGGTGCCATCTTCACCAAGCCACGGCTCCGTGAGAAGGCCACCCGTGCCAGTGCTGCCCTCGCCGCCCCGACCACTTACTCGATCGATGTCTGCCTGGTTCTCAGCCTTGCCAACGAAGTTTCCGGACGGTGTGTAGTGTGTTCCTTCGCCTGATGCCGCCGTTCCACCCCTCTTCCGCGATCCGCCCGTACCGCCGCTGGTTGGGGGCCTACACGATGCGTCGTGGCAGGCGAAATCCTCGACCCCGTGCTCGCAAATGCTCAGGAACAGGATCTCTAGTGGAATGATGGGCGTAGCGTTGCCTACCGACGAAACAAGTGCTCTCACACGGTTCAGCTTATCAGACCGTCTATTTGGGTATAGAGGTCTTCCAGCGTCCCATCATTGGGAACAATCAGGTCGGTAGCGAAGTCGATATTGTCCGAGGCGTGGCTGTTCACGGGGCCTACACCGGAGCGGTACACCCACCATACTTCGCCTCCGTGTGACCGAACGTACTCGGCTTCATTCTCGAAACGAACGTCGGTGATGACTACCGGTCCCTCGATCGCTTGAATCTTACGGTCAGCGATATCCACCCAGACGTTCTCTCCGAAGAGCATCCGACCGACTTCGGTGCCCATCACCTGAAGTAAGCGACGAGCTTCCTCGTGATTCACCTTGACGTGCTCCCACCCCAGAGAGTCCACAAGGGTCTGCGTACGTACGCCAGGGTACTCCTGCGGCGCACCTAGCAGAGGGTTCAACACATAAACAGCATCTCGCACAGCGTCAGCAAATGAGACTCGCGTGAAACCGTGTTGCTCTACAAGGTATCGCCCAGCGGTATCCTTTCCGCTTCGGGCATAGCCCGTCAGTCCGATGACTCGTATTCCCTTTCCTTCAGTATCTTGATCCAGCACGTTGGTCCGTAACCTCGCTCTAGTGAGTCTTCGTCCCCCAGTTGATGCCCACACATTTGGCAGGCACCGGAGTCCCTTATCTTCCGCTCTACAACGAGCAATTCCGCTTCGTAGATATCTCCACGATCAGGAAATTCAATCAATAGTCTCTTCAGCTTCGTCCTCTTTCGCACTAAGGCGATGACGCTCTTGGAGATTGGCCCTGTGTCGGTCATCAGACCAACTCTACCCCGCATCCGACGCATTTGGCCGGGCCTTCGACCGGCATCCACATGACCTCAAGCAGGCGAGCGCACTTAAGGCACGACACTACCGGGAACGTCTCGGTGTAGTCCTTGTTGGGCATGAAAGCGACACCGGCCTCTCGTGGGCCGGTGCTGTCACTCGTCTCGGAGCGTTGTCGCCAGGACACGGCTTTCCTCAGGCTTGACCTGTTGTAGGGCGAGCTTACCCACGTTCTTACCGTCGAGGGCAGCAAACGCCAGACTCGTCACGGGACGTCGTGAGTGAGCCAAGATGTACTCGGCCTGAGCCTTGCGATGTGGGTAGCTCCAGACGTGCCCAGCCAATTCCACGGCCTCTAACTCAAGCTCTTCAGCCTGGTCACCGATTTCCCTGGCGCACGACTTTATTGCGTCGTGCAGTTCGTCCGGCGCTATTTCTAGAAGAGCGTTCCACTGCTCCCACGTATCGTCCTGGAGCACTTCCCAGACCTTGCGGTTGGTCAAACCAGTGTAGATCCCATGAAGCTGCACGTAGTGAGCGAACTTCAGCTTGACTCGATCCCAGGGACCTTCGTCAGTCGGCCACACGATAACAAATCCCTCGCGACCCTCGCCGTTCTCGGGATTCTTGACGGTCTCGATCATCCGACCCAGATCAAACGAGCGACGGGTCACAACGTCACCGTGCCAGCCGGTGTAATCAGCCACCTCTTCGGACGTGCCAACGTCAGCACCCGTCTCATTGTCGATCGCACCTAACAGGTACAGGCCCTCGTAGCCCTGATAGTCGAGCACGATCCTGTTGTCGGGGTGAATCAATTCGAAGATGACAGTCACACCTATCGGCGGAATAAATCCACTCAGAAGGTAGTGAGCGGTCTCACTGTGCCAGGTGTCGAACGAACCCTTGGTGCTGACGATGGCCTCGTTGGTGTCGGGATCGCGCCCGACAATGATCAGAGAGCCGTCCATCTTGTCGTAGGCGAAAAATCGATCCTGACGCACGACGGCCTCAGGCTCACCCACGTTGAAGAACTTCCGGAACGGCCGAGAAATCAGAGCACCGTCAGAGTCGCGGGTCACGAGACCACGGCAGGCCATGGTCACCTCGTCCCAGAGGCGATCGTAGACAGTTGCCTGCGTGTAGCACCAAACGGAGTAGCCATCTCGGCTACTCCGCTTGATCTTGCCTTGTGCGGCGTATTCAGTTAGTTCTGCCGTGTCGAACACGGAACCTCCTAGGCGGTCGTCTTACGTCGTCCTAGTCGCAACATTACTCCACCGAGAGCAATTAGTGCAAGGACTGTTGCGATTTTCTTCCCGGTGTCGCTGCCGCCCGTTTCCGGAAGCGGAGTGTCAACCGGGTTGACCGTGGTGGTCGTGACTTCACAGTTGGGGTCAATCGTTGCGAACGTGTGGGTCCACACCGTCACGGCCTCCGGGGCCAAGACGAATCCGGCGCTGGCCGTGGCCGTCACCGTAACTGTTCCACCAGGAGCAATATCTCCCGTTACGTCGTAGACGACTCCAACAGTGTCAGCCACAAAGACACCAGCCTTGACGTCACCACACACCGGATCCACAAAGGTCGGTGCGCTCGTGCCAACCTGAGGGACCGGAACTACGGTAGTAGTGGCGGGCTGAGTGGTCGTTGTGACCTGAGGATCCGTCGTGGTCGTAACAGGTGGCTGAGTGGTCGTTGTGGCTACTTCGGGAATCGTGGTCGTCGTATCAGGCACGGTCGTTGTCGTCGTATCTTCCGGCAACGTCGTGGTGGTCGTAGTGGTCGTAGTGGTCTGAGGGGTCGTTCCCTTGCACACGATCCAGTGGCTCACGCCGAACGTAGTCCCCGACTGCGGGTTCAGTGGCGGGAAGTAAGCCACCCCGGCTGATGGGTGGACGATCACGTTGTCTCCACCACCGTTCTGATCGGACCCGCCCTTGATTACCAGCAATTCCCAGTGGTCACCAGGCCATGATGGGTCGAACGGGTTGAGGGTCACGGAAGTGCCGTTCGAAGACCCATGGGCCACCGATCCGACACTGAAGTCGTGCTTGAAGCACTGAGCCGGATGAGGGCCGTAGTTCTCCCAGTACGAGGCGCCGTTTGATCCGCTATCAGCGAACGACGTGTTGTTGAGGCCCAGTCCCAGAAGGACGAGCATGACGATGAATCCCGCTACTTTACGCATATCTGGAATCCTACCTGACTTTCGAATGTTTGACAACTCAAGAAATCGTCAAGCCGTAGCGAGTGGCCAGGTCGTAGATGACATCGTTCGGCACCTTACGGTCGCCAGCTTCCCAACGAGCCGTGTTCCTCTCGATGCAAAGCTCGACTGGCACGTGCCGGAAATCAACTGACGTAGCGGAAGTACCACAGTCCAGCGCCAAGTCCGTAAGCTCGCGCTGCCCCTTGGCCGTCAGGTTCAAGTCAGATACGATCACGGCGTGACCGTTTTTGAGGAATCCTCGGATCGCTGCACGGCTGATCGAGTGGACTGTTGGCTCATCACCACGTTCAAACGAGCAACCGAACGTTGCCCGGATGTCATCCTTGTTCACAATCCGTACGTTGTCAGGGTCAGCGGCGCGCTGGGCCTCGGCCCACGTGCTCTTGCCGGACCCCGGTAGGCCAATGGTGTAGATCAGTTGTCCCGTCATGGAATCTCTGTGCCTTCCTGTTCGTAAGCGAACTCATTGAGAGAGTACCACCGTCTCTTCACTGTGTCAAGGACGGCGCCAGCTTGAACGGTCGGGTTGCCGGACGCCATATCAAGTAGCTGCACCTTCATGCCCTGGTACTTGTAGAACGTCCGACAGTGCCAATGCCCGTGGAACGTGATCGATGGCCGGGTGTTGAGCATGGCCTGAGCGATAACGGCCTGAGACTGAGCGGCTTCGCCCGCCTCTACGCCGAAGTCAATTGAGCGCTTTCCCAAAATCTCGGTCGCTACGTTCACAGGGCCATCGTGCGTCAGGAGCACGTCGAGCGGATCGTCGCCCAGAGCTTCAGCATCCTGCCACGTAGGCACCTCCTGGTAGAACCAGGACCAGCCCTCTTTCCTCATCGAACGGTCGATCGAGAATGCTCCACCGATCGAGCCAAACTTGAGATTGTCCCACGTCCAACGGTGAACGCGAGGCGTTGCCCGCATCCAGCCGTGCACAGCGAACCCTTCATCGTCCATAGGACCTTGAAACAATTCCTCGTAGCTCAGCCAGTCCTCGTGATTTCCGGGCAGCCAGTAGCAGGGAATACCGGTCTCAGAACCGAGCCGGTTGACAGTGAAGAGATAGTCAGACTCACCCCCAGGACCTGCCTTACGAGGCCAGTAACCGAAATCACCGACCTGGAAGATTCGATCGAGGCCAAGCTCTGTGGCAGCGTGGTACGCCTCTACCATGGCAGGCTCGTGAGCGTGCGTGTCCCCTAGGATCAGGATCCTCATGCGTCTGCGTCTACCGTATCAAGATTCAGGAATTGGTCCCACTCGGGGCGCCCGCGAGAACTGAGCATGTATGAACGGGTAGGCACGAACGGGATGAAGCGCAGTTTCATTCCGGCCTCTTCGGGCGTGCGGTCGGCCTTGTAGTGGTTACAAGGGCTACAAGCGGCCACGACATTTGCCCATTCATGCTTACCGCCGTGAGCTTTAGGGGTCACGTGATCGATTGTGTCGGCGTGACCGCCGCAGAATGCACACTCGTAGTTGTCGCGAGCGAACAGGGCCTTGCGGGACAGCGGCACCCTGTCGCCTCTCCGGGGCCTGACCTTGCGGAGCAGGCGAATCACTGACGGCTCAGCTACTTCAGTGTGGAGAGAGTGCAGCACCCTACCAGTGCCGAGCACAACAGCGGCACGGCCGAGCACGACGAGCGTGACAGCACGTTCCACGTCAACAAGCCCAAGAGGCTCGTCAGTGTCGTTGAGCACGAGTACCAGATCCACAACATGAGCCTATCTCTTGTCCCAGCGATGTTGTTGAGCGCCGTAACCACCGTCGCCCCGAAGCTGATCGCCGTCGAAGAGGCACGAGTCCGGGCGGTGACGGTGGAGCCTGAGCAGGCCCTCGCAGTCCTCGCAGTAGCAGTCAGCGGCGCTGTCTGCGTGCGGGTTGTGGTTTGGGTTCACGATGCCTCCAATCACGAATAAAACCAAGAATCGATTGCTGCTCCGGTACGAGTAAATTCATCGTACACTGTGCCGGTTGGGGTACATCAGGCATTGGCTTCCTCAACGGCCATCTCGTACAGAACGTTGAGAACGCCTTGTGGCGCTCCTGCCTCATGCAAGGTCTCCAGGACGACAGTAGGCGATTCTGACCTCTGCTCCATGAAATACTCAAGCACCCAGCGAACGTCAGCGCCGCTCATGCGAATAACTCTCCGTCCATGTAGAAATTCTCCGGGCTGACCTCGTCAATGACCGAGGCTACGAAACGCTGGTACGTGCCCGTGCTGTTCACGAGACCACTCGTGACAAGCTCCCGAGCGAACCAGACTGCGTCGTCCTCGCTCAGTAAGCCCTCTTCGAATAGTGACACTGCCGTCATCAAGTTCACAGCGGTTCCCCTTGCTAGTTGGTTGGTGTCTTCAGCCTACTCGCCTTGAGGGCCGCTGTCAAGGCTCTCTGCCTGCGTCTTTCCTCAACGCGCTTGATCCAGTCCGGATCCGAGACGGCCGGGTCGTCAATCAGGACTCGCTTCTCGTCAGTCATAGTCATCGGGGCCGAAGACCTCTGCTTTCTGTTCGTGACCGATCAAGATGACTTCTCGCTCGTCCAGTGAACCCATGCCCGTGATTGTAGCAAGAGAATAGATGTTTTCGTGCGGCACGTGTTGAATTCTCATCGTCCAACCGTCGTCTCCAGCGAAGTCAGAGGCCGTAGCACTGTCTGTAGACCATGAGCTAAGCGGGCTTGGCTTCACCCACGCTGTAGTTCCAAGATCCGTAAATGAGGCATCATCGGCCACACCCCGATGAATCGTCAAGGTCTTATCTGGAAACAGACGGTTCAACTCTCGCTGAGTGGTGGCGTAGGTAGCGTCCGTTACGGCCTTCATATTGGCCTCTCCGATATCTGCCAGAGCAGCGTCGGCCTTAGCGAGTCTGTCACCCTGCATGTAATCCCCCAGTACTTCACGCCCCTCACTTACATCGTGGGTCTTTGCCACGGTGAGGTGAGCAGCTACAGAAATTGTGTCCGAAGCCGAAACCTGCCACGATCGATTGATGGCACCGATAAGGCCTGTCGTGGCGTCCACTCCTGTTATCTCATAGATAGCGTCATGGAGCTTTACTACGTCCTCATGTTTGTGGATCAGCGTGTTTCTCATCACGTTGTCGTCATAATCCGCTATCAAATTGCGAACCTTATCGACTTGGGCATAAGTCAACCCAACCTTCTCGGGCCAGCTTGTAGCTTCATACAGATGGGCAACTTGGAATGCTAAACCAATGGGGATCGACCCACCATTGTTAAAGCCTGAATCTCGTATGTAGTCCTCTAAGTGCCCTGGTAAATCAGATCCACCGCCTCTGAAGTTACGTGTGAGAAGATCATCCGTAGTTCTCTTTCGTAGCTCAGGGTCCATATCGTCCGCTATATGGCGAGGACCATGGAACTTGTAGCCCTCAGCGTTGGTCATCATCTCACCGTTGTAGCCGCTGATTTGGACATGCCCGACCCCCGGCTGTATTCCGCTAGGTGGTCCTGGTATGTCAGCGGGTCTCTGTCGGGCGCCAAGAGTCCACTTACCTTCCTTGTCACGAGCCTGTGTCGGGCTGTAGAACTCTTCGATCTCGACAGCACCAGCGGCTACCGAATCGCCTCGATCGTTCAAGTACTTAATGCCGGACCACGAAGGATCCCCTCTCTCAGGGTTGCCTTGGTTCCAGTTCACCAGAACCTCCTTACCAGGCCACGTCTCGTACTGGAACTCATGTGGTCCCTCGGCAGTGCGGGTGTATCCGGTAGCGTTCCATCGGAAACGATCCTCACCCAGCGAGGCTATGTGGATTGGTTGAACAGGTTCACCACGATTTGAGGCGTTGATGAGGTCCTGAGCAGCCTTCTTCATCTGCTGAGCGTCTTCTACGCTCCACCTGTCCTTTGTGCCTTCGTCGGCCACTTTCTTCACCCAAAGCAGGCGATCCTCGACCCATTGCTTACGAATGGCCTCGTGCTTCGGTTCAAACTGGTAGCCCTGGCGCGCCCATGCAAACGCACCGACTTCCATAGCTGCCAAAACTTCAATCTTTTCAACACCTATCTTGGAGTACTGATCTACTGATTGAGACGTGAACGATTGGGCCAGGCCTACACCGTGCCATGCGGGATCAATTACGAGAGTATCGTGATGGGCCGTAAGAGATCCATCCCGTTCCACCTCGATATGACGTTCAAAGTGCCCGATGTGCTCACCGTTCTTATCAACGATCTTTCCTTCCATGAATAGCTCGACCACGTTGTTGTTTGGGTTCGCCAAGATCCCATCCTCAAACGAATCGCTTTTGATGTGGGACGAGCACTCGTGAGGTAGTTCATGGTTGAACAGGGACTCAGCAAACGCTATCCGTTCGGCCGTAGTCCCTCGTCGTAGGATCGTACTCACGTCACCACCGGCCTTACTACTGCCTCCGGTCCCCACGGGCGGGGGAGCGCACGAGGCGTCATGGCAGGCTAGTTCTTCGGCGCTTGCCCGTATATCCCGCTCATCGGGCCTACCACCTAGGCCAGACGTGACCTTACGCGCGATCTTTCCATTTACCTTGACAGTGTGCCACGTATTGCCATTGTCCACGCTGTAATCAATGGCGTCTATGACTAGCTTGTCAGTGTTTGGAACCCGGTGCTCCCAAGTATCCCCTGAGGACTCGTGACGGAATTCAGCCGGGAGACGGGCGGTGATTGCTAGCTGCATTCCGATATAGGCCTCATCGTAGTCCCTGATCTCATCAGCCAAGTTGTCGATCGGATCGTCATCGATGCCACTAGCCCACGTCTTAGCATCGTCTAGAGTGCCACCCTCACTCGATGTCCACCAGTTCGCCCCAACGTCTTCGTCTGACAGGATCTTGTCCATGTCGGCTACAGTGGCGTTGCCCGAGTATACGCGGGTGGCCTCAGTGAGGTTGGACGTGGTGAAATACACGTGAATGCCTCGGTACCCGGCCTGAGTCTTAAGCGATCCTCCGGTACCTCCTGAAGTAGGAGGACGGCAGCTAGCATCGTGGCAGGCTAGCTCCAGAATCTCGTCAACCTGAAGGGCTGTCAGACCCTCTACAATACCCCCTAACCACTCACGGGCAGCTTGACGGCGGGCAGCGGCCAAGAGGCCCTCAGGACGGCCCTGAGAGCCTCTGTGGCGTTCGTACGCACCTCGTAGCTCATCCTGCGTCATCGGCCTCGGTCCACGCTCTCACGGCAGCATGTACTGGATCCCAGAACCCTTCCGGATCCGGGCCAGGAAGCTCGTTGTCGGCCACTACTTCAGGGGTGGATGTCATGCCCCTTCATTCTAGTGGCCACCTGGTGAACAAGGGAGACTACTTCATCTCGATGAAGTAGTCTGCCTCCGTGAGCGTCCATGCCTACATTGATCATGGTGCCCCGGACCTGCCAGAGACCGTGGACGTGGCCGTGAATGAGGATCTGGCCGTGGTTCAGGGGACGCCACTCGGTGTAGCGCTCTTCCTCGGAATGATCACCCTCATACGGGAAGTGGCTGAGCACGACAGGTACGCCGCCCATGTCAGTGTGACCGATCATCTCGATCGAAGCGAACCCGGCGTCCAGGTAGCGCCGGATCCAGTACTCCTGCTTGTCGAGACGGCCCCGACAAGGGTGCGGGCGATCGTGATTGCCCATGATGAGGTGGATGACGCCGTTCAGGCGTTCGACGTACTCAAGGCCTCGGTCGATCTGGCCCATGGCAAAGTCACCTATGTGCCACACGGTGTCGTTCAGGCCCACCTGGCTGTTCCACTGCTCGACCATGCCCTCGTTCATGCCGGAAATGTCCTTCTCATCCGCCATGTTGAACTCGGTCAGTCGATTGGGCTGATAGACCGGGATGGCCAC